GCTATAACGTGTTCTGAGGTATTGCATATTGTTTGCGCTTTCTATGGTAACACCAGTCGCTCCAACAATGCGAACCTGACCCGTTCCTTTTTGCATGATGGTCACTTGATGACCTGGAGGAAAATTGGTCAAAGACAAGGGAACAGTGACAATTACCGCACTGGCAGATTCTGTTAAGATGACAATACCCGCATCCGTTGTGTTGGATGTTGTTGCAGTACCTCCAGCTGTTGCAGAACCCACAGGCGCATCTGCTTTGAGAGTCCAGGCAGTAGTCGTTGATCCTAAGTCTCTGAATCCAGCTACCCCCGTTGAACTGTTGGCTCCATTTGATCCTGCAGGTCCTGTTGCTCCAGGGGCCCCATTGGCTCCAGGAAGACCAGGAGCACCGTCTGCACCTTTTAGCAAAAGTCCTGTTGCAGGCCATCCAGAAGATGTCTTAGGACCTATTAATGTATAAGTCGTAGTGTTTAAGTAGTAGTCTCCAATAATACCAGTAGTTGACAAAGGTGTGCTGGAACCACTGTAAATTTTTGAACCATCCTGGCCAGGTAATCCTTGCGCACCGGGTGCTCCGTTTTGTCCAGCAGGACCCGTAGCACCGGTAGCACCAGTGGCTCCAGGCGCTCCATTTTGTCCGACAGGGCCTACAAGGCTAATACCTGCTACAGGCCAACCAGATAACTGCTTAGGTCCAATCAGTGTGTTGGTTGTAGTATTGATGTAGTAGTCCCCTACATTTCCTAAAGCTGCCAACGGATTGGTGCTTCCTGACAAGATCAGGTTTCCAGCTGGACCGGCAGGTCCTGTTAAGCCGTTGCTTCCGGGAGGGCCTGAGATCTGCCCCAGGTTCACCCACCCGTTAATATCAGCTGAGGAGCTGGTAGGATCATATACATAAATGGTTCCGTTCACCCCAGATGCAATGTCTGTCAACATTACGACAGTTAAAGGATCAGGTGCGGGAAAATCGGCAAGCAAAGTTGTATAAGTAGACGTGTACCCCTCTACTGTAACGGACTGACCGGGAACACCTGGAGGTCCTTGTGCACCTACAGCGCTGATCTCAATGATTTGTCCTGGCGTATCTACAACTACAGGATCTGTTCCGCCGTTAATGGTAACACTACCATCCAATGCCGGCTGCAGTGTAAAATTGTTGGCCCCACCAATGTTTCCATTGTTAGACAGTCCTTGCAGCACTTCGGTCATGTTATCCCCTGTGGCTGCTACGCCAGGAATGTCTGGCCCATCATAGCGCACGCAAGATGTGTTCATGACTTCAGGGCAAGGCTCGCCATTATTACAAATGGGAGGCGCGGGAGGCGCCACAGGAGGAGTAGTAGGCTCCTGTGGACATCCGCAATTTGAAAGTTCTTCAGGGTACATATCTTAGATAATATTTTTCATTAGGGTTGAGCACATAAGTTAAACGGAACGCCTGCGCAAAGTTGTACAGATTGACCAGTAATCGACTGGATACATCCCAATGTTCTTGTTTGTGTAGCGCAGGTATTAGTACTAGCACAGTACAAAGTGGTTGATTCTGTGTAATCAAGCTCTACCGTAGACTGACCTCCAGCAATAGTCAATACCTCAGTATAGTATGACTGTACACCGCACGCATCAGACAACTCAAAGTAAAGTGTCACTACAATGTTTGCACCCGTGTTGTTTATTGGAGTTCCTGTTACGGAGTTCTGAAGGGTAACAGTGATGGTCTTATTTGTTTCAGGGTAACTATTTGTAATACCACCCGCTGTACAATCAACGTTTGTAGCAGGACGAATAATCTCTTCTATATTGATACACATTGGGATTACACTAGACTTAATTACTGCAATGGTTGTAGCAGCAGAAGATCCGCAGTTATAGACGGCTGTCACCTTTACTGCGTAATTCTTATTCTCTATATATCCACCGTTGGAAATAGTTATAGGAAGCGTCGCAGGGTGCGCATAGGTCTGTGTATACAATGGTACGCCACTAGGCTGGTTAGCGCTGGCATTAAATACTTGCACTAGATACTCAACAGGCGCTTCTCCTGTACCATAAGCAGGAGTGGTCCAGCTCACCTGAAAGTTGTTGGATGTCACACCGCTTACTGCAAGGCTTGTCACAGGTACAGGTACACAGGAAATAACCTCCTGGCAACAGTCTATGATCTTCGCTCTCATATCGCATATGGTGATCCACATGTTGGTCAGTGTCTGGGCAAGTGTAGTAGGATTTGCAGTCCATCCTGGTAAATCTGCCATCAGTGTGCCAGGTGTCATTAGAGAGTCTGCTGTTTCAATAGTAGCACAACCTGCGTAATCTGTCACAGCTGTGATCTGGGCAATAGAGCCCAACACCGCACTCAGGTCGCAAAACGTCTCCTCAAAGTTGGCAAATGCCATTTGTATAGGGAGCACTAGACCTGGTGTAGGTCCACTTGCACATTGTGTAGTAACATTGATAAGCGGTGATCCTGTTGCGGGCGTCTGGTTTTCCAGAATAGTTACCCGCAAATCCAAGGCGTCAAGTTGAGCCTGGTGATCATCTGTAATGCTGTACAAGTCACATACTGCAGTAGCAATCAGGTCAATATAATCATCCTGTGTCACCTGTGTAATAGTATTACCATCTCCATCTACATACTGTAAACAGGCAGGTAAAGTATAAAGTGTCTCAGGACTAGGTACTATAGGGTCATCTGTAAGTGCTTCACAAAGCTTGTTGACAATAAGCTGTATCAAAGCTTCTTGTGTTGTTGGAGAAGTATCTCCAATATTCAACAAACAGGTTACGTCTATGCCGGCTACATCAAACAAGTTGTCGTTAATCTCGCACACTTTAAGAGCGAGCTCATATACGACTTTTGTAATGGTATCTCCGCTACAAAGTGTCAAGCAAGGAATATCAGGTCCCTGCCAAATGACACAGTTGCTGGACAACGGAGTACAGTTAAAATTTGGATCTGGCTGTGTATTTGAATTTACAGGGTTCATAGACTATTTATTCTTTCTGTTACACTAGCATGCGAGCAGCTTGTTGTTTCCACCGTACACCCGCATGCTTTACGTTCTTCACCTCGCACATAAAGATTTCTCAGATCATCAGCAAGGTCAGCATCTACTTTTGCACGACATACTTTAAGCCCATAACGTTTGCGCTGCATGTCTTGAAACAATGCGTCTGCAAAAAGTTGGTTGATATGTGTTAGCGGATCAGTCACGGTTACACTAGGTCTTCAGGTTTTATATTGTTGTTAGGTAAAAAGTTTGACAGTTTCAGCTGTGCTTCATAAGCTTTTACACAGTTTGAACACACAGAACGCCCGTCTGATGCAGTACGAACCTGGCATGTACAGCCCAGGTTGGTGTTACAATTATTACACTTTGCCATATACTTGTTGGTTGGTTAGCAATTACAGGTAGAGCAACATCCGCTCTGGTACTTCTTTAGCAACTTCTGAGCATAAGCAAGCATGTTCACCGCGTCTTTTGGCGAATGACAGTATTCAGCTTTAGCTTTAGCTGCTTCTAAAAACATCTTAATGTAACGCAGATCATGCATTTTATCATGCTGCTCAGGAGTTGGTTCACATTCAGCAAGCTGAACTTTACATACCTCCTTGTAGTAGGTGTTTAAGGTGCTTGTGATTCTCAAGTGATAATACTCAACGTATACCAAATCATTTGGAGAAACACTGTATTTGATTTTGTAAAGCCCATCAGGAAGATCAACAATGCTGGGATGATTGACAGGAATTAATCCTAAGTCAGACGCACTAAGATTCAGTGTAAAATTAGGAGTTAATCCCTCTGAAATATATACAGGCACACTGTACCCAGGGACGTATATGTCCAGGCGCTGACAATCTACGTTCAACGTGTCAACGTAAACAGAAGCGTCTACAATGCGCAGGACGTTTTCACATGCTGTGTCAGGTACGTCAAGTGCCAGGTGGTGTTTCAGTGCCATAGGGTCAGGATAGACAGATTAATCTCTACAATAAGAATTTACAAAAAAAGCGCTACAAAAACAAAAAAGGAGACCAAGTTTCCTCGATCTCCTTTTCATAGGGTAGGGTTAAGTCAGTTTACAGAGATGTGTTCAAGGTCACTTCACTTCCACCAGCGCTCAGCCAGTTAGTCATGAATGTTTCAAAGCTGTTGGCTCCCGTTGAACGACTATTTACTACAATCTTCACCAAGTACTGGTCTGCATCCAATGTTCCTGATGGGTTACTCTTGCGAGGAACGCTATGCAAGATGTAGTACGCACCGTAGCGAGAACCACGAGAAATACCTGCTGAGAACACAGTATCATCCAACACCTCACGCAAACGTGGGTCGTTACTCCATGGCTCTTGTTTGTAACGATTGCCAAGGATTATTTCGCGGATGATAGTCTCACCAAAACCGTTTCCTTGAGCAGTGGCTTGAGTTTCAAACACACCACCTACAGCAGCATTAGTTACCAATACATTCTCAAATGATTGAGTAACGTCCAGCTGATATCCAGTAGCACCAAAACACTTAGTGGCACAAGGCTGATCTTTATCGTCTACAACAGAAGCGTAGATTTGAATAGGCTGTACCTCATAATGATCAGTTGGTTGGAATGAACAGTTACCAAAAGTGGTATCTGCATATGCGCCAGTCAATTCCAAGAATGCGTCGCTTGTCTCTGGTGACGCATCAGGAGTGTACTCGTTAAATTCAGTTGTTACGTTTGTGTAAAACTTAACAGAAGTTGCAGCAGCAACAGTTACGGTCACGCTTGCTCCGGCAGCATCTACCAAAGGAACAGTGGATCCAGATACGTATGAAGCGCCTACAAAAGTATTTACAGGAATTCCTGCACCTACTACTTTCTGACCAGCAGCTACACCTGTTCCAGACGCAACAGTCAAGTTAGTAGCGGCAGAGGCTGTACCAGTTGTAGCAGCATCTAAGTTCCATACTTTAGGAGATACAAACTGAGACAAAATTGGGCTTTTAGCAACAGCTTCCTTCCACTGAAGTAATACTACCAAAGGATCAACATTAGTAGCACCATCGCAACAACCAGTGTATGCATCTACAGTCAAATAAGCATTGTGAGTTAAGAAACGCAATGCTGGAGAACCTTTTACGTCTACACGTAAACGATAGGTAGTATCGCAAGTAAGAGCTTCGCAGTTAGCGGCAGGCTTTACTACAACGATGTTTTGAACAGGAGCCTCAGCAGGAATGTAGTAGAAAGCACTAACATACTTAGGGTTGATACCCTTAGATTTGATAGTCTCTTTGTACCCTCCGTGGAAAGGTCCAATCTTATCATTTGTGTGAAAGCTTCCTTGAGCTAAGTAGATCATAGGAACTTCTGCGTATGTTGGTGTAGCAGCCAAATCCAACACCTTGTTGTTTTTAGCGTTAATTACACCAATCTGACCAGCCAACAGTGAAGTGGTAGCCAAAACACCTGGAGAGGCAGGGTTACCTGTGTCGTCTCCATCTCTAAATGGAGTGCCATTCGTAGCTATCATCGGTAGCTGGAAGGCGTGTGGAAAATAAGCCATAGGGTTATAAGAATTATGGGGTTAATAAAAAAATCACTGTAAAAAGAGAAGCTTGTACTTGATGGAGTTGATTGTGCTTTTGATAGTATCAAGGTCGTTTACAATCTCACTGTAGGGCATCATACCCTGCAGATCATTGACCATCGTTGTCAGCTCTCTTAAATAAGATAAACCATCTTCAACATTGTTCAAAACTCTTGGAGCATTTTCTTCTCCAAACATTAAAATCTTTTCGCGCGCTCCCTGGTATCCTTCAGCCAGTGCATCAGCATGACCTGGCAACGCGTCGTATAGTTCATTCAAAGCGCTGTGAGCAGCAAACGAACCTGGTCCTGTAACTTTCAAGTGTAGTTTATGAAAGCTTGTTCTGGCACTCATAAGCTCAGACACACATCCTGCAACACTTTCACATAACGAGTCCTGCATAGGTTGACCGTCAGGTTTATCTGTAGGTATTACAAGCTTGCGCTTCAGTATGTTATTTCCAAGTTCCATTAGTTATTGCTTGTTGAGTTTGTTTTGTTTCTTTGGTACTGTGTAATAGACTCTATGTCCCCTGCCAGTATACTTGCCGCATCGTCTACAATCAGCTCTGCAACATCATCTTTGAACTCGCAGATTATATCTGCCGGTACAGTTTGACCAGTATTCAAGTTTACACATCCTGCAAACTGAACTTCTACAGGCTTGCGATAGTAGGTAAGTTTAGGATCAACTACCTGAAACTTATTGTTGTGATAGATTCTCATTTTGTTTCCTTGCAGCGTGCAGAAAGTTTCTCCCCACTCTGCGCTAGGATTTCTCAAAGAATCTACCAGAAGCTGGCTAACGTCAGCAACCGGAGCTAGGTATACACCTAATGCGCGATCTGGACAGCAGTCTGTATGACTTTTGGCACCGATGCGTTTGAAATACAGGTACTCCGTTGGGAGCACCTGCGTTTCAAAGTATATATCTTGGTTGGTTCCTGTTAAAGGAGCCTCTACGAGCAAGCGCTGCAAATCATCGATCAATACATCAGAAGACTCATCGCCCTCCTTGGTCTGGTTGATTCCATGTACCTGGCGTCTGACAAACTCCAGCTGGGCTTTATTGAACGCTTCCGCGACCTGCCAGCACTCTATGTTGTCATAGTCCATGGAGGCCAGTTTGTTCAGGCGCTCCTTGATCTTGATCTGTAACAGTGCGTTGTTCATTAGTTATTCCACATTTTCTCTACGTTCTTGGTGAGGTCTGTAAGGATCTCTTCGTTCAAAGGATTCTTCAGGTACTCTACCACATCTGACGGGTTTCTGCCAATCATTGCTGCGCTCTTCATGTGGTAGATAAAACCATCACCACGAGTAGCAATGAACTTGTACAGACTTGCGTCCTTGACAATCGCACGCAACTTCAGGGTTTCCATATCCAGACCGTTTACGTCCAGGAAGCGCTGAGCTGTTTTCTTCTTGTCCTTCTCAACTGTCTCACCGTTGATGTACTTATCCATGTTATCATAGAGCACATCAAGCGGGGTAGTCTTGCGGTACTGTGTAGAGTTAGGATCAACAATCTTACACACGTAGAACAGCTTGTTGGCGTTCTTGTCAAATAACTTCTGCAATTCAGCCAAAGCCTTGTTGCGTAATTTCTTCACTTCAGTTCTGATAGAAGCAGTCTCCTCAAACTTATCCAGGTAGAATTTTACACCGGGGGTTCTGCGAGCTTGTTCTAAACTTGCAGCAATCAATGAGAACCCTCCTGCTTCAATGGCCTTCATCTTAATGAGGTCATATGCATCCTTCACTGGATCTAAAAACACAGGTTCATTTCCCATGCGTATCACAATCTTCTCCCAGAACTTTTCATTATCTGGTCTAAGCAATTTCACCTTGTTCCAGAATTCAGGATCTTTAGGATCAATCACGTTGGCTGCTAAATCTTTTTCCAGCTGTGCCACGGTGATACGAATCTGCTTGATCTGTGCTTCGCGCTCATCTTCTTCCAAATCTTTGAGCTCAGGAGCAAACTCGTTTAATCCTGTGACGTAACGGTTGATACCGTTTACTGACAGACAGATCAAAGGTTCTTCATGGAAACAGTTTTCAAACAGTGCCATGTTGTAACGCTGCAGACCCATGTTGTCTGCTGAATTGTCTACAAAGGGTCGGATGCTCACTTGCGCGCCCGTCTTCAATGAGTTGTGTTTCTCAATCAAAGTAACTTCCATAAGGTTTTTAAGTTGGTTTGTTTTTTTCTTCTGCAACATTGGTCAGCTTTCGCTTCAAGCTCCTGAACCACGTCACGGTTGTTGCTTCTCAGGAGTACCTGGCTTTCGCCAGGCGGGGCCGTACATTACTCATGCACGGAGGGAGGTGGTCATAAGTTAGCCTGCAAATACCAGGAGGATTTTAATGCCCTCCTGGTTTGCAGAATTACCTTCAGGGTTCTTAGAATGAACCTCCAGTGATGGGGTTGCGCATCACAATCTTTAGAACTTTGGTTGGGTCCTTAACCCAGATAGAAGGCATCATCTGAGTCATGAATACACGGTAACCGTTAAAGTTACCTACAGAGGCAAACCCTTGAGAGCGACCCATGTAGTCCATAGTACCGTTTTGATAGAACCACTTCAACTCACTGTCCCACTTCAACTTCAACAAGAAGATGTTGTCGTTAGTGTTGTCAGTGATGTCGAACACGATGTAGTTGTAAGAAGACAATGGGAAACCGTCGATGATTGGGTTTTCCACGTCGCTAGTGTGTACGTTGTCAAATGCAGGGTTCAACACGAATTTCACGTTAGCCAAGAATGGGATGGTGTAGCTTGTGAACGCAAAACCAAAGTTCAGGTCCATAGCATTGTTACCAGAGATGGCACCAATACCGTTCTTAGACATATCTGTGAACAACGAGTTGTTCTGAGTAGTGCTTGCTCCAGCGATGTTGAAAGCCTCCTGCTTAATAGCCTCGTTAACCATACGCATACCGGCCATACCAGTTTGAACGATGATTTGACGAGAAGGATCTGGTCCTTTGAAGTCAACCTTACCGTTGTAGAAGTTGAAGATCTCAGAGCGGAACAATTCCAAAGAGAAACCGTTCTTGTTGTAGATACGCTTGAACGAGTTGTCCAATTGATCCCACAAACCTACAGACAAACGAATATCGTCTGGTCCGTCTTGCTTGATTCTTCCACCCTTACCCCACATCAGGTAAGTTTCAATGTCGTTGGCAATCTTGCTCAAGTGAGCAGCTTCCATCTTTGTAACGAATGTTCTGGTCAAAGAACCATTGTCATACGCTTTCTTGATGTAGTCTTTACCCAACTTAGATACCATAGCATCAATGTTGGTCAAAGAAGGATCGTTTGCAATGTTAGCATCAAATGAGCGCCAGATCTCAGTTACAGGAACTGTACCGTCAGCGTTCATACCGCCTTTCATCATCATTTCTGCACGGCTAGATACAGAGTAGTGTACGTTAGCTTCAGCTCCACCTACGAAGTTGTAGTACTCACGGAAGCCAGCGTTCAATTCTCCGATGTCAGAGAACTTCTCACCATACTCTCCACGAGCAGAACCTTTGCGGAAGAACTTAGTACCAGGCTTCAAATACTTTCCAGTATCTAAACCAGTGTCATTGCTGTTGTTCACTAACTGCACAGTATAGATGAAACCATCTCCTGCAGGAAGGATGTCATCAGCTGTAACGAACAATTCCAATCCTTTGAACTTGTCGTAAGTGATGATGTCGTTGTGACCAAATGCGCGCTTGCTCAATTTGATCTTGAAATTGGTACCGTCTTGTCCTACGGTGCCTGACTCGATGTTCTCGACTACATAAGGAAGATCCTGTACGATAGGAGTCTGCCACTTGTACTCGCCACGAGCGTTGTCTACTAAAATGGTGTTTTTACCACCGAATGACGCCATCTGATAAAGAGGCATCTCTACCTTTTGAGACATGGCCCATAAATCAACTGGACCTAAATCCATAGGTTCAGTGTTTTTGAGCATGTTCACCAAATGGTAGCTGTCCACGTGAGAGCTAACTTTGTAGTTAGTGTCTCTCAGGAACAAACCATTGTTTAAAACTGGTGTTGACATAGTTTGGGTTTGGGATTAAGTGTTAGTATAGGTTGTAAATCTTATCTCTTAAAAATGTTTGCAGGCTGTTGTCTTGTGATTCTGCGTTGTGCCGGTTTAGTTGGCTCATCATCGTCATCCTTTACAGAAGAGCTTAACTTGCGTGCCTCCTCTGTTTTCAGCTTGCGTGCAGTATCCTGTACAACTTCGTTCTTTGCCTGGCGACGAACATTTTCTTTGTAGTCGTCTGGATCAGAAAGCAGCCAAAGGGTTTCTGCAATCAGGTCGTAGCGTGGTTCCTTTCCAAACTGGTAGTCCTCTAAGAGTCTTCCCAGTAAATTCGTAGGCCGTCCTGTGATAGAGTTATACTTTACAGTAGTCAACTCGTCCCACAAAAACTTCTGACGCTTTGCATCTATTTTTACTCCATTCAGTTCTCCTGGCTTGAGCGTATGATAGATGTTGTTCATGAACTGCTCTTTCTGTTGCTGCTGTTGCATACGGAACTGCTCTTGCTGTGCAAGCTTGGCCTGCACAATTTCTTCTTGCTTCTGGTCTAACTTGGGTTTAAACTGCTGTGCTTTTTTGCCCAGGGTTCCCATTTCAGTCCATTCCTGAATTTGATCTTCAATCAAATCCTGGTCACCATTTCCAAAGTTTGTAGCCTGTAGGTACTGGCGTACAATTAATTCTTGGTGATCACCGTTGCTTACGTCCAGGCTGCGAACCTCTTCTACAGCAGCAAGTGCTCTGAAAAGACCTTTCATATCCTGGCCACCGCGTGCCACATATTCAGCTGCATACTTGAGTTCATCAGGTAATGCTTCAAAGAACTCTTTTGGAGTCTGCTCACGGATCGCTTTCTCGCGCTCCTCAATATTGGCTTGGATTAACTCCTTCCAATCTTTCATTGAGTAGTCCTCCATCGGCTTGTCCTCATCAAAGGGGAATATCACTCCCTCTTCCATAAGTTTGGTGAACGTTTCCACCATACCGCTTTTATCAATTTTCTTGCGTCCTGGTTTACTGTTAGCTGCATCATCATCTGCACCTTCCAGCTCCTCATCAAGAGCAGCAAGTGTCTTTTGTACGTCAATAGGCTTCTTCTTACCCTCTGCATCATCATCTCCATCATCAGCATTGCTGTCCTCAAGGAAACTTAAATCTGCAGGTTTAGCCTTGCTTGTGAACACCGAAGGTTTATCATCTTGATCCTCGTCAGCAGTCACAATGCTATCAGCACCGGGCATCGGCAAAAAATCGTCAATGCTGTCAATAGTTACACTATCCGTGCTGGTGTTATCTCCTGGTTTGCTCATAATTGGTTTTTGTTGGTTAGATCTTCATATATAATCTACAAGAATAAACCTGTAGAATTTACATCTTGGAGAGGTAAACACTACATTTTACGCACTATATCGCTAAGGCTTATTCCTTGTCGTACTTGTTCTTGTTAGTTTGAGCTACTTGGAGTTGCTTGTCAGCAATTCGTTCACGACTGCGAAGCTCTTCGCGCTGAAGGGTAAGTTTCTGCTGCTCAGTCATTTGCTTGTTTAAATCACGCTCACGTGCCATAGCCTGGTCACGATCCTGAGCGTTCTTCTTATCCAAGTATTCAAGTGTTTTGATGTAGTCAGTTTGGCCATCCTTGTCAGCATCCATCATTGCAGTATACCCTGCAGAGCGAATCTCAGCCACGCGGATATCCTTTTCACGATCAAGGGCACGCTGCTCAGCTTGTGCTTTAAGCAATGCGTCTTGACGTTCTGATTCAGCTTGCTGCTTCATCTTTTCAGTCTCCTGCATTGATTGCATTTCTTGTTGCTTGGCCTGTGCTACTTTTTCTTCGATGCTCTTCATGGTATGCGTAATCTCTGCCAGAGAGTCCGCTTTGAGGATATTACCCAAATCATAGATTGATGCACCAGCGGTGTTATTATTCATGGCAAGACCACGAATCTGTTCCATAATCTGGCGCTGATTAACCTTGGTAGAAGTAAATACGTTCAACTCGCGACTCAGAAGTTCTGTACCATTAATTTGGAAGTTGACCTTCTCATCCATGGAGGTGATATACTGTAATCTTAGCGAAGGTCTTGTAGAATGATAGTACTGAGCAAGATCTGTACGCATCTGGTGAACACGAGGCATCAGATATTCTGAATGCTGTATAAAGTACATTTCTGTCTGAGAATAACTGGCGTTCATGGCTTGTTGCACACCTGTCGCTGTTTCCTGTGCAATAACCTGTCCCATACGTTGAGGGTTGATACCGATTGTTTCAAAGGCTTGGCTTTTAAAATAATTAGCCAACTGTATCCTAGACATCAGACGATTAGTCTGTTCAAGATTGAGCGTTTGATAATGTTGGAAATTGAGTGCGTTCTCAGTGTTTGTGATAGACGTATCCAGAGGTAACATCTGGAAGTTCTTCATCGCCACATATGTTTTGGCAAACTGATCATGTCCCCAGTCTTCCCCCATTGAATGCTTGGGAAGTGCGTTCTGGTCAATCATGATTACTGTACCAAGTTCATCTACAAGAATATCTGCAATCTGGTTGTTAACCAAGTTGTATCCAATCTGATAAGGTTTCATTTTGTCTACCAGGGATGCGCTCTTGGTGTTACGGTCTGAAAACACAGATCCTTCGACAGGCAGCTTACATCCGTAGATGCTGAAGTCTCCTTTAAATTGGAATCTTACTGGTTTAAGATTTAAGTACAAAGGTTGAAATCCGTTAGCGTCAACGTTTCCGTAGAAGCTAGGTCTATTAGGTCCAATCTTGATACCACCCCATACTTCATTGATCCAGATCCAGTCAACGTGCTCACCGTAAATCAACGTCTCACGAGATTTCTTTTTCATTACAGAAGTGTCATAAATTGCTTTCTCTGTAATCTTGTAGTTCTCGTCAACAATCATGTCAACAATGATACCGTCATCACCTATTCTGCTCATATGTCCTACCATTCGCTGACTTTTCCAGTAAGCTGTGGTCACGCGAAGCAGATTCATATTTGACAAATCTGAAAGATCTTCAGATTCGTTAAGAATTCTAAAAAGAACGTCATCGCCTGTGCTGACAAAAGTATCTCTAGCACTTAAGAATTGACGCATTCCCAATGATGGACCTTGTGTGTTCCATTCATGAGAGCGGGTAGCATCATAAAAGCTACCGTCATTTTGCACGCCGGGTAACATGTAACCCGCAGCTTTTGTTGGATAAATTGCTTCCAATGCCGCAAGCTGCTCACCAGTCATCATCCATCCATACTTGTCAACAATGTCTGACAGAGTCATAAGGTCTAAACGACCAACCCAGTTTGATTGAGAAATATACCTTGCCTCAGGACTTTTGTGATAGAACGTCAATACAGGATTCCACAGCTCAATGTCAAAATCATCCTCATTCATTTTAAAATGCCAGAACTCGCGATCTGTAATCAACATATCGCGGAAGGCTGTAGTTTCTAGTTCTTTCAGATAGAAGCGCTCCTCATCAACGTTGTGCTGATGCGTTGCCCATTCCTCCACCATGCTGCGGTAATCTTTCTTAAAGAATTCCTCAATCTCAGGAAGGGTCTTCAGGTTCTCAGGACTCATCATTTGTTGAGCCTTTTGCGCCTGCTCCTCGTCTTCAAGGTTCAGTCCCATTTTTTCAATGGTCTGCTGCATTGTTCTTTCCGCTTCCGCCAGCAACGTTTCTTCAATCATCATTCGCTTGGCTTCCATCAGTTCGTTGAAACTGGTGTCATCCACTGCACGATAAGTGATACGGTCGTTACGTTTTGCAAACTCACCCACCATCACGTTGATCACGTTGGGGATTATAGGGAAAAACTTAAGCTGAAATGCAGACGCGTCTTCCTTGGTAAGAACATCAATCAGATCAGCCACTTCGTTATCTTCTTCTACTACATAGTCTGTTTTGTCAATGATACCATTGGCAAGCTTGTAGTTCTTGAGTAAACGACGTGAGTTACGGCGGATTTGCTTGAGCCCTTGCATCTCCAACCAGTCCATGTTCCACGCTCCCCAGGATTCATCTTTTTCATCGCGCAATAAAAACTGCACGGGCTGGGTAATAGTGCCCATGCGGTTGTATTCCGCTCTGGCACCATTCTTTAATTGTAATGCGTTGTAAATCTTAGGCATGGTGTTTTCAATAGGTCAGGTTAACGTAAGTTCCTGAACGGATTTCTGGGTTTTTTCATAAGTGAAGAACTGCCATTGGTTTGACCCATATGGCGAAAGGGGCTCTTATATAATGTACTGAATTTGGAGGAGTTCTCCAAATTGGTCTGCTCACGTTCGACACGTTTGCTATAACCTCTATTTGACTCCTGCACCTTAGCAAAAGCAACGAGTGCACAGAATGCTACAAGCCTGTCGACGTTGAGCCCTTTGCGGTAGGCTTGCATCTCTTTCAGCAGCATAGGATCAGGGATTCTTTCTACTCCGTATATAGACTTTACAATGTTTCCATGTTCATCAGTCTCATTGTCCAGCTCTTCTTCCATAAACTGTACAGCGTAGCTTAGCAGATTTCCTCGGAAGATGTTACCAACGTTGCGCCATCCGTATTCTTGAAACACGTTGGTGTTACTCATCAGTTCTTTTAAAAACAGGATTTGGTTTTTAGGTACCAGGTATTTCTGCTTGCGCTTGGAAATCATGTACTGGATGAATAGGGAGATGTTGTTTTCTACTACTGTCCACGCATTGTACCACTCAATCATTAGCTCAAGGCGCTCATGGGTTTTATTGAGGTCGTCAAAACGACCGCACCAGCTTGCCACAATTTTGTCACGCTCAATGATCTGCTCAATACTGCCGTCTTTCTTATGACGGGTAATTTCCTGAGAAGTCTTGTAGATGAAGATGGAGCATAGCGACTCAGAGGTCGTCGTCTTACCTTCTGCCACGGGGTCAACGCTGGCATAGTACATACCAAACTGGGCATCCTTGATGGGGCGCTCATATACGCAAATAACCCCTTCCTTATTCTGAGTCTTAGGTGTAATGGGAAATTCCAGGATTGGAAGCTTCTTACTTTCCTGTGCCTGGATTTTACCGTGCTCATCGCGGTGCAGGTTTACGTACTCGGTAAAATACGTCTTGTCTTCAATGCGTCTGAGCTGCTGGGTAACCAGGTGAAGCGGAAATACTGAGTCTTCACGGGATGCAAATGCCTCTGAGATGTACATGGGCTTCTGAGAAACCCTCAGCTGATACTCATCCGGGCGTAGTTTCTTTTTCCAGTCCTCGCGTTCTGACAGGATCATGGTCATAGCCTCCTCTACTTTAGAGTTCCCGTACTGGTCAATGCAGGGTATCATACTCCACTGCTCTGGAATAAACAGTCCACATTCCCCAATCTGTCCGTTCTCATCCATGAGGTTGGTTTCAACAGCTAGCACATCCTTGGAATCAGGATTTAAAATCATGTCCTTTAGCGGTTCACACTGCTCCAGGTCACCGACAGATCCTGCTACCACAAACTGACCGGTGTAGATCATACCCGATTTCATGGCAGGAAGCAGGTACTCCAGGGTCTTACCCATGTGCGGAGCGATACCAGCCTCCTCGTGGAAGAACAGTGTACAGGGACCACCGACACCATTGGTAGGGTCTTTCTCCAGCACCAGGCCTATCAGAACGCTTTTCAGACCTACGTCACGTTTACGACCACCCTGGTTGATCTCAATCTTCTGTTCCCAGTTAAGCACCTTGTCAGGATTGCTGGGACGGTACCACGCGGTGTGGGTGTTCAGGAAGTTTCGGTATTCCTCCAGAAAACGCCAGGTACCTTTCTCTGCAATGTAGTCTTTTAGAGAGCCTGCCATCTTGTTGATGGCCCCCTCTTCAAACCAGTACAGATTGATCATCTTGGCGGCATGAAAGTATGACGAGGCAATCTGACGTTTCTTCAGGATTGCCGCGTGTTTGTAGTATTGCTTGGCTAGCTCCTCATATAACGCCATGTGGTACTGCGCGTCTCGTACATCAGGAAAGGTGAACTTACCTACCTCTTTGTTGTAAATAGGCAGGAAGTTCAGCCACATGTAGTAATCGCGCGGTAAATACCATGTCTTGTCACCATTCTTAAAGATGACACCGTTGCGACACTTGTCTTTTTCTGTGTCCCAGTAGTGTACAAAGTCTTTACTTTTAGGCGGTGCAGGGCAGTAGAACTTATCACGGTTAAACCTGCGGGCCTGCTCATTAAACTTCTGAGACGTTTCATCAAACCCATACTGGCCAGGTTCCTTGAACATCTCGTGTAAAAACGCACGAAATGTTTCACGTGTCACAAATTCCGTGTGGCTCCACTCACCAGTGGCATTATCATAGGTTGGGATTCTTATGTACGTCATTGCTTCAGGTCGTCTACTATCAGGCGCACATGGGGTTTGTCAATGCCCCACACCACATGCTTGATTTCATAAGTTGTGTTATTCAGCTCAAGCCACTCTCCTTTGCAGGGAACTTGCTTAAGTTCATGGTATCCAAGAAGACCATCTGCTTTATGGATTATCACCGTTTTGTGCATCGCAAGCGTTTTTTAGTTTTTCCATCAGTGAGGTCACACATTTGGCATCAATCAGCTGATGCGTCATTTCACCTCTGTTCCAGTACGCTTGATGGTCCTCACGATGGAATGCGTACCAGGTGTTATTATAGCTGTTATAGTGCAACAGCCATTCAAACATCCACTCTTGGTCAGTTTTGAAGTTTGTCATACGGGTATATTTTTACATGCAAGAAATACAAACCAAAGAATGCAGCCGACACAGCATAGAACACGATATCCGTGATCCAGTATGAACCTGTCCACTCCATCACTAGGGCGAAAAGCGCATCGAAACCAAAAGGGTTGAAGAACATCGCCAGCATTAGCAGGATGTTCCTGGTATGGGTCTTTTTGTGTACTCGTATCATCAGGGTCCATAGGATAGGGATTCGTTCAACTTACATCTGGTCATAGCCCAGTTGCTGACCTCCGCGCACCATGCTTTTCTGTTCTTCCATCAAATCTTTATATGCTCCCTTGAAGCTCATGCGGATGGCTTCAAACTTGGCAGCTGCATTGACCAGGGAGTTGATGTTTCCATCGCGTCCGTGTTCAATGGGCGTGGTTTCCATGTACTTTGCTAAGCGGTCTAGCATATGCTTCATCCCGATGTACGCGCGGTAGGTCGGGGTCTCATACAGTTTCTTGCACATCTCTAGGGCATAGAGAATAGTCTCATCTTCCGTAGAGAAGTCAGGGTTAATCTGAGAGAGAATCAGTTCTTCCTTTTCGTTCTCAGGGGTGTCAAAAAACGGATTCATGTCAGGATTTGGGCAGCTCATGTAGAACAGGTACAGATACACTTTCATGTAGCTGTCTGGATATTCTTCCATTATGTCTTTCAGGAACTTCAGCGCATAGCAATGTTCTGATGGGATGATTGCTCCTTCATGTATGTCAAATAGTTTTACCATGTCTTCCAAAGGTTATGTTCTTTCTTACGCGCAGTTCCTTGTGAGTGAACTGCCACATCTCTCCTGTTTTATCAATAATGACCGTATAGACGGTATCTGTTTCATGTCCGTAGTCTGTGACCAGCCATACAGTACCTTTGCCCCTCGGTGTGTTTACCTCTAGGCGGTTGTGTGGTTCGTAAATCATCATAGCAGCGTAACTTGTATTTGTTCATCTCTATCCACCAATACGTAATACAATTCAATGTCGCTGCTCCACTCCAAACCTGTCCAGAATTCAAAGCCTTTAAACCCTGCCTTGTATCGGCAACATTTCTCATAACCTCCCAGCAGGTACACGTGCGTGCATCCTAGCGCTGCAGCTAGCTCACACTCGTGCATCTGTGCGATGTTACCCAGTGACAACTTGGGGTGTTCATAGTTCCAGATAAACTGCATGGCCAAAAACTGGTCTTCGTAAATCTTATAAAAGCTCACGCCTACTAGTTTATCATCATGCCAGTACTCAATGCAACTACATCCTTCAAAGAATTCCCACTGGATATCCCTGGCAAAGTCATGGTAATTGCAATACTGCTCGTAAAGCTGCATGTAATCCGCCTGATTCAGTGTCAAATCACCCGGCTGGGTGCGCACCTTGCGGCTTAGTTTTCTGACAGTTTCTGTCGGGCGGTATTGTGCAACTTCTAAGCGGACGCTGCGCACATTATACCAGTCAGAGCCCCAGGGAATCCAGCCTTCTTTTAGTGCGTCCGCTCCAGACTCTCCCGGCTCCAATACCCCATAAGGCGCTGAGTAGATAAAGTCCAAGTCAGAAACCTTACCAAATCCTTCTATATGGTCAAAGTGTATTTTCACTTTTTCTTCTTCTTTTGCAGGGCGGCTGCATTGTCTTTGTACCAACTCATGATAGATAAGACCTCATCTTTAAGATAAGGCAACTGGTAAGGAATCACCTCTTTTACAATGGGTTCTCCGTTGCTGTCAAGCTTACTAATAGGGTATCCAAACTCATCCTTCTCATCTTCCTCTTCAAACAAGATGTGATGTATGCGCAAGGACCCAGGCTTAAGGTTAGGGTTATGCTTCAGTATCATAAACATGTAGATACTTAACTGAAGATTGTAATGGTTCAGGTTGCAATCATCCAGGTGAGACACAGGGAAGTTCATCTTCTGGGAGATACCCTCCCAGTTCTTGAACGATTCTGCCTTGATTTCTTTGTTGGTTTTGTAGTCGGTAATGTGTACCATACCATTGGCAACCTCCACCAAATCACTCTGTCCGCAGATGCCAGCAGAGCGCAGGTATACCATGTGTTCAGGATAGATTCCTTCAATCAGTTTCTGAGAAGGTGCGACCTTCTTACCATGCTCATCAAACATGGGGCGGATTACCGGCAGTTCCCTGTCGTGACGTGTCAGGGTAACACAGCCGGTAATATCCTGCTCCCGCTGGTCATGGTACCAATTCCCCAGGTTGCAGGCGCGTTCTGATTCACGCTTCCATGCGGCCTGGATCTGTTCAACAGTCATACCATACCATTTCCCCTTTTTGTTGGCGGCACTTTTCTTCGCTACTGTGTCGCTGTCAAAGGGTTGTTTTAGATGTCCGATCAGCGTGGTGACGCTGGTCCAGACAGTACTATCGCTGGTATCAATGCTCTTATACGAGTGGGTTGAGGGTTCAAATACTAACGCCATTACTCCTCCGTTTCTAATTGTTCATTTAACATGTCCTCTTCTTGCTGGGTCATAACCGCATTCCAGCGTCCGTCGTCACAGGAGGACGACAGCGAGCGGGTCTTCAGACCCAGGCTACAGCCACAAAGACCGCAGCAGGGTTGGGTACCCGGTATGGCACACCGGCTTCCTTCCCTATCAATGTGTGTACAGCTTTGGCAGATGCTCATGCGCTGCGCAGCAATCTGCTCCACATGTTCTTTTTTGAACACGCGGTTGGTGATTCCCTCAAGAATCTTCCCCTTGTTCTTCCAGATTTGTAATATGGTGTTCTTCATAGGTTGATGATTTTCTCTTGGCAATGATTTCAGCTTTGCGATCGCGCTCTTGCTGAAGTTTTTCTTTAATCTCGTGAAACTTTGCTAGGTCTTTTTGACCTTGAAGCTTTATCTCGTATGCGAGCATAGAAGGCATTTGTTCCAGCTGTGGGATGCGCTTCTGCAGTATCTCCATCTTGCGGTCAAGGCTTTTAGGCTTGATCACAAACTGACCCAGGTTGGGCACCTGGATTGAATAGTAGTCCCCTGAACTCATACGCTTTCTCAGGGTGGTGTAGAAGAACGACACGATGTCTTCAACCAGCTCCACCGGAAGCTCCATTTGCTGCGCTGTTTTAGCGATCAGCTCTTTACGCTTTACTGGCCTCAACTGCTAGAAAGTTATAGTCCAACAACACGTTACCTTTGGCAGCCACGGGAATGCGCCTGGTAATCTCGATCATCTTCTTACCGCCCTTGCTTTTCTCGACCAGCGCCCGTTTTTCCAGCTTGACAATGCGGTTGCGCACGTTTTGTGCACGCACCGCGATCTCCTCCGGTTTTATCTCTGGGTTGAGTTTTTTGGCAGCCTGGGTACAAAATGCACCCAGCTCCATCGGACCCCATAGGGCCAGGAGTGTAAGCAACTCCATGTCAGAGGGGATCAGGTGCTCTTTGGAAAAGAACATCACCTCTGTCATGATCTGGTATTTGACCAAGTCATGTGACGTGACCCTGATCTTTTTTTGTATTCTATTGACTTCCATAGGACGTTAGTGTTGTATCGCTACACCCAGGACTTGCACCTGGATAACACCCGTTGTCACAAATGTTGCCAGTATTTGTGACGAGCTGCCCACCCGACAGCAGATGTGGTTAACTTAAAGCTTCGCCCAGTGCGCGATACTGAGGTTTTTCATATTTGTTGTGCAGGAGGGACTCGAACCCCCACGCCTCACGGACCAGATTTACAGTCTGGCGAGCCAACCAGTTGCTCAACTGCACAATGGATTCTTAATCTAACAGCACCCAGTCTTCAGCCAGGATATCTGTTTGAGATGCTAACCAAGGCACGTAGTCTGAATATCCAGCACCCCAATAATGAGAATCACCAGCAGTTTTCATTACAATATGAGGAAGCATTTGTCCTGCCTTACCTTGTGTTTGTCCTTCTACTTCTGAATCAACAGCAGCCGAGTTTAAATGTCCGTTAACTGGGTATCCTTGAACTAAAGTCAAATACATTCCTTTACCATTCCATCCTTGACGGCATACTTTTTTACCATCTTTCATAGCTTCAATAGCCTGGCCAAACGTCAACCCCGCGTTGATCTTTGTTACACTGTATTTCTGACTTAGCGTTTGCATAAATTGTTCAACGTCTGACGGAAACGTTACAACCGCATTGTCCCACTGCTTTTGCCAGTCTCTGACTTCAGCAATAAGCTCTAGTAAATTTTTCATTTCTTTAACCCCTTGGCAATGCCCTTTACTGCATACATCTGCGCGGTTTCTAAATGTTCCATAGCAATGTCAAAGCATCTTTTCTGTTCAAGATGTGCTTCGATATCAACAATTGTAGAATTGATTTTCTCATTGTTGCAGTAGTCAATGGCATCTGCCATCATACGTTTGAATGTTCCAATCTTGTCATCCGAAGATGGATTGAAATTGATGTGACATCTGGACTCCCCCAGTGTCAATGTTTTCATGTCTGTGTTTTCCATAGTTGGTTTTAGTTAATTGGTACTTCAAATACTACTACACCGCAATGGTCCGCGTTGTCCCATAGGGTTGAATCATCACAGTTAAGAATCTCTAAGAGATGCTTTGCTTCTTTCTGTGTGGTCTCTCCAGTATTGTAGATCAAGAGAGTTCTTTTGGTTTGCTTTTTAGGCATGTTGTTTTGGTTTTTATTGGTTAGTCTTTCTCATAGATGCGCTCCATTAACAGCTGTACAAGCAGTCCTACCATTTCTTCTGACTCCACCTCACGTTGTCGCAGGATGTCAAATGCGGCAAGAACAACTACTCTGGAAATCATGGCCAGCTCTCGCTTACCGTTGATCACCAGCAAATTCTTCACGCCGTGTTTTGTGTTCCACTGTCTGAAGGCTACAGGTAATCCTGTTAACTCTTTAGCAGCGCTTTCAGCTTCTTCCTTGCTCAGGAAGAAATCGATTTCTGAAGTAATGTTTACTTCATTCTCCAACAGCAACACGTCCTGTTGCAGAAGGTCTAGGGTAATTATTTTTTTCATAGATTGGTTTTAAAATTTGTAGCGGGGAGTGGATTCGAACCACTGACCTCCAGGTTATGAGCCTAGCGAGCTGACCATCTGCTCTACCCCGCCTTCCGTTTAGGCTTCTACAAAGTCCTTCAGCTTTGCCAGGAATTTGTTGTTAGCCTTTATGCTGTCTTCCACTGCTGTCTGCTCAACTTTGAGCGCGGTGATTTTGTCGTCCAACTCACTGCTCAACTTCTCTTGTTCGGCAATCACCAGGTGCATATCTTGATAGGCGCTGGTGAAAATGCTCATGACTTTGTCAGACTTCTCCTTGAGAAGCTGACTCTTGGTTTTTTGTGGTGCAAACATTGGATATTGGATTATTAGGGATTACCACACAATTGCTACCTCGTACTCATTCAGCATCAGGTAATGCTTGTCTTCCAATGGCACGACTTCACAGCTTTGTAATGCACTGCCGGAGATATACACTTCATCTCCCGCCTTTACACCTTCCACTTCTTCACCTACCGCAGACACTTTGAGGCGTGTCCACTTGCTGATGAATTCACGGTCCAGTGCAGCTTGCTGTTCTGGGGTCAGCTCAATAGCTGACTTTGGACGCTCTGGTTTCTCGATGAGAATACGGCGTCCCTTTAGGGCTTTAAACTCTAACATTACTTTTGGGTCTTTAAGGGTCTTACTTTGGGGGACTCTTGCTCCTGGTCAACAGGGGCGTTTTGTTGTTGCTGCACTTGGGCCATAAACATGGTGGCCTGTAGGCGTTCAGCGTCATTTTTGGCAGCGCGGTTCTGCTGTTCAGCAAGATCAGCGCGTAGAGTAGCCAGTTCAATTTGTTCTTTGTACCACGCTACTACTTCTTCGCGCGACACTTCCTTTTCAGGAGCTTCAGTGTTTGACATAGGGTTAGTTGGTTTATTCAGCAAATTGCTGAGATTTAACACTACAAATATACTTCAAAAGTTTAACCTCTACAAATTTATGCGTATTTTTGTAGAGAGAGGTCTACATTATTATCCACCACTATGAAACCTGAAAGAAAAACACAGCGCTACAAACTGATGCGCAAAGAAGATGGCCACACGGTTTGGGCCAATGAAATACACTGGATTGAGTGGAACGAACATGGTCGCGGTAGAAAATCCCACAAAGAGCCTGGCATAGGTAGAAGCCTGCTTTGTGACCCATCTATGAACGGTCTTATGTTTGTCTGGCTAACCACACCCATCGTAGAAATAGTAAAGCAGTCCCCAAAGAGACTGCTTTTCAAAACCAGAAACTCCACCTATCTACTTACAGACAGGCATGCTGGTAAATCGTCATAATCTTACTTGACCCTCCATATGCGCGCAAAGCGCTCATCAGGTTTAATCACAGCTGATTTCATTATCATTGATGCGTGCTGTGTTTTGATTAGTTTCTTTACCGTGTGAAGTTTCACTCTTGGTACTACAAAAGATTGTCGCGGTTTAATCTGAGTAAGTATTTCATTTACTCTAATTACAAATTCAGGATCCCTCACTCCCCTTTCAGGCATTGGTACATTTGTTTCCAATTTAAGTACTTCAGGTTGATTTAAGGGGCGTCCCACTTTTGCAGGTAATTTCTCTGCAGATTTTTTAGGTGTTGCCATATGATTGTTTTTGATTACTGCTTGGCAAAGTATAGAAAAGTCCACAAATTACAAAAACATTTTGCACAGTTAAAGATTGACCTCTACATTTGTATTGCACACCTTATGAATGACAATCTAAAATCTAAGCTAACACTGTTTAGCACCGGGGTATTTCAAGTCTACTTTGTAGCAATCAACACCTATTTTCTAAGCAAAGAGTTTTACCTGGGCGTCACATTTGCCGCCTTTATGATCTCCATGATATGGTCACACAATATCAAAAAAATCGCTTTTGGGACGACGACGGACAGGGTGCTGTACTCCCTGGGGGCCACGGTCGGTTCTCTCGCAGGCCTGGCAACGTCCAAAGCGCTAACCCAAACCCTATACAATCTGCTATGACGATCAACAACAAATTCAAGCTGGGCGAGATGGTGTACCTGCGTACAGATCCCGACCAATTCGGACGCATCATTGTGGCCATCCAAATCACCGTAGATGGTGGGATGCTTTACAAGCTTGCCATTGGTATGAATGAACAGTGGCACTACGAAGTCGAACTTGCCAGGGAGAAGACACCAGACTTTCTCCAAAACTAACTCCCTCGACCGCTACCTTGGGACCTGTTACGTGACAAGCAGGACAAAGCCCCGGCCTCATCGCTGGGGTTTTTTGTTGCCATAGGTGCATGCAAAATCTGGAAAAATTCATGCAGTTGTGCGGGTTCACTGTCCAGTTTTTGCTGTAAAAAACTTGACATATGTAGCGCTACTTAGATGATCCCCCTAGGGTACGCTGGTTCTCACCTACCCCCGGTCAACTGCAGGGGTGAACATACCCCCCCATGTACCTACCAAGTTCAGGGACAGGGAAACGTGTGAGGGGGAGAGAGAGGGTACCCCCTACCTCAACCCTCCCCGCCCTCGCCAACCACAACCCTCACCCCCCAATCAATTCAGCAGTAAACCCAAATCTGATGAGACAATTTATCATCGCGGGTATGGTCATTTATGCAAAGACTCTCGTAGAAGCGTACTGCTACTACAGGGAGTTCTGCAAAGAGGACTAACACACTGTCTCGATAGAGGCGGACCGCACAGGCAGAGCACAGAGAGTTGGCAACGACTCTCTGATATGCTCATATAGCCCTGTCGTCCACAACTCTCACCTCCCACGTAATTCAGTATAAACCCCTAAATAACAAACCATGAGCAAAATCACAATGCTTGCGGACGCCAACGGGTTGGTAGTCCGCGCCTCTCAAAACGACACAACCACGGGCTTCATCGTGCTTCAGAGCAAGAAAGTCCAAGTCCGTGGTCGTCGTGCCAAGACCGTTAAGCGTAGCTGCTATATCAGCGGTACGCTTGAGGATTTGGCTGACCTTCAAGCCTATTGGGCGACTGAAGGCATCAGCGGTAAGATTGTAGTCCGCGAGTATGTCAAGTCTCAAGTTCCTAACGAGTTCATCGTTAAGAACCGCGAGACCAAGCTTCCTGATTGGAGTCGCATGACACCCAAGCGTGCAGGCAACGAGGGTCCAGTCTTGACACTTGCGGGCGAGCCCATATATCGCTTTGCCATCTACGACGAGACAGGCGAGATGTCTGATATCATTGTAGATCACGACAATAGCGATGCTGTCAAGGCCTATCAGGCTGCGGCTGCGGCTAACGCTGCGAAGGCGGCATTGCCTACGGGTCGTGGTCGCAAGGCTACTGCGAAAGCGTAGTCCTCGCACGGATACACGGTGGCTCACTTCGGTGGGCTGCCGCGTATTCACCGTGCACCTGCCACACACAACGCAAGTCACCCACAGTGAGAACTGTATCCACTTGGTGAACTCGCATGAACGACGTTGATCAGAACGGGCTCATCACACCCTGCCTGACACAACCCACACCTCCCAAAAGATACAGTATAAAACAAATAGTTAAACCCTAAAACCCAGAGCTATGAGCGTAAAAATCGCCCCATCTGAGAGTGGTCAGTTGATCACAGCAACATCTAACCCTGATTACGGCTACATGAGAGTCGTTGAGAAAAAGACCAGCGTGCAGGGACGTTGGTCACGCACTGAAGAGAGAAGTGCATTGGTACTCGGCACCATTGACTCTCTGGTAGATATCGTTAAGACCGCCCGCAATGGTGAGATGTCTGGACGTATCGTATACCAGGACTACCTTCAGTCTGAGATGCCTGACCATGTGCGTAAGGACTTGGTAGGCAAGCGTGATGAGGAAGAAGCATTGGAGTCTTCCTTCCGTCGTGCTGGTGCTGATGGTCCGTACTTGACCATTGGCGGTGAGCGCATCGTCCGTTACAAGTTCTACGATGAGTCAGGTTCTACATCTGACATCATCTTGCAACACGATAACGGTGACGCTATCCGTGAGCACCAGGCGGCTAGTGTAGCGAAGGCTAAGAAAGCCACGTTGCCAGCAGGAAGGAAGTAGTGAGTGAGGGATCTGTATATAGAGAGGGGAGACAAGTTCGTCTCCTCTCCTATATCAGTTCTTGCCAGCGCTAGCTACCTCTAATCAGTTAGTATCACCCCTAACAGTTCTTTCCAGGCACCAATCAGCACTAGTATTTATTACGTAAAAACATCTACTAAAGTGATGTTTAATACGTAAAAACATGTATATTATAAGTGTATGGAACACAGAAATATACCAATTGAAGGTCTTGAGAACTATCAAGTTACTGAAGACGGGCAGGTTTACAACACCAAAACCAAGCGCTACAGAAAGCATTTCATCAATCCTGGAGGCTATGCGGTGGTCAATATCATGATCAAAGCCAAGAGCAGAACCTTTCAGGTTCACCGTTTGGTTGCTGCTGCTTTCTGCAAGAATGACGGCTATCCTGTTGTAAATCACATAGATGGCGACAAGTTGAACAATCACTACACCAACCTTGAGTGGTGTTCACACGCACATAACCGACTGCACTCTGCAAGAGTTCTGGGAAACACAGACAGTAAACACTTGTTTCAACCAGGTAATGCTAGCAGGTCCAGACCATGTCGCATTGTAAAAGGCCCAAAACCAGGTGATTATCCTTCTTTCAAAGCTGCTGCAGATGCTAATGGAACTACAAGCTCTTACCTTTCCACCATTGTCAGACGCAACATTAACTCATCAGTCTTCATTGTAGAAAGACTCTGAGCTTTTTGTGCGGGATTGAGCAGAGAATGAGGGAGGTGATGAGGGGGACCACTCCACCCTCCACTGATTGCTAACTCCCTAAGTGACAGTACTTTACCCACAAAAATATGCTCACGTAGATAGCTACACATGTAAGTACGCATGTAAGTAAGCTAGTAAGTAAGCATATATGTCAGCACAGTAAGCCAGTGTGTTATGCTCTATATACATTACTCTCTATGGGTGATGATTCAGAGTCATAGCCACCCGCGTTTTCGTTAACCCCTAATCTGTACAAGATGAAAGCTTTCCTTATCCTCTCTGTGGTATGCATGCTTGCGACTACCGCAGACACCTGGGTTAATCCCCATCCAGAAGTCAACCGTTCTTTTGATAAGGTTGACCAAGCTGTTCAGCATATAGACTCTTTGGGTCTTGTGTATGATGACGTTACTGATGATAACATCACCGCTGCTATTCTTGAGACGGCTGATGTATTATCTCTTTCAGACGATGAGCTCCAGGCAGTCGTTGATCACTATGCTGATTGACGACCGCCTTGGTGTAATGCACCACAACTCACGTGGATATATATAAAACCACACTGACAATCAATTAGGAGATGAAAACGTCCACCTACATTGTCAGTCTCCCAAGGGTGAGCAGTTGTAACAACCAAGAAGCTAAAAACGAAGAAGACGACCACCCTGACAAGCGTGGAGTTACGGAGCGCGATCTCCCTGGTTAATGTTACAACTGAGTGCAGAGGGACTCCTTTGACACAATCGCACTGAAGATAACACAGCAGGGGGAAACGACCCGCTTGGGTCTACTTGGCAGTATAGGATAACCATGTCCTTAGTACTTGCAGAGTCCGTGAAGCCTGCTAGTCTTTTGCAGACCATGTCTTACGGGACAGGATAAAACTGTTGAGTGATGGTTCACGTCAGCATAGCAAGAGGGTCAAGTACTACAACCTTGACAAAACATTAGGCCGTTTGACCCGCATATGGGGAGGTCAAGACCCATAACTGGATATGCTCGGTTATGTCGCGCTGAAGACAGAGCGCAAGGGGGACGGATAGAGATCCCCCTAAATCTGTCAAAGTTTAACCTTAATACCACAGCCATGAGTAAGTTCATCGTGTTCAATACCCAGAAACAGGCAGAGCACTGGGTCAAGTTCAAGAATGCCATTGTGCAGAAAGAATTGGAGCTTGCACAAGACTCTGAAAGATTTGCCCATTTCAGGTTGAGTTCCAAGAACCGTGTCGTCTACGTCAGTGGATGGCAGTGTGGCTGTGGATGCGACCGGGGGCACACCTCTGTGAGCGTAGTCGGGCGTTTCAAAAGCGCCTGACTTTTTTTTACATAAAGCATTCAGCGCATGTCGAAAACACACGGCTCGCCTGCTACGCGGGTTCTATGTGAGTACACATGCGCTTTTGCTTTTGAGTTTGAAGTTTAACCAATACCTGAAATACCATGAAAAATTACACTCATGAAGACATGCACAAAGAGTTCAAATTGGGCATGCTTGCTGGAATCACCCTTGTGTTGGGTGTAGCCACCGTTGCAGCCTGCGTTTACATCATGTTTAACCCCCAAATCTTAGGATAATGAGAACATTCATCGCTATTATGGCTTTTGTTGGTACCTATTGCTGCCTTTACACGTGTGTAGCAGCATTCTTTGCCATGGTCACCACAGCCACCTTCCAGGAAATTTGTGGACACCCTAGCTATATGGTCGTTCCCAGCATGATCTACTTGATTTTAGCAGGGTATGTATCTGAAGAAGTATATAATACTTATGGCCAAGTTAAAGACCATTGAAGTTTCTATGCAGGAGATCTGGGCGCACACGCGTCCAGTCGTGCACAAGAACAAGAAGAAATACACACGCAAGAACAAACATAAACCCAAATCCGACGACAATGAGTGAACACTTTTTGCACGACCACATTGACCTGTCAGGCGATACGCCCAAGATCGTACGCAAATACATCAACATGAAAAAGATGGACATCACCCTGAAGTCCTTTGATATTGCCGGCAAAGGCATTGGCAGTTACAAACCGTTTCATGGACAGCGCGTCTTTGGTCACGTGCGGTTGAACAAATATGTGTTACGCGGATTGTTTGTGGATCCTAATAACTACGCCGTATGAGTGAACCTGTAAAAGAAAAAACATGGACAGTGATTTATCACTTTGACCGTGACAAGACCCAAGTAATCACCGGTCTTACCAGAGAGGAGGCAGAACGCCATCTTCAAATATGTGTGTTTCGCAACCAAGATTGTGTGAACGCACAAGTCTTTCGTTCCTGATATTAAACTGAAGTGTGCAGTCTCTCTGAGTTTTGGTTTTGTTTAGTTGCCAAGAGAGCAGGGTTTACTGCTATAAACCGCACTTAATGTCCGCTGGCAACGGACGCTTCAGTTTTCTTTTTTGTCTAACCTAATCCCAATAACCCCATGAAGAAGTTATTTGAAATCACCCTTGCAACACTGCTGTTTAGCGTTGTGATGCTCATCAGCGTAAGTTTTTACAAGTCTACGCATGATCTCAGTCTTTCTTACAATTCAAGAACAATGATACTGGTTTTTGATTTGCTGTTGAAGGTAATGTTCATGATCAGTTCAGCCATGCTTGCATTTTTAATGCTAAAGATGGCAAATGATTATTTCAAGAACTATGAAAAGCCTGAACGTCGTCCGCTTATGTTCCACTCCAGGGCAGAAGTATCTTGGGTAGAAGTAGAGTACGACCCTGAAGGCGAAGAAATCAGACGTAACAAACACTCCCTTGAGCTCGTGCACAACATGTGTCGCACTGAAGATGACAACACACTGGATTACGTGGTTCAATCTTGGCATACATGGCGTCGCGCAAACGATAAGAAAGATGCAAAGTCTGCGCAGGATCTGTGTGACTACATCAATATGCACACGCTGTACAAAGCGGCAACCACAAAAGAAGAGTTTTACCAATTATTAAAAGGAAAGTCATGAAATACTTTATCTACGACACCAAGTCACTGACATACAAGTCAGTCCCTCATCCAGTGTACAATGGTACGTTCTTGATGAGATACATCGCCATTACTTTGCTGTTTGGACTTTGCATGATAGTGCTGGGCAGATGGATGGGCCAGCAAGATGTTCAAGAACCTTCTCAGAAGGAACTCAAGGTTATCATTCAGGAAAGCGACCCTTTCACTGAAGAAAAACTGGTAGCATATCTGAAGGACCTGAACATCAAGTACCCTGAAATTGTGTATGCACAGGCTGTATTGGAAACAGGAAACTTCAAAAGCGAAGTGTTTTTGCAGAACCACAATCTGTTTGGCATGAGAGAAGCTCTCATACGCCCGACGACAAACTGTGGTACTAATCTGAACCATGCGACGTACGCTCATTGGAGAGAATCTGTGCTTGACTATGCATTATACCAAGCTTCCTACCTGTATGAAATCAGGTCAGCAGATGAATATTACGCTTACCTATTCCAACACTATGCTGAAGATAAAACGTATGTTGATAAGATTAAAACGATTGCAGAACAAGAGGACACGCGAGCAAGTTTTTCATAACCTGCGAGCGTATAGCACTTATTCTGTAATGGTGATTGATCACAGTCAGCGAAGCATTCAGCAAATGGAGTTTGCTGAACTTAAGGACGCGGTTTCCTACATCTACCCTCACTGTAAAACACAATACGACAAAGAGTTTTTTGTGTATGCAAACACCAGTAAGGGTAAAAAGTTCCTTCAATTCAAACCTGTAATCTTGTAGACTATGCCCAAATACGATGAACGATTTGCCCAGGAAGCTCAAGAAGAAGAGTACCTGCGTCTCAAACATCTTGACGATGAGTATTGGTATACCAGATTTCAAGAAGAAGAACAGCTACGTAAATCCTCTCCGGCAGTCATTGGTCTTGCTATAAACAGCAACCATGATGTATTTGCCGTACTTGGTTTGAGCCAGGAGGATATGCGAAAGCGTGCAGTTGAACACGGTCTTAAAGTGATGTATTCCTTTGAGCCTAAACAAATTATCTGATGTTGATACAAGCTTACCTGGTGGTTATCTATCTTTTCGGTTTGATGGTGATCACCATGAAGTACCATAAGGAAGGCGAACTGCTTGCGGGAGACCTGCTCCTCCTGCTTGCCAGTCCTTTCTCTATGGTATCCGTCCTGTTGATACGCCTGGTCTCTCCCTTTGTGGATATAGACCAGGTTATCCTCAGGAAATAAACACGTACCTGTTGACAAAAATCTTCTGCGTTTAACCTCTACATTTTTGGAGGTTACATCTACAGAATGTACTTTACATCTACAAATCCCTAACCTTTATTGTGTATGAAAAAGATTGCAATTGTATGTGCAAATGCACAGGGTATTATCACCATTGATGACAATGGTCGCGCTCAAATGCAGCGTTATGACAAGATATACCAATCCAACCTTGGTAGAAATAACAAGGTTAACCGCACCCGTCAGCGTGTAGAAACAGAGACGTACAACATGAACATGGTTCAGCGTCAGATGTTTCGTCGCTTGATGTACGGTCTCAAAGAGTATTCACCTGAACAGGTTGCCGCCATGAGTCCTGCTTCACTGGGCCGCATTGTGGACGACTACAATAAAGCCAAGCGTGCATTGCATGTGATGAAGGCTAAGAAGCACTTCCGCATTGAGACCAAGCTGATCAACGAGATCTTCCGTCACTGTCCCATTGGTGACAAAGATTACGATTGGTTTGACCCGCTGCCTAAGAACGTTACACTACGTTCGCTTGGTATTTCTACCAAAGAGGTAGTGGATGAATTCATCCGTCGGAAGTTGCTACCAAAAAACTTTCACTCACTAACCCTTCAAACCCCTTCAATATGATGGAGAATACCACCACTGCCCAGACCAACAAGTATGCTGGTCTTGACAACAAAGAGTTGGTCTTTATCTACTATAAGATCAAAGAGTTTGTCTCCAACCTGGATAAGAACCTTGATGATAAGAAAATGCGCAAAGAAGTTGATACCCCTATGGGTAAAGGCGTTGCGTACATTGGCATCAGTGAAGAACAGGTGGATAAAGTCAAGAGTACAGAGCACTACAAAGTCATGCACGATGTGCTTGACAAGCTCCAACCTATTATAGAAGTGATTGAAGAATGTGATGAAAGCAGCAAGGAATTCGCGAATGACCTACGGTAGAGTGGCTAACCAGGCGGTGTTCTTCCCAGAACTATCCCTGGAAGCCAAAGGACTCTATGCAATACTGTGCAGCCTGTGCGGTACCAAGAATTACTGCTACCCTAGTGTCCAGACGTTAGTGCAGTTGTCCGGCAAAAGTCGGTCAACTGTACAGCGTCTGCTTGCAGAACTGTCCAGCAAAGGGGTCATTAAGCGCAGCTTTGACCCGCAAAAAAACTTAACAATAACTGTCCACTTACTGGACAAACAATCCTGACCTATGAAAAAATCAACAGCCTCCTATATGGAGCAAATTGCAGCATTCAACGCATCATGTGAATCTGCAGGCATTGAAACAAATGACGGAATCGTACTAGCCATTGAGTGCGACGATCACGGCAAGCCTATTGGCTCTGTGCTCAAGCAACAAGGCAGTCCGTTTATGTTGATCGGTATGATTGACAAGGCCGTTGCTATGTTGGAAGATGCCAAAGCAGAGATTATGAAGCGCTTTGAAGAGAACGAACGCCTCAGTCGTATGATTGATAAGCTTCCCAGCGGGTTAGCACAGAAAATCAAAGACCTTGAGATTCGCATGCGTGCAGCTTCTGCCAAACAAGATATGGAAGAAATGTTACGCATACAGAAAGAACTTGACGAAACTCTGGACTCCGCCAAGGATGACCTCATCGACTTCTTGAAAAAGAAAGAAGGTGGTAAAGGACCTGAAGGAGGTTCCGGTGACATAGACTTATCAGACTTTTTGAAGGGTGGGTTGTAAGTGAAGTGTCCACGTGGGGGTGTCTCATCAGTGAGACATCCTCCATGTTGGGCGCTAATATTCTTAATACTCTCTTTACTTACCTGTCACTGGTGAGACGGGGTAAGTCTCATGGATGAGACACCCTTGTGTCACTGGTGAGACATGCTAACAGACAGTTTAACATTTATGGGTGTAGACATTTATGGCATAAAACCTTTGGTTCCAGAGCCTTTGCTTACGGAAGACGCAACGCCTGAACAGGTACGCATTGCCCGTGAGATTCGTGAAAAATGGAAGCAAGACTCACCAGGAGCATATTTTGCCAACAACTGGTGGAACTGGAGACCCATTCAAATGCTGATTAATGTGTTCAACATGTCCTATGAGCTAAACATTCCTATAGAGGAGATTGATGCGCTAAACTCTAATAGTGGTCAGGGTATTACAAGTCCTGAACATTGTCAGCGTTTGGCTTATTGCTTTGAGGAGATCATCAATGACATGATCAGCCGTGATTATACAACGGTGTATCTGAACACTGGCTTATGGGCAGATGAAAACGGTCGTCCTGCCAATGACAAAGACCTGGCAATATTGCAAGGTATGGAATTAGGGATCATGTATGGTCCTGTAAATCTGGGTGATAAGACGTATAAACCTTATCACGCCACAAATATTGACAACTTAAAACGCTTTGCAGATTTCTTGATGAACTGCAACGGCTTCAACGTTTACTAACAACCCAAAACCATAAGCAAATGCTTTTAAAATCATTCATTGAAGGTACAAACTACCACGTACGCCCCTTAGAAGGACAAGCTATTGAGAAATCATTCACCCGTAAGATGGAGGATGTGAAAATCACCTGCACCATTGCAGACTTCGCCCAGTTTCCACTTAGCACCCTGTTCTTCTGTGAGAATCCTGAGATTCCTGAGGGTGACCACCTTCATATCCCCAAGGGCGCTGCCATTCCGTTGATGTACGGTACGTCAGTGTTCCCATTGACAACGTTGGGAGACAAGCTTGAGTCGGTGGTGAACTACACCGTTGACTACATGATCAGCAACGCTGAGTACGGCATTGACGCTGCCAAGGATTTCACCAAAAAGGTAGAAGCCTACGGGTTTACCTATGACTGGGATGCCAAGTTAGCTATTCCTGAGCCTGGTTCAGGTCCTACACCGATGGGCGCTATGAAAGCATCCATTGCAGCCAAGTTTCCTGTACCAAAGGTAGAGGACATTGGCTTCCAGGTAGATCCTGACAAGTGGTATCTCATGGTGCGTAACGTGTTGCGCGGTGAGAACACCCTTCTTATAGGCCCTACCGGTTCTGGTAAGACAGAGATCATGACCCACTTGGCTGCGGCCATGGAGCGTGAGCTGCACATCCAGGATATGGGTACTGTGCAGGATGCATCGTCATCGTTGCAGGGTGTTCACCGTTTGAACAAAGAAGGCCACTCTGCCTTTGAGTTCGCACCGTTCGTGGACCACATCAAGAGTGGTGGTATTGTCTTGCTTGACGAGTTGAACCGCTCGCCTCTCGCTGCCAATAACATCTTGTTCCCATGCCTGGACAAGCGTCGCTACTTACCGGTAGACATTGCTTGTGAAGGATGTGACCGCAAGGTGATGGTCAACGAGAACACCGTGTTCTTTGCGACCGCCAACTTGGGTGCAGAGTACTCTGGTACCCAGGCTATTGACCGCGCGTTGCTGGACCGCTTCTTCCCTATCGAGTTGGATTACCCACAAGAGAAAGATGAGGTGCGTGTATTGATGTTGCGTACAGGCATTGACGAGAAGTCTGCCACCGGTATTGTGAGAGTCTCTAACGAGATCCGCAAGCAGTACAAGGAGCAGGAGTTGTCCAACGCCGTTTCTGTGCGTCATACACTTCAGGCTGCCGGTCTGATCGCTGACGGATTTGAGGCTGACAAAGCCTTGAGACATACGATCCTTCCTCTGTTTGAGGATGGTATCGGGGTGACTGAGCGCTCTAAGGTGCTCAGCATCATGGCTGCATTCTAAAGCTGTACAGGGAACAGCTACAGTTGAGTGGGGAGATCCGTTCTCCCCCTCATCATTCCCCAAGTTGAACTATGGACAGTACACCTTACATGGGTAAATACGTAAAAGACTGGTTTAATAGACGCGCGGAAGACGCGTTCACCCACGTTGATGAATCAAAAAGATTATTCAGCTGGGACCATGGAAGAGATTCATACTCTTCTTTCTTCCACTCTGGCAAGAACCCCGCTAAAGATGCGGGTAAAATGATTGGCTCCATGTTCAAGGTGATTGGACTTCCCAAGCATCTGAAGTATACACCGGTGGCTAAACAGGTCAAGGAAAGCCTGGGTTCAGGTCAGCCCAAAGTGCACATTCCCATTGGCATGTTGCGCGATGAAGATGGCGACTGGAACGATGATCCTGAAACCCTGGATGCGTTCTATGGTGCGTGTATTCAGAACGCAGCTCTTGCAGCGATGCAGTCTGACTCGGATTACAGACGTACCATTGGTCCCCGCTATGGTGACGACAAGAAGAACGTGCAGCAGTTGCTGACGTCCATCCTGAACACCGAGCGCATTGACAAGAAGTTGTCAGAGCGTTTACCAGGCTACCTGAAGTTCGTGCAGAAGTTCAAGAACTACATGTACGAAAAGAACCATGAGGCTCTTCCTGAAGACGCGCCCGCAAGAGCACGCCTGCTGGACCTGGTGACCCGCATGTTGCGCTATCCTGCCCACATCACTGAAGAGGAGATGGAAGAGTTCAAGAAGCCCATTGAATCGATTGAGCGTATGCTTAAGCGCAGAGGTGGTATTCCTGATACGTTTGATGAGTGTGATTCTTTTGCCCGCTCTATGGCCAAGTTGGTCTATGAGTATGAGGAAGAAGAGCCACCACCACCCCCGGACGGAGGAGGCGGAGAAGGTGAAGGAGATGGTGAAGGCGGTGAAGGTACACCACCACCTATGATGGGTGGATCTAAAGGTGACGGATCTGCAGAGAGCGGAGGTACAGGTTCTGAGAGCGGAGGTTCATCATCCATGAGCAAAGGCGATCTGGATGCGATGGCAGACAAGATGATGCGTGAGCTGATGAGCGGTGACGAAGGTGATGAATCAGACCACAAGATGATGGCTGACTTCCGTGACTTTGAGGATTCCACCAAAGAGGAGAACGAAGACATCTTCAGTCGTTTGGAAGAAGGCTCTGTGGCCAAAGGTAAGGTCACGTTTGAACTTGCCAAAGGTGACAAGACCCGCTACATGCGTGAGCGTGCCAAGATCGACCTCACCAAAGCACAGGTACTGGCCCGTCTGTTTGCTCGCAAGAGCAAGGACTACCAGTTCACCATGAAGTCTATGCGCTCCGGTCGTTTGGATGTGGGTAAGCTGGCAGAAGCCAAGCAACATGTTCCTACAATCTATGAACGCATGGGTCAGGTGAAGACCGACAAGGTTTGTGTAGGTGTGTTGATCGATGAGTCTGGTTCTATGGGTGGTGGCCGTATTGAACGCGCCCGCCAAGGTGCAATCTTCTTAAATGAAGTGTTTAAGAAGATGCCAAGCGTAGAGCTGTTTATCTACGGTCACACTGCTGACACCAAAGGCGAGGGATCTACCGACATGATGGTATACTGCGAGCCTGGCAAAGCAACCGATCCATTTGCTCTGGGTTCTGTTGAAGCGCGTTGTGAGAACAGAGATGGCGAGGCTATCCTGGCTACCGCTGCACGCATTCGTTCCAAGACCAAGAACAACGGTTTGTTGTTTGTATTGTCTGACGGTGGACCTTGTGCGCACCACTACCATGGCCGTGCTGCCATTGCTGACGTTCGTAAGAAAGTCTTGCAGGCAGAAGCCATGGGATTTCAGGTGATCCAGATTGCGATCTCTGAAGTCGTTCCTTCCTCTGAGATGTTCAACCACTTTATCAAAATGACAGATATCGCCAACCTTCCAAAGGACATGGTGAACTACATGAGTAGAAAAGTGGGTAAGCTCATCAAAGAGCGTGTGTTTGTTTAACCCTATACCCCAGGTGTAACAGCCTGGGGTTTACTTTTTTTCTATGAACATTGTACAGACCTTAACCCGTAAGAGCATGGTCATCAGACCAAGCGGTAGAAGTACTGACTATATCAGCCCGTCGTTTGGCTATGGCTGTTTGTACAACTGTACATACTGCTACATGAAACGACACAAGCCAGAAGGATTGGACATTGCCACCAACACAGCAGAAATCCTGACCGCCATTGACCACCACTCGTGGTTTGCAGATGCAGAGAAACCCAACCAGACGCATGAGCAGTACATCACGTATGATATCTCTTGCAATGAGGACTTTGCATTGCATGCCAAACAACACGAGTGGCAAAAGATCTTTGGCTTTTTCAAAGATCACCCCCGTGCTATGGCATCGCTTGCTACCAAGTATGTGAACCCTGCACTGCTGACGTTTGATCCAAAACAGAAAGTCAGGGTGCGTTTCAGCCTGATGCCTATAGAATATTCTCTTATGCTTGAGCCCAACACCAGCAACATATGGCATAGAATCTATGCTATCAATGATTTCATTGAGGCAGGGTATGATGTGCACATCAACTTCTCACCTGTGATTGTAGCTAAAGATTGGTTAGATAAATACAGGCTTCTTTTTGCGATGGTGGATACAGTGGTGAAACCAGAGTATAAGGACCGTGTGAAAGCAGAGGTGATCTTCATGACGCACAATGAGCAGAAGCACAAGTACAATCTGAAGCACAACTTGCCTGGAGAAGACCTGTTATGGGTTCCTCAAGTACAAGAGTCCAAGGTCTCCCAATACGGAGGCACCAACATCCGCTACAAGCACGACGTCAAAGCAGAGTACATCAAACAATGGACTGCTGTGCATGATGAAGTGATACCGTGGAACACAATACGTTACATCTTTTAAACCCTTAATCCTATGAACAAAGAATTTGTACCCTACGAGTTGGCGGTTAAACTCAAAGAACTTGGATTTGATGAAACTTGTTTAGCTTCTTATTTTCACGCAGGTAAAATGTTAGATGTCTGTGAATATATTACTCACGGTAAATACACAGTATTAGCACCAACATTCTCACAAGCATTTAGATGGTTTAGAGAGAACTATGGGTTATTTGGTATTATGTTACCATATCTTATTACAGGTAATCGATGGTATTATAAAATAACCAATAGAAACAATAGTTCAGATTTACCTTTTGAAACAGGTTTTGATAGTTACGAAGAAGCAGAACTTGCTTGTCTTACCAAGTTAATATCAATCGTTGAACAACAAAAACAAAAATAAAATGAAACTATACACAGAAGAGCAATTAAGAAAAGCGTGGAATACTGCTTATGTAGATGCTTTAGCATTAGATAATGAAGACTATAAACCTATATTTTATGATGATTTCATAGCATCATTAACCCCAATTCAACTGCCAAGTGATGAGGAGATAGAGGGAAGGTATTATAAAGAATTGGAAGAACGTAAAGAAATTGCGAAAAATTTTTCAGGTCAAGTGGCAGGTAGACATCCTGATATGTTTGGACATAATGAGGTTCATAACATGGTTAGAGGCTATATTGAATGCGCAAGATGGATGAGAGATAAAATACAAGGAGGTGACAAATGAGTGATCAAATTGCAAACGCTCTCAGCATCACCCTGCTTGGGATGATGGTAGTTGGCTTAGTCTACATTATGTTCTGGCAACCTAAAGACAGAGTCAAGTAGCCTATGAAAAATCTAAACATGACAGAAGAGCAGAAGCTCCGGGTACTGAATGCCATCATGTGGATTCAGACCTGTGTCTACGCCTGTGATAGCGTAGAAGACATTGAGTGGTTTATGGCCAGACGCGTCAAGTACCTGGCTAAGAACCTGGTGGAGACGTCTCTGAGAGACCACAGCCACATCATTAAAGCATTGTGGGAAGATGAAGGTGCCCAGATGGGTACTGTTACCAATGAAATGGACGGCTTCTGTAAACGTGTGGCTGGTATAGACTACTGGAAAATACCTGAACTCAACCACTTGCTGGACCTTTACAAACAAGGCAAACTGGATCATTTATTCACTAAACCCACTGACCATGACCAAGATGGAAAGACTGAAAGTTGTGTATAGCACTCTGTCTGAAGTGCTTGAGCAATTCCCTGCCAAGTCTTCTCACAAGGCTGCTGCATACATCGACAAGCGTATGCTTGAAACCCTCAAAGAGCTTGAGAAAAATGACACCGGAGAGGTTGTACCCATCCATATCTTTCACCCCTACCCTACGGTACTACACGACAACGATGGCTACCCCACCCCGGAAGCATTGAAGTACCTGGAGAACTGGTGGTTTGGATGGTATGAAGGTGAGTTGTACAAGGGTGAGTTCTCTGAATGCAACAAGCAGAACATCACCGCTCTTGTGAACTACCTGCGTAAGCTCTGGCACTTTGCCGACTGGGGATTTGTCCACAACCAGGCAGAGAAAAAGCTGGAACTGCACACCGGTGGCTGGTCAGGCAATGAAGAGATCGTCCCCTATCTGGAAAAGACCTGGTTTCACAAAATTTACTGGACCATGACCAGAACAGGAGGACACTACTACTATGAGTGGAAATAGCATGACAGAAACCATACTGCGCAATGCGCTGAACAGTCCACACACCCACGGGGTGCTGATGGTCAATGACAAAGCGGTCATGTACCGGGTGGATGGTGACAAGATCACCACCTTCCTGGAATATGTACCGTACATTCAGAGCGCAGTGTCGCCTGAGTTTTACGCTAAACACATACGAATCTTATTACCCTAACCCTATGAAGAACGCATGGTTCCAATCAGGTAGCAACTTCTCTATTGATGAAGTCACCTCACAACTTGACAAATTACCCGTTGCTGTATACAAACTACAGTACAATGAGATGATAAACAAGTATTACTTGACCCGCATCTCAGATAAGTTTGAGTTTCCTTACAAACTCTACAACACAGAGAACAAGTTTGTTGACCGCGTCAAAAAGACCTGGGACAACACCACCGGCAACATGGGTATCCTGCTCAACGGCATCAAGGGTACAGGTAAAACCGTGACGGCAGAGTTGATCTGTAACATCATGGAACAGCCTGTGATCTTGATTCCTGCTGCATACAAAGGACTAACCAACTTCCTGAACGAATTGCAACAGGACTGCACCATTTTTATCGACGAGTATGACAAGTTGTTTGACAAGTACAGCAACTCGTTGCTTACTGTGATGGATGGTGTACTGAAGACCAACTCCCGCCTGTTATTCTTGCTGACCTCCAACAACCAATGGCTGGAGCAGAACATGATGCAACGTCCCAGCCGTATCCGCTACATCAAGCAGTATGGTGACCTTCCGTTAGAGACCATCATTGAGATCGTGGATGACATGTTGATTCACAAACACCACCGCAAACAGACCATTGCGATGATTGCCAGTATGCCGATCATTACCATGGACTTGGTGAAGAGTGTGATCCAGGAGGTTAATATACACGACGAAGCACCTGAAGAGTTCAGAAGCTACTTCAATGTCAATGGAGAAAACGACCGCACGGAGTACAACATCTACTACATCAATGAAGAAGGTCAGAAGGTGTTGCATACACCTAAAGCCACCATCAACATCAAGGCCATTAAGCCTGGTATTGAAGGGTATGACTTTAGAATTGAAAGCGGTAGACCTACCGACCATCACCATACTGGTTACCAGGGTGAGGTCAAAAATGTAGTGGGTGAGAACCAGTTTTTGGTAGAAACCCGTGTTGAAGAACGCATCAGAACAACTGACCCGAACATGCCTGAAGAGACGAAAGAATACTACATCGACCGCATGTATATCCTTGAGCCTATCTCCAAGTACCACAATGTATTTAACGCCTATGCCTTCTAAGAAAGAAAGACAAATCGTGCACAACTCCGTACTCTGTTTAGGATGCGGAGCGGTGCTCGTGTCTCACCACCGCCATGACTACAAGACTTGTGACTGCGAGAACAAAACCATGGTTGACGGAGGTAATGCCTATCTGAGATATGGTGGTGCAGATATGACTAAAGTAGTGAGCACACCTGTGTTCTTAGATGAACCTTTTGAGAAGGTACGTCACTTTGCCAAACGCGGTGCACGCGGTAAAAACGGGGACCAACCCCTGACATGGATACCTATATCCGAACTGTCCAATAACCACCTTGCTGCTATACTTGAGTATGGAGGTGCAGACTGGCATCTGAAACTGATCGCCCAGGAGATATCCTATCGCAAGCTGCATGGCATTGAGATAGCAGACAAAGAAGTTTAACCCAATATCATTTAAACCATGAGAGTTTCAAGGTCTGAATCCGTGGAGAACTATGCAAAGTTCATCCAGGAAGTTTACGAATTGACACATAAAGCGCCAGTCAGGGTTCCCCTTCACGCACTGGCCAGAAAGCACCGCATTTCACAGATGGTATCCACTGCGTTACAGCAGGAAGGATCACTGCGCAGAGGTAAGCTAAACACCTATCGTTGGATGGGCCCCGCTCCTACTCCTACCTACACAGCGGGAATTCGCAACAGTGTAATGGTGTATCATAAAGAGAGCAGCAAAAAGAATAAAGCTGAACGCATGAAAAACCAAGCGACATTGAACCTGGCACCGGAAACTGCAGTAACACCGACCGTTACCAGAACCAAGTACAAGAGAAAGAAAAACATCTCTTTGTTCTGGGGTCTTATCAAGTTCAGTTACTGATATGTTTGAAGAGAATCAATGGTGGGGTTACCGCCACACTTCTGGTTCTTTACAAGCTAAGCGTTATTGGGGACCTCTTGACATTCAAGAAGCTCAAGAGAGTCCCTTCTGCGCTGCTGTCGTAGGACCATTTTGGGCGTCTGACAGAGAAGATGCCCTCAAGAAAGTTGAATTAATGACCAACACCTATGGAAAGAATCCCCTTTGACTATGACAAATATAGTGCTGACCGCAACGCATGGAAAGTGTTTACAAATAATGACACTTTGGTAGCGTTTGTGATTAAATCATCTGATAAGGATGAAATTTACCCTTACTACGGGATAGTTGTAGATGAAGACGGTGCGCCTAGTCCTGAAACGTGGAATACAAAAGGCTGGTACACTACGGAAAGCGAAAAACACCGCTTGAGCTTAAAAGACATGGAGTATATAGGCAAAGAAAAGCCTGTGGAAACCAAGGTTGTAAGCTCCCTGACACCAAGGTTACGCAACATCTATTACAGCCGTCTCACTAACTCTGTAGTCATGGGTACCAAGACTCATGAAACCTGGATAGAAGCAATGGAATATGCCAACCGAACATGCTTACACCAAAAGAATTTAGAGCACCTGTGCATTTCCAGCCTGGAAGAACACCCGCAGATCAGAGAGATACTGATTGCTAAAGGTTTAACAGAAGTTATTGTAGATCCTGAACTTCAAGAAACAGAATAATCATTAAAACTTAGCAAATTGTCGCATCCTTTACACCACGCTATTTCTTCAGCCCGCAAGTTTGGAGGAACATTTGAAGCATACCTTCCACTCCATAACTGGTTTGATGAGACGAAAGCTCACTACCCTGACATGCGCCACCGTGCGCTACGACACCACTCAGAAGGCATCTTCTGGGCGGAAAAAGAGTTTGGTGTATACATCACCAACTCTGATGGCAAAATGGTCCCTACCCGTGCTGTAGGTGAACAACATGTCCTAGAGGACATTGGGTTTATTCCCACAATTAAAGACTACCTGGACTGCATGGAGCAGAAAGGGTGGATGTACAAGCCCGGAGAAGGGCGCAAGGTCCTGAAAGAAATCGCCCAGGATAAATCAGATTATGTTCAACCAACAGCAAAATTACCATGAGTGAAAAAACTTTTTCAATCCAGCAAATCATTGACTGGTGTGACAAGATGACCGCAGAAGACAAGCGACCTATCCTTAAGTGGGAAGGTGGCGGTGACTCTGGCTGGGTTTATATGGAAGATGAAGAGGGCAATCGTTATGATGACCAGAAAGAAGCAGAGCATTTGGTCAACGAAATGTATGACACGCTGGACTATGGATCATGGGCCGGTGAGTTCAGTGCCAACGGTGAAGCCATGTACAATGCAGAAACAAAGTGTTTTGAAGGTACTGACTACTACAGCGAAGAAGAACGCGAATCGTGCGATGCCAACATCCGCATTGAAATTCCAGCGTTCATTCCGTTTGACCGTTTAGAGATTGAGACAGAAGGTGAAGAAAACGTAAGTGTTAACTGTGCGCTTGCGCTAGATAACGGTTATGTTCACCCTGCTTCTCATGATGTTATGACGGCTTTAGAAAAGCAGCTTAGTGAAGAAATATCATCAGCCATTGACACATATGAAGGTCCTGATGAATTCAGCAGCGCATATAGTCATTACGTAATTGACCGTAACGATTTTAAGCGTGAAGGTGATATGATGGTGTACAACCTAAAGGATGTTGAGTTTAGCGTTCATAACACTGTAGACAAAGACATAATGATTGACCTTAAAGAACTTTTAGAAAATGAGCAAGACCTCAACAATTAATTACAGCCAGCTTGAGTATAACATTAATCGCATAGGGGGATTCTCTTTCCCCCTTGCGATGAGTATCTGGAAAACTCAACACAAAACTTTTGACAAATTTGAAAGTGTGACCCGCGCTAACTATGAAGGTACAGACTTTAGCGATTACTTTGATGTAGTGCGTAAAGCCTGGGACAGCACCCCTGAATTGACAGTGAAGCAGGCGTTCACTGCTACCAACATTGAGCACCGTCGTGTGATGTTTAATGTTATGGGTGTGGATAACCTGATGGCAAGCCTGAAGCCTCAACTAATTGACCGGCAGACCATTACCCGCGATAACCTGGTATTTGACAACGATGGTAACAAACGCATTGAGACAATGATCGACACTTATGAGCTGTACAAGATTGATGGTGACCGATTGTTTGAGGGTGCTACCAACCCTAATCGTTGGGCTCGCGAACGTGATAACAGTGTGTATGCGGTAAAATGCAAAGATGCATCAACGGAACGCGAGTACTGGATCTATGTGACAGAAGAAGCTGCCAATGGTAAAAATGCTTTGGAAGCAATTGCCTGGACCTATCAGATGAAGAGCGGAGTAAATACTGAAGAGGTATACCGCCAAGGTGAGGTCATCATTGCCAAGCATGGTAATGCGATAGAGCCTAACCATTGGGGAAGGTTCTATCACATGACCAAAGAAGAATATCTAACCAAGATCAAAGCTCAGAGCTAATGAGAAAGCTATACGAAAACAAAGACAATAAGCTGGCTCTTGCCATGGGCAGAACCGGCAACGGACACATACTGAGCAGCATCAGCGGCAAAAAGACCATTGAATGGACAGAAACCGTTGATCGTCAGACGAATACAGTAGAATTTAGGCTGACTGAACCTGCCATTCTTCTTCATCCTGAGCACTCACCAATTGTGCTTGAGCCAGGGGTGTACACTCGCACCTTACAGGTGGAGTTCAACCCCTTTGACAGAACTGTAGGTTACATTTTTGACTAAAAATTTTGCACAAACATTTTGTAGATGTGCAAAATCTTGTTGTAATATTGTAGACCTCTATGAACACCACGCTGAAGCGCGCCCTCTATCTAGATGATGTGCGCACCCCAACCGTTACCCTGGAAGGCTTTGCGCCATTTACAGTGGTAAGAAACTATGACGAGTTTGTCGGGCACATCCAATCCTTTGGAGTGCCTGACCTTATATCTTTTGACCACGACCTGGCTGATGAGCACATGAATGATTACTGGGAGAACCAGTACAAGGGGAACCCCGTGGTTGAATATGACAAGTTTACTGAAAAGACAGGCCTTGATTGCATCAAGTGGCTGTGTAACTACATCCTTGATGAGTATGAAAAAGGTAATACTATTCCTATGCCTACTGTGTGTGTGCATAGCCATAACCCTGTGGGTGGTGCGAACATACATAACTATGCAAATAGTTTCTGCGCATCCATGGGCTGGCCTGATATTGCTTCTTTTGTGAGAATACCGTTTGAAATTCAAACCAAGATAGAACCATGATCAACAAACCTGTCCTCAAAGCTCTGGTATTCCTGGTCATCAACGTTGTGTTGATGCTGGTGTGGCTCAGAGTATTCAAAAGTCCCTTACCCTTTCTGGGCTGGGCGTGTATCATCCTGCACGTAGGCGCTCTGTTAAGTGTCAACTGGATGAAGATCCTTAGTAAGTAATTAATTCAAAAACCAAATGAAAAAGTTAGTATTCTTTTTTGCCTTAGTGGCAGTTGTATTTACAGCATGTAACCCTGTTCAACCCAACTTTGAAGGGGTGTTGATGCAAAACTATGGCCGCAATGGTGTGGCTGATTTCTCTATTGTGACTGGTACGCAAGGCATGTTAGGACCTGGTTCTGAGTTGTACCAGGTGCCTATGTATGAGCAGACCGCTGACCCACAGCAAGTGACCATTACTGCAAAGGATGCAGGTGTATTTACCGTTGACCCTATGTATACGCATGAAGCGTTACGCGGTAAGGGTATTGACATCGTGTTCAACTACAAACACGTAGGATTGGATGATAAGTTAGACAACCTAGAGAACATGATCCTTAGCCCTATTGTAATCAATGCTTTCAGAGAAGAGGCCAGAAACTTTACCACTGACTCACTCATGAACCATCTGAACGCATTTGAATCAAACGTGCAAGCTCGTCTGCAGAAAGAGTTTGAAAATAAGTTCTTCAAGCTTAACTCATTGACATCAGGATTGACTCCTCCTGCATCTATGGCAGATGCTATTGAGAAGCGTAACAACCAGAAGCAGATGGCAGAGCAGGTTCGCAATGAGCTTGAGGTAGCCCGCATGCAGAAAGAGAAAGCGCAGATTGAACAAGAGACCAACCGCATCAAGTCTCAGGGTTTGACCAAAGAGATCTTGACAGAGCGTTACATTGACGCGTTGCGTTGGAGTAACAACAGAATCATCATTACAGACGGCAAGACCCCTGTGATGTTGAATCAATAAGGTGTAGCGCTACGCCCGCGTCCATAGTGCAACGGTAGCATGACGGTCTCCAAAACCGTTGGTCCTGGTTCGAATCCAGGTGGGCGTGCAACAACGTTCTTTGACATATACTCTTTCATGTACAATAGTACCAAACAAACCTCCGCGTGTGCTGACACAGAGATCAGATGTGAGGGAGCGGTTCCCACAGTTCAATGTACTCTTTATCCAGTAAGCGCTATATCCGCTGAACCATCATTGAGTGCCTTCCCAGCCGCAGGGTAGAACAAGCAGGAGATTGATCAGGGAAATGTAACATGAAAGATGAGATTAAGGAGTGAGTTAAAAGACCAACAAGAGGAAAATGATCACCCAGATGGTACCGAGTAGGTGTATCTGTAGTACTCTTAACGCGATTGAAGCAACACCTCCTCAGGTTTATACATGGTTGACAACAATAGTCCGAGCTATCTTCAAGCGGGTGTGATTAACCCGTGGCTCCGCGTGAATACTAAATCATAGAGATCACAGACTAGAACAAGGCGCACCGCTTGAAGAGCGGTTTAATACAACTAAACAAACGCCAAGTTCCGTTGTCATCCATGTACAGGCTACGCAGTACAGATAGCAGGCCGGGTAGCTCCCGGTCGCCCCAGTTGAACAAAAGTCCAGGTAAGATGCGCATAATCCTGGTGCGCTATAGTACTGGGTTCTGTACTGCATCCACACAGTCAGGCTGCGAGTAATCAGCAGTAAGGAGGCAAGATAATGAGCATATAAAAGGATTGCCTAAGGTATAAGCGGTTGCGCGGAAGCATAAGTTTCACCGTTATAGCCTTTCCCGTGAGTGCTCTGCGTAGGGTTGCGCCCTACCCTGACTGCTAAGTGTTGTTCCCTTGAGAAAGGAATAGATAAAGGAGGATAAGCTGCTTTCAAAAGCATTGTATCTCACAACACAGAGGACTTCTCATCCTCAACATAGTCAGGTGACTGAATTGGTTAAGGTTGCCTCCCGCTGATGACGGGATAGAGTATATACAGGTTCGAATCCTGTCCTGACTACCGTAGGTTTATTTGAGAGTAAAGACCTATTCAAAAATCTTAATAACTCTTGTTAGTCAGGTGGCGGAATTGGCAGACGCACTGGGAATAAAATCCTTGGGTACAGGTTCGAATCCTGTCCTGACTACAACAGCTCTTAACGTAAGAGAACGAAACATAGATTTGGCATCCCATAAGAACTGCTCGCTCAAAATCTCTAAATCGTTAGTTAGCAATGTTTGTGACTCATTAATGTAAAAGTCACACATAGTCAGAGAAGCATGATTAGGTTATATGCCCCACCTGGGTTGAAGGCTGGTAACTTCATTAAACAGATGCCGCATGGGAGATAGCAGGTTCGAATCCTGTCCTGACTACAAACTTATGTTTGCATACAGAGTAATCTGTCGTCAAAGTCCTGAGCATATTGACGTTAAAGACTTTAAACTGCTTAAACATAGTCAGGTGGCGGAATGGCAGACGCTGATGTAGATGAAGCATGGTAAGTTCATCCTTACAGGTTCGAATCCTGTCCTGACTACGAATGTGGTTCAACTCCACTCGTTGACTGAGGTTATGGTAAGTAGGTGTGCCAAGGTTCGAGCCCTTGGGTCTGGTGACAGATGATGGTAGACACGAACAGTCTGACTGCAGGGAAAGACCTGTCAGGCCCAAGTGGTGGAATTGGTAGACACACACGTCTCAGAAGCGTGTATCCAAAAGATGTGCAGGTTCGAGTCCTGTCCTGGGCACTATGAAAAAATGTTTTTACTGTGAGCGCAAGCTCCCCCTGTTCATGTTTCCATTGAACAGACGTGCCTATCAACGCCCTGAAGATAAGGGCCGGTGCAAATCATGTCACATATGCAACTACAAGTCCTGGTCTCGCCAGGGTTTTGCGTGGTTGTTCAATCTTAACACGAACAAGTTTGAACGTGTGGAGTTTAAATCTAAGTTGGACGTTATCAGAAAAATACTATGGAGGTAAAAGAATTTGAGAGTTATCTCACCATGGATGAGTTGGCAAACTTCAAGAAAAATGTTGAAGAAAAAAAGCTTATAAAGTACCATGAATATATACAACTCAAAGATGCTAAGAATGTAATTGCAGGAGCTTTTGGATGGGCTGATTCAGAGCAAGGACATGCTTATTGGTCTGAGATACAGAATCGTTTAACAAAAGGTGAGCCACTGACATCAGGCTACCTAAAAGGTCATAAATACATGCGGTACTTCACCGCTGATCAATGGAGTGAACTGTGCACCATTGCCATGGAGTTTTTAGGTATTGAACTATACAGCAAGTGGATGGAAGGTACGTACACAAACATGACCAACTTTCTTGGCTGTGGTATTCCTACCAGTAAACAGTCCAAGTTTGTCAACAACATCCGGGTGGCTGACAGTAAATCCTACCGTATGTCCAGAGGCTACCAGGTAACGCCCGGTGAGTTTCTGACCAAGGTAGAAATAGACAGAGACACATATACCTCAACAACACGCATACACGAGACCTATGAGATACGTTAAAGGCAAGCTGACTAAGACCAGCAACAACGAATGGGTGTTCATCACCCGCTTGACAACTAAAGACAGTAAGTCTGAACTGAGCAGGGTGCAATCCTACCCTATCACACCCCTTGACGAAGAAGTGGTCCGCTATCATGAGCAGGATCTGAGAACTTCTCACAACATGGAATACCGTGGTGAGAGCATGAGAGCTGAGCTCAAAGACTATTGGAGTTCTCCAGACGGCAAGTACACAGAGCTGCATCCATCGGAGAGCTTCAGAAAATTTGCTAACAAAAAAACATTTGCTAAACTGATTTATACAGATAATGAAGATCAACATCAAGAAACTGCACCCTGATGCAGTGATCCCTGTGTACGCCAAGCCCGGTGACGCAGGATTAGACCTGACCGCTATTTCAAAGCGCGTAGAAACAGGTATTGACTACAACGGTGAGTACATCGAGTACGGCACTGGCCTGGCCATTGAGATCCCAGAAGGGTATGTTGGTCTGGTATTTCCCCGCTCATCGGTGAGCAAGAAGGATCTGTTCCTGGCTAACGCGGTGGGTGTAATTGACTCTGGTTACAGAGGAGAGATTAAGCTCCGCTACAAACTTGAGCAAGACTACGATGCTTTAGTAGACTGGGAACACCCCACCCGCATCATGTCTGATGTTATCAATTATACGCATGATGACCGTAAGTTTTATGCCAACATATATGCTGTTGGTGACAAAGTTGGACAGTTAATTGTCATGCCTTATCCCCATGTTGAACTGATAGAAGTGTCAGAACTTGCTTCTTCAGATCGTGGTGAAGGAGGCTTTGGCTCAACAGGAAAGTGATGAGAGTTGCAACAGGATTTAACATAACGCGCTTGGGGTTATGTCTCTACATTAAGAGACAGCCCCTAAGAGAGCGCTACCGCTACAAGATTGTACTACACCTTGTGGTACTTGAGGCGGTACTTAGATTTAATCTGCCATGGAAATGAATGAGGAAAGTGGGCAGGTGGAAGTGATCAGCCCTTATGGTAGGATTTATCTGTACACCCATGACCACGCAGCAAAGATGACCAATGACGTTTACAGCGCCCTGGCCGCACGGTTGCGCTGGGATGACGCTGACTACCTGGCAAAGATTATCTTCTGCCATATGGTTCCCATAGAGTGCTGGCAGGACGATAAAGGTTACGGTATAGGTACACAGATGTATGCTGACATCAATCTACTGATTACAGTGGATACCGTCAAGCAACAGATCACCATTACCTCTGCCAAAGACAAGACTTTTTGGTACCGTTCCAGCTTCCAGGATTTTGTGGAAGGGTACACTAAAAGCGCAGAACTTTAAACTTTGGAAGTTTAAACTTTTTATCTAGCTTTGTGTAAAACTGTGAGTAATTTATACTCACACGCTGAAACGCAAGCTGGTAAACGGTTTTGAAGGGTCCAAGTTTTTACAAGCATAGCCGCCTCCAAAAAAGAGGTGGCTTTTTTATGTGCATAATTAATTGTAGCAATATAGTGGAAAAGATGTAGAGGTGTTTATATATTTGTAGACCGACCTCTTCAGTTTTAGTATACTTTAGTGACTAAGTTTTAGACTTGCACTATGTTATACCAGCTACCCAACGGAAAGTGTGTGGAGTTGACCATGGAGCAGTTCTTACGGATGACAGATGAAGAACTAAAAGGCATGGTAGCTTTCAATGCAGGGGATGAGGTCAACGACCCGTTTGCCCTGAGTGTCTTGCGCTACGGTCCTCACAGACTGGCAGAAGACATAGATGATATTGATGACTACGAAGAAGTGCCCATTTCAGATCTTACTGATGTTGAACTAGAAGAAAAGCTTTATGATCGTGACTTTATAGACTTTGACAACCTAGAAACCTAATGTGTTTTCACATTCAGGTTTAAACCGCAGCATTATGCTGCCCTGAATAACTACGTTTATATGCAAGCTAAGCCTAAAACATGTGCCGGATGCGGTGAGACAAAGCACATCTGGAAAAATCATGAAGGAAAAAAGTACTGCAAAGACTGCTGGTACAGAAACGAAGTCCCAAAGACTCCATCACAACGCAGGCCCATGAAGCCTGTTTCTGACAAGAAAGACGTACTTGACGTCCTCTATTCAAAACTGCGCAAGGAATTCCTGGAAAAACCAGAGAACGCCACCTGTCGCGCCAAGCTGCCTGTATGCCAAGGTGGATTTAAACAAGAACTTACCGTACATCACACCAAAGGTCGTGGCAGGTATTACCTGGATACCGCTACCTGGGTGCCGTTATGTATGTCATGCCACCGCTGGGTTGAGGAACACCATGCGGAAGCCAAAGAAATGTTCCTCTCACAACACAGAAAATAACTATGAAAAAGTTTATTGGTTACTACATTATCGGTGCGCAGAACGCTGAAGATGCGCGAAATGAAAAAGGCTTACTGCTATGGAGCTCTGTAAAGCCCAGCTGGTTTAAACGCACGCTCAATCGTGTGTTGCTCAACATCTACTGGGTAGACAAAGAGCGCTACAGTACCGGTAGTGAAAAGAAAAACCCTGACGTTCAGCTAAGCAAAGTACGCTGGACTAAACAACCAAAGTAATATGACAGAAACTGGATTATCTAAAAGAGAAATAATCCAGCAGGAAGCAATGAAGGCCACAGAAGGTAAATACCGCTGTGGTCTTGCCATCTCAATGGGTGTGGGTAAAACCTACATCGGGTTGCAGCACATGCAGCGTGAGTATACCTATGCCCAGCAAATGGGCAACATTCCCAGGTTTTTGGTTGTGGCACCCAAGGTGTCTATTTTCCAAAGCTGGAAGGATGATGCTGAGAAATTTGGCCTTACGCACCTGTTGGAGTTTATAACTTTCACAACGTATTTATCGCTGTCCAAACAGCCTAATGACTATTCCTGTATATACCTGGACGAATGTCACAGTTTGCTATACAGCCACGAGTTCTACCTGGGTACATATCCTGGACAAATCGTGGGACTTACAGGCACGCCTCCCCGCTATAAGAACTCTGAGAAGGGTGAAATGGTGGCACGCTTCTGCCCTATCGTGTACTCCTACATCACAGACGATGCAGTGGAGGACAAGATTCTCAATGACTATAAGGTAATTGTGCACCAGCTTGAGCTGAACACGCAGAAGAACTACGCTGTCAAGCTTAAAAACGGCGGGCAGTTCATGACCTCCGAGCGTGAGCACTACATGTACTGGACCAACAGGATAAATGACACTACCAACTTTGCGCAGCAGAAGATTTTCCGCATCATGCGTATGAAAGCCATGATGGAGTATAAGACCAAGGAGAACTATGCCAAGGCAATGCTGGACATGATCCATGACAAGTGCATTGTGTTTTGCAATACCACCGAGCAGGCTGACCGTATCTGTAAAGACAGTTACCACAGTAAGAACCCTGACAGTGAAGACAACCTGCTCGCGTTTAAGAACGATGACATCGATCAGCTTAGCTGTGTACTGCAACTCAACGAGGGGGTAAACATCCCCAACCTGAAGGCAGGGATTATCCTGCACGCATACAGCAACGAGCGCAAGAGCGCACAGCGCATTGGACGTTTGCTTCGTTTAAATCCTGATGACAAAGCGGTGATACATATCCTTATGTACCGCGACACGCAGGATGAACAGTGGGTACAAGAAGCACTTAAGGATCTTGACCCTGAGAAGATAAGTTACACGTATTCAATGATTGACTGATGAGTAACGCAACTGTACACTACGTCAAAAAAAATGGACAGCTGGTGCTTGCTTCTGATAGAGATGCGGGTGCCTTAAAGCTGTTCAACATGGCCATCAAAGATGGAGACGTCATTGAAGTCTACTTGACAAAAACAGATGGTCAGCAAAAGACCGTTGGGCAATTAGCCAAGGTTCACAAGATGATCCGCGACCTGGCCAATTTTACAGGTGACAACTTTGAAGACATGAAAGACGAGGTCAAGCGACGTGCCGGACTCTATGTTATTACAGGTCCAGAAGAAAAAAACACAGAACTCAAAAGCTTTGCAGATTGTTCAAAGGATGAACTGTCTGCTGCTATTGAAATCTGTGTTCAGTTAGGCCACCTGGTAGGATACTATATGGACTAGAGTTCAGAGTCAAGCAGTTCACGCATTTCTTCTGCAGTAACCTTCTTGACAAATCCTTGCTCTTTAGCCATGTTTTCAAACTCCTTGCATAGAATAAGCATGGTTTCATAGTGCTTGACCCACTCATCTGTATACGTTTGTTTACGGATTTGTTCATGCGCCTCGTTGATTTGCTCAGGAGTCTTGCCTTTTACAAAAGAGGCAGTAGCTTCCTGAATACGGCGGTAGTATCCCGCGCTCATCTTGACACTTACCAAAGCTTCTTTGGTGATGATGTCAAAAAGCTGTTCTGATTTTGGAGTTTCCATTCTGTTAATGTGTGGATATTGTTCTACAAATGTAATCGTATTTATTAAGTCTCTACAAATTATGAATCAAAAAGTTACAGTCAATCATGATGAGGTTATAACAAAACTCTCAAGCATGCTCAAGGATTCCGGTTGGCACAACGTGCTCAAAGGTTTTCTTGTCTCTGAAGATTTCAAGAAGATTCTTGTTACTCTCAATGACATGGTCAATAGTGATCAACGGTTTACGCCACCGCTAAAACAGGTGTTTCGCGCTTTTCAAGAGTGTCCTTTTGATCAGCTGCGTGTGGTAGTAGTGGGCCAAGATCCTTACCCACAATTAGGAGTTGCTGATGGAATAGCTTTTTCCTGTGGCAACACTAAAAAACCAGAAGCGTCCTTGCGCTACATTTTAAAAGCGGTAAACGGCACAGTGTATGACGATAAGCAAGACTTAAAGAATGTAGACCCAGACCTTACCCGCTGGGCAAATCAGGGTGTACTTATGCTTAACACAGCATTGACTACAGAAGTTGGCAAAATAGGAAAACATTTTGACATTTGGCAACCTTTCATATCATACTTAATTGATATGCTTAGTAAAAGAGATACACCCTTGGTATGGGTTTTTATGGGCAAGCAGGCTCAAAACCTGGCTGATCTTGTTGATGATCACCACACGGTTTTAACTTGTTCACATCCTGCTTCTGCTGCTTACCAAAAGCAACAGTTATGGGATTGTAACGATGTGTTCAACAAAGTGAATGAAGCGCTGATTACAGACGCCATAGTCTGGTAAAAAGTTATGAACACCGCCCAACTTTATGTAGAGGTAAATTGCTTTAGCTCTACAGTTTTACTATCTTAGCAATCTCTTTCCGCACCTTTATGTACGCTCCTTCAACTTCTGCACCTGGTCCGCCAAGTGCAAGCAAACCCGTCTCTTCTAAATTGCCCTGGAAGAAGTACACGGACATTATGCAACAGGGTATTGACTACATTTCCTCCCGCGCAAAGGGAGAGATCAAATCCTTAAGAACACAGTGGGAAGCGTTCAATAAGATTGGACTCAACGGTATTGAGTGGAACTCCCTCTATGTCCTTGCTGCCAGACCAGGTGTGGGTAAGACGCTCATTGCTTCTTCCCTGACCCGCGAATTGCAACGGATTAATACAGACCAGGACTTTGCCGTCCTGCACTTCCAGTTTGAGATGCTGGGCCGCAACATTGCCCTTCGCGAACTCTCTGCTGCCAACAGGCTGAACATCCGCTACCTGCAAAGTTCAGGGGATGATGGCATGCCACCACTCAGCGCAGAAGACATGAAGAAGCTGCACAACTATGTAGCTACCCAGGGGCATCGCCAGGATTATATCATTGATACCGCCCTTACGGTGAACGAGATGCGCAAAGCCCTGGTGGATTTCTACAAGGAAGTAAAGAAACCTTTTGTGGTCACCCTTGACCATACCCTGCTGGTTAAGCAAAGCGGCACAGAAACCAACAGGCAGATGACTCTGCAAAACCTGGCAACCATGCTCACAGAAATGAAGAACGCCCTGCCGGTAACGTTTCTGATTCTGACACAGCTTAACCGGGAAATTGATGATCCTGAGCGTCAGAAACCTGGCTCTCTGAGTAACTATCCTACAGAAGCTGACGTGTACGGATCTGACTATTTATTGCAATGCGCAGATGTAATGGTGGCATGGAATCGTCCAGCCAAGTACAACCTGAGTGTATACGGTCCACTAAAGTACATCATCACTCCTGATGACAAGTACTTGTTGGCAATGCACGTTCTCAAAAACCGGTTTGGCGACACCGGAATTCAGTGGTACCGCGCAGAGTATGCACTGATGACAGTCGTGGAGACCGCCACTCCACATCAACAACCTAGAAAATAAATCCAAGAAGTATGAGTTATTCAAGCACTGATGCTAAGAAACACATCACAGAAATCACAGCGGACTGGCGTCCGTTTTGGCAACCTGTCTTTGACACACTGCCTAACTCCAATCCTTTCTTTTCAGCAAAGCTGTGTTACATGGGCAAGGAGTTTAGCGGCGGATCTTCTCGTGAAGAATGCGTAAGATTCTTTCCCAACGAGCTGAACAATGAAGACGGTGTGTACTGTGAGATGTTTAACTGGGAGCAAGGTTATTACCACGAAGGATTTCGTGTGTTGTATCACCTGCCCCACAATCCACACTGGAGAACAAGCTCTGACTACAAAGAGGTGACCACCAGCAGTTCGGGAGCTAAGTTGACAACACCTACCTATGTGGTGAAGTTATCGTCCCTTATTGCGGTAAACAAAACACCAGTAAAGGCCCTCGTGCCTGACATGACAATCAAAGACGCAGGTATTCCTGATCTGTTTTCAGCCAAGATCGAAGACCTGCTTGACGAAGAAAAGTTTACTGAAGCCTACAGTGAGCTTGAGGATGATCACTATACCAAGATGACCATCCGCGACCTGTACTGCATGCTGCAAAACGTTCCTTTGTCAAACAAAAAGTGGCTGAATCAACTAATTCAAAAAGGTAAACAATGCCAGACAAAGTAGAAAAAAAGGCGGTTGGAGCTGATATTCCACAGCCAGAGTTTGTGTTGCCCACAGGCAAGATTAAAGCAGTGTCACAGAATCCAAAAAACATGATCATCTTCAGCAAGCCTAAGGTTGGTAAAACAACATTGCTTGCAAGTCTTGACAACTGTTTGATTCTTGACCTTGAAAACGGTTCAGATTACGTTGATGCTGTTAAGCTGAAAGCACACAGCATTGCGGACATCGTAAAGATCGGGACCCTGATTCTGGCCAACAACAAGCCTTACAAGTACATTGCTGTTGATACCATCACGGCTTTGGAAGAAATGTGCATTCCTTATGCAGAGGAGTTGTACTCCAAGACATCCATGGGTAAGAACTGGTTCACTGACGGCAAAGTCAAGTATGGTGCTATCACCAATCTGCCTAACGGTGCCGGTTATCCATACCTGCGCCAGGCGTTTGAGAAAATCATTGCGTACATCAAGACTCTTGCACCCCATGTAATTCTCTTGGGTCACGTGAAAGACACCCTTCTGGAAAAGAACGGTGCCGAGTTCAATGCACTAGACCTGCAGCTGACCGGTCGTATCAAGAGTATCACCGCTGCATACTCAGACGCTATTGGTTACCTGCACAGAAAAGGTGACAAGAACATCTTAAGTTTCAAAACTACTGACGAAGTAAACTGCGGTGCGCGTCCAGAGCACCTGCGTAACAAGGAGATTGAAATCTCTACAATTGACAAAGAAGGCAATGTAAATGCTGACTGGAGCAAAGTATTCATAGATTAATTTTTAATTCAAAAAACATGTTTAAAGCATCAAACTTTAACCCCAATGCGGGTTCTAACGTACCAAAAATCTTAACACCTGGTACTCACTTTTGTCGCATCATTGAAATGAAGTTGGACACCCCACCTTATGATGCATCTGCTTACAGTATCAACCTGCTTTTGGAAGGTACTGACAGAGGTGATGATTTCCAAGGTGTAGCCATTGACAAAAATCGTCCTGACCTAGGCACATATCGTGGTCAGATTGCAAACGTGCGTTCTGGACGTTATCCTTTTTCAACGTATACCTACCAGGGCAAAGAGATTCAACGCGATGAGCAAATCTTCCGTTGGGTAAACAATCTTGCCAAGCAAATGGGCGTGTTGGATAAGATGAACTCTGACGGTGTAGAAGCAGAAACAATCGAGGACTATGTGGCAGCTGTTGCAAAGTATCTGACTGACCCTGAATTGTGGGGTTACTTTACCATTGGTGGTCAGGAATACTTTACTGACGGGTATGACAAGCCTAACTATCGCATGTTCTTCCCTAAGCAAGAAGGCAAGTTGTTCCCTTATTCTGCACTAGAGAACGACGACCGTCAACCTTTGAACCTGTTACCATTTGACCGCGAAAAGCACATCATTGCAGACAAGAACCGTCCGCAAGAAAGTGCTGTAGAAAGCGTAAGTGGCTTTGGTGGCCAGGCTGATCCACTTGGTGGATTAGGTACTGCTCCATCAGCAGGTCTTGGTGACTTACAGTTGCCCTAATCAACTTCAGAATAACCTAAGGGGAGGGTGAAAGCTCTCCCCTTTTTATTCTTAATCCTATGTTTTCAAGTAAAAGCTTTATAGACGACGTGCATGCCGTGCCTGCTCATTGGATATTTGAGACCTACCTGGGTCTTGAGCCTCTCAATGGTCAGCGCATACGTATTCGCAGCATGTTCAACCCCGCTGACAAAACTCCGTCGATGTTTATTTACTATAACAGAGACGCGGAAGCCTATCGTTACAAGTGTTTTTCCACTGGTAAAGGCGGCAGTGCAATTGACCTAATGATGCACATGTGGAACATGACCTTTGCACAAGCTGCAGAGCGCATCATGATCGACTACAGTAATTACCTGAAGACAGGTCGTCGCTGCGACACTAAGATTATTGAGCACGCCAACTGGAAGGTTGCCGACTTTACTGTGAGAGGATGGACTACTCTAGATGCACAGTTCTGGAGTCCGTATAATATCTCCAGTGTTATGCTGGAACGCTACAACGTCCGCCCACTGGAGCGCTATGTGATGAGCAAAACCATGGAAGACGGTATCCAGGTGCAGGAGTTTGTGGTTACAGGTCCCAACATCTACGGGTACTTTACCGCAGATGGTGTACTGTATAAAATCTATCAACCCAAGAACCGCGAACGTAAGTTCATCAAAATCTGTGATTACCTGCAAGGTCAGGACCAATTACAGAACAACAAGTTCCTGGTGATTGCCTCCGGTCTCAAAGACTGTATGGCATTACAAAGTTTACCGCTGCTCAAAATTGACGTCATTGCTCCTGACTCTGAGAACGCTATGATTGCAGAAGAAAAGATCCTAGAGTTTAAGGATCGTTACCATGCAATAGTAACCATGATGGATTCAGATCAAGCTGGTATTACCAGCATGCACAAGTATCGTGACCTGCACGGGTTACCGTTTGTGTATCTGCCCAAGGAAAAGGACGTAAGTGACATTATTAAAGTGCACGGGGTACAGAACGCCCTGCACTACGTCATTCCCATTCTGGACCGCGCAGTTAACAGCTATGATGCCATGCAAAATATTTTTGTAGAGCACCGCGCGTAATGTAGAGGTTGATTATATTTGTACACGCTAACCTCCTATGAACAACTGGATCTACTTACCCTCTGGTGAAGAAATCACCAAGGTAAACCAACTGCCTAATCATGAAGCCACTGTTGGCTTTGTATACAAAATCACTAACCTGAAAACAGGTAAGTTCTACATCGGGCAAAAAAGCCTGTATCACTCACGCAAGAAAAAGATTAGTGCCACTGAAAAGCGTCTCACCGGAACCCGCAAGAAGTTCCGTACAGAGATTAAAGAATCAGACTGGCTGTTGTACCACGGGTCTTCCAAAGATCTGACAAACGACATCAGTAAGCTAGGTAACAGATACTTTAAGCGTGAAATTCTGGAGCTATGTTGCTCCAAAAAATACCTGTCATACTGCGAGCTGGCATGGCAGGTCAAGCTAGACGTCTTGAAAACTGACAGCTACAACGGTAATATCCTGGGCCGTTACTTCCACCGGGATATGGAAAACTGTAATTAACACTATGGCATCATCGCTAACCAAATCCTTTGTAGCACCACCGTCTATCAGTGAGCGCTACCAGAAAGAAGATGAGTTCTTCAGTAAGCAATTTCTGATGTCTTACTCAGGACTCAATAGACTATTATACAGCCCTGCGCTGTTTTATCAGCACTATGTGCTGAAGCAACGTGATGACACCATGGATCCTAACATGATTGAGGGCAGCCTCATTCATTGTTTGCTCCTGCATCCAGATAACTTTGACCAGCAGTTTGTCCTGTCTGTTCAAGACCCACCCAGTGACAATCCCCGCAAGGTTCTTGATACTTTGCTCATTCATCATAAAGACCTGAAGGCTCATGGTGACGCGCGTACAGAACTTAATGAGTTCAGTGACGCTATCCTAGACATCCTTCGCGACATGAATCTGTATCAATCTCTAAAGACAGATGCTCAGCGTCTTGAAAAGATGATAACACCCCGTCATGAGGAGTACTGGCGCTATCTCACTACTATGGAAGGGAAGATTGTAGTAGGTCAAGAGACCTATGATTTCTGTAAAGCTGTAGTGGAAAAGATTACTTCAACTCCTACCGTCATGGATCGCATGGGATACTTTGGTGACAGTTTCAACGGCATCACCAAAGAAAACGAGAAAGAGATTGTCAGCTTTCCTGAGGACCTTCCTTTTGGTCTGAGAGGATTTATTGACAACCTTGTTTTTGACCCCAACAATAAAGTCATCCGCGTAAACGACGTCAAGAAGACCAGCAAGGACCTGAACAGTTTCTCTGACAGCATTGAATACTTCCGCTACTGGATTCAGGCAGCAATGTATGTGATGATGGTAGAGCAGCAGTATCTGTCCAAACCTGAGTATGAAGGCTGGACCATTGAGTTCAGATTCATTGTTATTGACCCGTACATGCAGATTGCGCCTGTCAAAGTAAGCGAAGAGAAGTTGAACCAGTGGATCAGTACAACAAAGGAAAAGCTGAACGAAGCACGCTATCATTTTGAAAAGCGTGATTTTAGTTTACCCTACCAGTACCTGCTTCACGAAGAGATGACATTATGATATCTGAAATTTATAGAAAATACTTTCAAAAGTCTTACACGTTTCTGTACCCGCTTCTTGGATTCCACAAAACTAAACACCCCAAACCTGACCAAACCTATGTGTCATGGAACGGGGCATTTAGTACGGAGGACCGCAAGCTGGCGTGTGTATTTGAGAAAGAAGACACGGATGCCTGGCGTAAGTTTGAAACTGAGGTGTTGATTACCCACAAGTTTTTAGACTACTGCCAGCCTATTGACGACAAGTACATTGTATATGTGTTTGACCTGAACAGCATAGCGGAAGATTACGACAACTTTGTTGCCGGCAAGTACTCACGCATGAGTCAACAGGCCAAGAAGATGCTTACTGACTATTACGGTGTACACACTCCAGAGTGGGTGTACATTGAAAGCTTTCTGTTTCCAGAGAAGTACTTTAAGCAATACGCTGATATCCTTGACATAGATGAAGATCTACTTAAAGAGGTAGGCGAGCTTTGTGAAAAGTACGACCCGGTGCAGGAAGACTATGCTAACTCTGAAATATTAACCAACAATCCATAACAGCTATGCAAAACATGCTTGCTTACAGTACAGATTGGTACGGACACAAGACGTTCCGTTTGATGCCAGTCACTACCGATTGCCCATTTGTAGAGGCAATCTATGATCCATCCACAAAAGTGCTTGCCATCATTGGTAAGACTTCCATGGAAAAACCCCTCATGTTACCCAAGTTGAACGACAAGGGTCAGACCATTCCGTTAAAGAATGGCGGTCAAGGTGTAGTAGAAGAGCGTCGTATCATGACGACCTTCACTGAGTACTACATGGACAACACAGACGACGTGGTGGGTTTCATCAAACGTTTTGTGGTCAACCCTGATGCTGAATTTATTCAGAACGCGTTGTTTCCTAACCCTCAACAATCAGTAGAACAAGAACAGCTACCTGACCAGGAGGGATAAAGTATGAGACAGCGAAAGTTCTGGGTAATGGACCTAGAAACCATAGTCAACTGCTTTATCGCTGTGTTTGAGGACGTCTTCAGCGAAGAGCGTAAAGTCTTTGTGGTAGGTCCCTATCAGAATGACATGCGCTCTTTCACGGAGTTCCTCATGGAGTCACGGGCAAGCAATGATTGGCACTTTGGTTTCAATAACCTGGCGTTTGACGCGCAAATAACTGAATACATACTAGCCAACCAGGAAATGTTCTGCCGCACAGATATAGACGCGGAAACATATACGACGGTTATATACCAGTATGCTCAATCTGTCATTGAGAAATCTAGAAATGGTGAGTTCCTTGACTACCCAGAATTCAAACTGTCCATACCTTGTGTGGATATCTTCAAGCTCAACCATTGGGACAACCGCGCCAAGAGCAGCAGTCTCAAGTGGATTCAGTTCTCTATGGACTGGCACAACGTAGAAGAGATGCCCCATCAGCACTATGAACATGTGCGTGACCGGCAGACCGTAGACATGGTAGTGAGTTACTGTATCAACGACGTGCAAAGCACCAAGTCGATCTTCAACAGGACCAACCCCAAAGGAGAAAAGGTCATGTTCTCTCAGATCAATTTGCGTGCAGAGCTGAGTAAGCGATACGGTATCAAACTCTACAGTGCTTCTGAGCCACGGATATCCAAGGAGATATTCCTGTACTTCCTGAGTGAAAAGCTGGGGAAGGACAAGAAGGTGATTCGCAACATGCGCACCCCGCGTGATCAGGTTGTGGTCCGCGAAATCCTGCTCCCCTACATCAAGTTTGACACACCGGAATTTATTGCGGTGCACAACTGGTTCAAAGCGCTCACCATAGACACAACAATGGATATGGATGAGCTGGAGAAAAAGAAGGGTCCCAAGTACAGGATGAATTACCGCAAGGTCCCAACGGATTACGCGCTGGGTGGTCTGCATGGTTGTATTGCTTCTGGTATCTATGAAGCAAAAGACAACAAGATTATTCTGTCAGCAGACGTAACGAGCTTCTACCCTAACCTGGCAATCAGGAACAAGTGGTCACCAGCTCACCTGCCTAAGCATGAATTCTGTGAACTGTATGAATGGTTCTTTGAGGAACGTAAAAAGTATGACAAGAAAGATCCGCTGAACTACCTGTTCAAGATCATCCTGAACGCGACCTATGGTCTGAGTAAGGATAAACACTCTTTTCTGTATGACCCGGAGTTCACCTTCCGCATCACCATCAACGGGCAGCTCTTGCTGAGCATGCTCTACGAGATGTTGGCTACCAGGATACCTGGCGCCCAGCCACTGATGCAGAACACGGACGGTCTGGAGTTCATGATAGACAAAGAACATGAAGGATTGTTTTACCAGATTTGCAAGGAGTGGGAAGAAATGACCAGCCTGCAACTGGAAACTGTAGAGTACAGCAAGATGATCATTGGAGACGTCAACAACTACATTGCTGTATTCAAAGATGGCAAGACAAAATGCAAGGGTCGGTTTGAGTTTGATGAACTCGCCCTGCATAAAAACAAGAGTATGCTGATCATCCCCAAGGCATGGTTTGCATACTTCATACACGGCACAGATCCCAAAGAGTTCCTTGCGAACAACCGGGACATTCATGACTACTGTGCAGGTGCTAAGCTGAAAGGCGACTGGTTCTTCATCCGTCAGTATGTGCAAGACGGAACTTACCAGGAGGAGACTCTCAAAAAGCTGGTGCGTTACTACAATTCCCGCAAGGGGTCCAAGCTGATCAAGGCCAATCCTGACGGACGCCAGATGCAGCTGGAAAGTGGCAGCATCCACCAGACCATTTTCAACAAGTTCCAGGATAAGACCTGGGAGGAGCATGACGTGGATGAGAAGTACTACCTGGACAAGATCTATGATGAGATCGCCAAGATTGAGAAAGAAGCACCTGTTTTACCAGCACATTTAGTAAACCAACAATTAAGTCTGTTCTGACATGAAAAAAACTATGAGCGGCATGCCTGCGTATGCCACCATCTTGGGCGCAACATTGCCTGAGAAAACTGAAACTTACACACCTATATCTCACGTATCTGTCATCAACCGTGTCAGAAGTGAGATCACAAGCGCTGGCTATTTTATCACCGGTGAAGAGTATCGCTGCTCCAACAACGGTGAAATTGCGGTGGGCTCGTTCCGCCTGAACTACAAGAGTGACCCAGACATTGAATTGTCTGCCAATTTCTTGAACTCTTACAACAAGCAGTACGCCTTCAGGTTTAACCTAGGCGGCATGGTGAAGGTCTGCATGAATGGCATGATGCTGAACAACAACAAGTTTGCTGCTTACCGTCGTGTGCACACTGGAGCTGCAGACTCGCTTGCCGAAGGTACAATCTCTGGCGCTATTAAAGACGCTGAAGAGTACTGGAACACGCTTGTTAAGCATAAAGAATTATTCAAGGACGAGCTTCTGACAAGCACCAATCAGCATGATATCCTGGGCGAGCTCTTCTTTAACCAGGAATTGCTTACCGGCATGCAGATGAACATCATCAAAAGCGAGATGAAGAAGCCAAGCTTTGACTACAAAGTGGACGCTGATTCTGCCTGGGCATTGTACAATCACATTACCCTGGCACTGAAGGAAACCCATCCTGCTGACTGGATGAACGCACAAGGCGACGTGCACGCGTTGTTTGAACGCATGCTCATTGGTGAACCTGCCGTTGCAGAGTATCCGCTGCCTATAGAAGCAGCATTTCACGCATAATAAGAAACGCCAGTCACTCCGGTGGCTGGCTTTTTTTCTACTACCTATGAAGAAAGACATGATCTATGAGGAGTTCTGCAAGGTAGCAGAACGACCCTCCCGCACCAACAAGGTGTATCTCTTGATGCGTTACCTCAGGCTGAAGTACCGGATCACCATTGACAAAACAAGCTTAGTAAAACGCATTAAGACCTGGACCAAATGAACACCAACCTGATTGGCATTTCTGGCAAAATCGTTTCTGGGCTTGCAAACTGACTACATATTATGTATATTCTTGATATGAATACTACACATATTTACGTACTTATTGACCCAAGAACTGATGAAGTCAGGTATGTAGGAAAAGCAAACAATGTTTCACAGAGATATAAAGCTCATCTGAACAGAGCAAGAAAACACCAGGTGCATAAAGCAAACTGGATTAAAGCTCTGACACAAGAAAAGTTGAAACCAATTGTAGAAGTTGTTGACACTGTTAACATTGAAGACTGGGTTTTTTGGGAATCGTATTGGATCAGCCAGTTTAGAACCTGGGGATTCAATCTACTAAACTACACACACGGTGGAGAAGGTACAACATTTGGCAATCAAACCTCATTTAGTAAAGGCAACAAACCTTGGAATAGAGGTAAAGGTCATACAAAAGCATGTGAGGTATGCGGTAATTCTTTCAATGTACATCCTGCAAGCAGTAAAAAACGAAGGACATGCTCACATGAATGTTCTAAACATCTTACTACTAAGCAGTTAAATCCTAATAGATTTTCAAAAGGTGCACGGGCATGGAATAAAAACTTGCAAGGATATAAGATTGGCGGTTTGAAAAAATCGTTACCAGTTCTACAATACACATTAGATGGAACATTTGTTCAAGAATTTGCAGGTTGTAAAGAAGCTGCACAAAGCATGAACTGCATACCTGAAAACATCAGAAGAGCCTGTGTAGGCAAAAGCAAAACAGCTAAAAATTTTATATGGAAATACAAATATGAAACACAACACTAACCTCATTGGGATTAGCGGGAAGCTAAACAGTGGGAAAGACACAGTAGCTGCTATCATTCAGTTTCTTACAGCTGAAGACCGTTCAGCAGTTTGTGAAGACCTGCTCAAAAACGGCAGAAGTATTCAAGGACATCACAACAGCAGATATGAAATCAAAAAGTTTGCAGGCAAGCTGAAGACCATAGCGTCCTTGCTTACAGGTATTCCTGTAGAGAAGTTTGAAGACCAAGAGTTCAAGAAAGAATACCTGGGTGAAGAGTGGAGTGTGCATGTGTGGAACGACCCAGACCCAATTGAAGACAATGATTATCGCATTACCTCTCGTGTACAGTATGAAGGCGACACATCGCTGATTACTTATAATGAAGGTTATAGCGAAGCAGAAGTCTTTGATGATGAAATTGAAGAAATACCTATGACAGTACGCGAACTTTTGCAGAAACTAGGTACTGAAGCTATGCGTGAGGGATTGCATCGAAACGTATGGGTCAACGCATTGTTTGCTGATTACAGACCCATCAAGCTTTCCCAGGACGACCCCAGCTACTGGCTGGTGACTGACACGCGCTTCCCCAATGAGGCAGAAGCCATTACTGAACGCGGCGGAATCCTGCTGCGCATTGAGCGTCCCGGTGCATCCACCGGTGACCACCCGTCTGAGACGGCACTTGACGACTACCCGTTTGAACATGTGATCATGAACGACGGTGACTTAAACGACCTGATCAACAAGGTCAGGTATTTCTTAACTCAACAAAACATCATCTGATATGGGACTAGATATGTACCTCACCAAGAAAACATACATTGGTGCTGAATACGAACACCGTGAAGTGAAAGCGGACATCAACATTACTGTCATGGGCAAACCCGTGAAGATTGACCCTAAGAAAGTCTCCTACATCCAGGAGTCTGCCATGTACTGGCGCAAAGCCAATCACATCCACAACTGGTTTGTCCAAAACATACAGGACGGTGACGACAACTGTGCAGAATACCCTGTGTCCAGGGAAGAACTGAAAGCGTTGCTTGACACCTGTAAGAAGGTTGCGAACTCGCTGAAAGAATCACCTACTACCAAGAAGAAGTTCAAGATCGGTTTTAGTGGTGGCAAAGATCTCTTTGAAGACTACGACGTGTTTACCAATACGGAAGTAGCTGAAGAGCTGCCGCCTACGAGCTCAGGATTCTTCTTTGGTGGCACCGAGTATGGTCGTTACTACCTGAAAGACCTGGAAGAAACCATTAAGGGGCTTGAAGAGATCTTGGCAGACACAGACACCAACGCTTCCTACTACTACCAATCTTCATGGTAAAATTAATCCGTACCCTATACTACGCGTCGCCCTGGTATGCTCTCAAGTCGTGGTTCACCACCCTTGATGAGCTTGCCAGTCCGGCGTTGTACAAACCTAAATCTTAATCTTATGAGACACTACGTTGTGAATACTGAAGATGACAGTATTGAATACTACATTGACAAAACGGAGGATGAGAACACCGGGCATGACGTCTGGCAACTTACCCGCAGCAAAAGCCATGACTGGTCTGAACCAGCAAGAGGTGAAGCTATCCTTACTATCATTGACGACGGCAACGGGTTCAAAGTCAAGTGGGCAGAGAAGCCTGAAAAGAACCGCCTGAATTATTCCCAGATGCGGGAGCTTCAGATGCTGCTGACCCACATCCAGCGTCAAAGCCCGATTGCTGATCCTGTGATCCTGTTGGAACACAGCGATAAGCTGCGTATGTAAACACAAAACCCCCACCGTTGTGAGGGCTTTGCGGAAGAAACCAACTATAAACAAACTACTGAAGTAGTCTTTTTAGCTTAAGCTTTTGAGCATCTCCACCATCTTAGGATGCGGGTAGATGTCTACTTTGTCTTTTCTGACAGAGTTATGGGTAAACACTCCTGCCTCTCCTTTGAGAGCGCGGGGTGTTACATCCCAGATGTCCTCATCATATGTGAGAGGAATACCGTACTTGTTTTTCCACAACAACAAAAGTTGTCTGGTTGACTCGATCTGTTTGTCTGTGTAGTTGTGATAGAACTTGTGCCCTTTGTAAGGAGTTGCAAGTTCACAGACTTCATCTGCCGGAACTTCCTTGCCCACGTAGTTATAGAACTTACCGTTCTTTTGCGTGAGCTGTCCCCAGCAACATATCTCGATACCAATGCTGTTTTTGTCCAAAGCTCTGTAAGGCACCTTGTGTGTTTTAAATACAGACTCTTTGACACCCAGGTGGTACGCCCAGTACTTGGAAGAAAATCCCTGTACGATTTGACCATCTAGTTCTGGCTTGCCAGGAATCTTACCAGTGATGGTTACACAGGTAGCAATACGTTCAGGATTGCTGGCCCATGCTCTAAATACAGCTTCACCATCAGCATTGCCTGCTGTATGATGAATATAAATCTGTGTCTTTCTGTGTTCTTCCTGCAGATACTGTCCTGCGGGAAACTCTACTTGTTTGATATTCATAGGATTAGCGTTTAAATGAAATCTTCCAGTAACTGGATAGCATGTAAGTCATGACGCCACGATTGTCCAGACCTGCGCTGAGACCAAAGATTTGGTCTTTCTTGTTCTTAAAAAGAACGCCTGCCTGTACGTTGGTGATGGCAACAGGATAGGTAGCGCCAACGGCACCACCTACATACACCTGTCGCTTGGGTGGTAGTGGAATAGTCTTAGTGATTGTGATTGTAGGAATTTTGTATTTGTGGTTGTACATCCGCTGAGCCAGCATGTTCTTGCGGACAGTGTCTGTCAGAACCATAAACCCAATAGAGTCAATGTAGACAGTGTCCTGGTAAATATTCTTACTGGCATATTGTAACACCAAGTATTCATACTGCTTTTTAAGCGCGGCATAGTTAGTATCAGGAACCATCCATGGTTCTTTGATATACTGTGTGTCCGTCTTGGTCTTAGTGACCGTCTTGGTTTCTGTAAGGGTAATGTACTTGTAGGTGGTATCTACCTCCACACCTGGCTTTTCAGGCTGTACAGGCTCAGGACACTTAGGTGTACACGCACGCTGAAGTAAAATGATAAACACCAGGACAAGAATGATCCCGGTGAAGAAGCTGGTTTTGCGGTCTATCATAGGGGTTATATATCAGGAGTATCCTCTTTCTTTTTCTGATTTGGTTCTGCATCTTCTCCCATAGCATCCACCAGGTCATCGCTCTTGCGGCCAATGATGGTCTTGATGCGACTCCAGATATCCTGCTTGGTTACAGCTTCTATACTTTCTATGATACTCTTGAACTCTATAATTGCGATTACTGTGCCTATGAGTTTGGCTACAGGAATCATATCTGTGATAACATACTTTTCAATCAGGAACCCTGATATGATTGCCAATTGATAAAGCAGCAGTTTAGTGACAGTGTCACTCATACGTCTTGAACGTATGCGCTGTTTGAGTTTTAAAGCTTTCCATACACCAACCACCAGGTCAGCGCCCACAAGAAATCCGACTGTGAGCATGAGCTCTTTGATTGGCAAAAGGATAGACAAGCTAGCTAAAAACCAGATCTTGATTTTCATAAGAAACGCAAAATTCATATTGTAGAGATAAGAAATTGTTCTCCACCACCCTCTACAAGAATATACACAATAATGCTGAGACATTGGTCACTTAAAAAACTTAATTAGTTATGTACCTAATGTGTGGAAATTATTTTGTAGACTATAGATGCAGGTCTACAAATGGCTACTATATTTGCAGCCCTCTTTTAAGAATTTACACTAACACCTAATTCTAACCTTATGGAAGAAACACCCATTCTCCAAAGGGATTCATCATCTGTAATCCCTTGGGGACCAGTAGGTTACGTTACCTACAAGCGTACCTACTCCCGTCCATTGCAAAATGGAAAAACTGAAGAATGGCAGGACACTATTGAACGTGTCATCACTGCCTGCAGAGAACAGCTGAACGTAGGTTTCAGCCCTTCTGAAGAAGCAGCGGTTCGTCACATGATGATGAACCTGAAAGGAACTGTGGCAGGACGATTCCTGTGGCAGCTCGGAACAAAAACGGTAGACTCCCTGGGTCTGCCTTCATTACAAAACTGTGCGTTCGTTGTCGTGGACGCGGCTATCAGACCCTTTACCTGGACGTTTGAGATGTTGATGCTGGGCTCAGGTGTTGGATTTAACATCCAGCGCGAGCACGTATACCAAATCCCCAAGGTTGTTGGTAAGGTGACTATTGAGCGCAAAGACGTAAACGACGCTGACTTCATCGTTCCAGACTCCCGCGAGGGCTGGGTAGAGCTGCTACGTCGCGTGCTAGAAGCATCGTTTGTAACCGGTAAAGGATTCAGCTTTGCCACACACCTCATTCGATCCAAGGGTTCACCCATCAAAGGTTTTGGCGGGGTAGCTTCTGGACCGGAAGACCTGGTCCGTGGTATGCAGCAGATCAATAACCTGTTGAACAACCGTGCCGGTCAGCGCGTGCGTCCGATTGACTGCCTTGACATCATGAACATCATTGGTAGCATCGTTGTTGCCGGTAATGTGAGACGCTCTGCACAAATTGCCCTAGGGGATTATGACGACTTTGAATTCCTGCGCGCCAAGCGTTGGGATTTGGGTGGCATTCCCAACTGGAGAGCAATGAGTAACAACTCCGTGATCTGTGACGACACCGCCAAGTTACCAGAGGAGTTCTGGGAAGGATACAAAGGAAACGGTGAACCGTATGGTCTTATCAACCTAGACGCTGCCCGTCGCATGGGTAGAACTGGGGAGACTCAGTATCCAGATTCTGACGTTATGGGCTTCAACCCTTGTGCAGAACAGTCCCTGGCCAACTTTGAAACGTGCTGTTTGGCAGAGATTTATTTGCCCAACATCAACAGCCTGGGTGAATTGCTAGAGGTAGCGCGTTTGCTCTACCGCATCAACAAGCACTCTTTGGCCATTAAGTGTGCCGTGCAGGAAACAGAAGACATTGTACATCAGAATATGCGTATGGGTATCGGGGTTACCGGTTACTTGCAGGCTACTGAAGAACAGAAGTCTTGGTTAACCAGCTGCTACACGTATCTCAGAGCTTATGACAAAGAGTACAGTGAACATAAAGGATTCAATCCTTCCATCAAGCTGACTACTGTAAAGCCTTCAGGTACGTTAAGTCTACTGGCTGGAGTCACTTCAGGTGCTCATCCAGGATACTCGCAGTTCTACATCCGCCGTATCCGCATGGCGTCTGACAGCCCGATTGTAAATGTGTGTCGCACGCATGGTTATCACGTCGAATACCAGCGTAAGTTTGATGGAACAGAAGATCACTCTACCGTAGTGGTGTCTTTCCCTTGCAAGTTTCCTGAGGGAACGATGCTCGCAAACGACATGAGCGCAATCGATCAGCTGAAGGTAATCCAGCGTTTGCAGACTGAGTGGTCTGACAACGCAGTATCGGTGACCATCTACTACCGCAAACATGAGTTGGAGGAAATCCGTAACTGGCTTGCCGACAACTATGTGAATGTAAAGTCTGTGTCTTTCTTACTGCACAACGAGCACGGTTTTGACCAGGCTCCGCTAGAAGAAATCACAGAAGAAAAGTACCTGGAGCTTTCTGGCGGTGTAAAAACCATTACCAGCTTTGATGAGACCATCAACCTGGATGATATGGACATCGCAGATTGTGACGGAGGTGCTTGTCCAGTACGCTAATCAGACGGGGCTGTGTAACAGCAGCCCCTTCTTTTTTTAAACCAACACTATGAAAGAATTATATGATTACCTGGTACGCGAAAAGATCACCCCCAATGGGCTGTTCATTCTTCACGCTACCTATCATAACTACATGTACACCGGCTTTGTAAATTTCAAGCATGAGCAGTACAGGCTGAGTCTGACTGGCCACTTGCAAGAAATCAAAGACGAGAAGATGCTCTCTCCGTTGTACAAAATTACTGACAAAGGCTTGCACGTTATCCGGGAGGCAGAAAACACTCTTGGTAAAATCAAACGCGCAAAGAAAACAGATGTACCATTCTCAGAGTGGGAAGGTTATATAGAAAAGTACAACAGTCTTTTTCCTAAGGGTAAGAAAGAAGGTTCATCTGTCAATTTCAGAACCAACCCCAAGGATCTTTTTGAAAGATTCAGGTGGTTTTTCAAAGAGTACCCAGACTATACCTGGGAAGATGTGCTGGATGCTACGGAAAAGTATGTCCGCGTGTATGAAGAAGCTTCTGATTTTACCTTCATGCAGACCAGCAAATATTTTATCAAGAAAGAAGACAAGAGCAAGACCACTACATCAAACCTGGCAGACCTGTGTTACAACATAAAGTCTGGCAACAATGATGATGTGAGCTCAGGTTTTCACTATTTTGGTCCCTAATATGAAATCAATTTACATTGACACAGCAACCCAGTTTGTTGGTCAGGTGGATGTGGAGACGACCGTGGATATAGATACATATCTGCGGTCCTCTACATTCAGGATCAAACACTGTGAGTTCAACGGTATACCTGTCATGGTATACATCCCTGATGGGATTGAGTTTATGCCCTCTGAAAATGTGGGTGACGCTTTTACTTTGGCATTCTTGCCAGATATTGTTATCTTCAACAGCGCGCTGCTGTTCACCAATGACGGCACAAATCACCGCAGCGATTGCACGGTGAGCGCGGTCGAGATTGCTGAACACCTGCGTGTGCTGTCAGAAGAAGAAAGAAACAAGGTGTACAGCAAGATTATAAATCCTGAAGTACCCTTCTAGTATAAAGACATAAGCCTTGCTCTGGCTTATTTAGGGAAGAAGTTGTGAGGGGGCGGTGATGAGCCCCCTTGCACTTCAATTACAATCCCAGCAGTTTAAAAAACACCGGGTAGAACCCTTCTGTTTCTACTGCACTGAAATCCTCAATGTTGAAGATAGGATGTTCAACCTCTTCTTCCACCTTTAAGAGTTCACTTACTGCATCGCGCAGTACAATATAGTTTTCATTTACCTTACCATCAATCATCTCAGGTACGCTAATAGCACCATTGTCATCTTCTACACCCAGCTCTTTAATCTTTTCATTGCGCACAGACTCAAAATGAGTTTTGTGTTCGCTTGTGATCTTGGCAAGCTTAGTCAGATAAAACTTAGTAGTCAAACTAAGCTTCTGAGAAAGTAGACCGGCCTGAGCAGATAGTTCTCCGGTCAACTCTCCATGAAGTGCCCATAGCTCTGCTACGGTAAGTTTAGTTTTTGTGTTTTGCATAGGTTAACCCTGTCCTTTGTATAGCTTCTTGTAATGCTTACTGGACTTGAGTCCTGAAGTCTTACTTTTAGCATGCACGCCAGGACGTTTACGACGCGCCTTGGGTACAAAGGTACTAGAAGATTGTTTTGCTTTTGCCATTGTTGTATAAAATGTGTTAGTCTATTAAATCAAGAACGTCTGCAATCTGAATAAAGTCAAAGTCATCTTCCACGCGATAGCGATATGAAGAAACGTTGGCGCCTTCTAAGCGAAATGATGGATATCTATCCCAAGCTTCATAGTCATTCTTGAGGAACATCATCTTGTATTTGGTACCAAAAGGTTGTTTGATAACAGGGTTTTGGATTCTTACATTGTAAAACGCGTCAACACATTTGAAGTGAGTTGTCTGTCCATTTAGATATGTAATGCTTGTACCTCTGTTTCCAGGATCTTTTGAGAAGCATGCATTGAGTACTGTTCCCTCGTTTGTAAAATCAAAATCAGTATTATTTTGCTGAGTGTACAAACGCTGAACAAGCTCATCAGCATCGCCCCAACCGGTATGAAACTGTATACCAAAAGGTCCCTCATACACAGGCAGCAGAATATCAGGCTTGTCACCTAGAAGTCTCCACAATGGGTTATTATCAGCATCCACACTTGACAAGTCAGGTCTGCAATATCCATTTACTAAATCACAAGTAAATCCTTCAGGACATGGCTCTGTTTCAGAACATGCTAAACCTGAGTTACCGCCACTTACAATGATAGACTTGAGTCTTCTTTTTCCTTTGCCAGCTCTGGAAAGCTTAACATATCCATAGTCTTCAGTATCAGAAGATCCGTAAATTCTATATTCTTCTCCATCATCCCAATCTGTGTGTAACTCTATGCTACCATCTGCAGCGTCATGTGTTTTTATACCAGGCCCTCTATAAATAGCACCACCTCCAGGTTTTGCACCAATCTGCAGCCACACTTGATTTGTTACATCTGGTACGCACACGCCTTCTTCATGACACATGAATCCATCAGGACAATCTCCATCTCTAGAACACACAAAAGAATTACTCAAACCTTCACCGACAAGAAGTCGTCTGATTTGTGTGCCATCAACACATGTGTAACCATAACGAGAACTTGCAAAAGAGTTATTGCAATCTGAAGAGCTCGTCTGACCATAAACCAAATAACTACTACCATCAAAAGACAGTTGGTTAGTAACACCAATGTCATCAATGGTGAATGTCATAGGTACATTGACTGTCACCTTGCAGCTGTAAGGTTGAATACCTCTGTCAATATTGTTTTCAGCACCACATGAGTTAAGCGTAACAGATTTAGTTGAGCGCAAGAAATAACCAAGACCTGACAGTTTTGTCATACAACCATCTATCAATGTGTACTTTTCGTCTTTGATCATGAATCCTGCAAGCTTGCAAGACTCTGCGCGACAAGAGTTAATGATATTACTCTTACCGCTATCAAGCATAAATCCATGGCCTGCGGCATTCAGTACGGTACAGTTTTCAATTATTGCACTCATTGCACCCAGGATTAAGATTCCATGGTTGCGGGTACCGTTGACTACAACGTTCTGAAGCACCACATCATTGATAAATTCACTTTCAGAAAAAGGACTGCCTTTGATTATGTGTACTCCACCAGCACCGGTTGAGTTATACAAAGTGCTTTGCTGATCATCATCAACTGCAATGTCAGAAGCAATTCCTTTGAGCTCAACATTACGCAGTTCAAAACCATTGCGAGACACCCAGTTTTCCTGTTCTGCCATTTCCACAGTTGCACCTACAAATACATGGTATCCTGCACCGGCACCATTCATAACAAATTGTGTAACACCAGCATCACCAACTGTGGTTGAACGTGACGCTCCCATAATTTTTACATTAGGTGCATATACGTTGAACATGTTTGTGTTGCCTGTGCCAGAATAAGTCAGAGTCAGGTTTCCAAATAAAAGCGTAACGCTTCTTGTGATGTTGATAGGAGCTCTAAAAGTGATTCGTCCTGAGTAAGAGGTGCAATCAATTACAGTACCTGGTGCTGCGTTTTTAACTGCGTTCTGCAGTTTTGCAGCAAAACTTGCCGCTTGAACAACAGGTAATCCAGGAGAAAATGTTTCAAGTTTTACAGTAGCCATATTATGAGAGAGTTAAGTTAAGCTTTGTTGAAGCCCACGCAAACGCTGAAGGCGTAGCGTTGGGTGAAGTGTTCCATACAATATACTCAGAATCAGCCATACGTAAGTTACCATTGCTGATAACTTCATCATTTGTGCTGAGCATTTCATAGTAAAATATTGCTTCGCTATACAAGTCATCATGCACAACACGCAACAAAAGTTTAGTTGCTGTTTGTGTCACACCGTCTTTCCAGATATCCACAGGAGAGATGTTGTTGATCATGTCATTCATTTACGCTTGTGAAGAAAGAGGTTGGTATATGTAATCTATTTCATCTTGTATGTTGGTAAATGTCACACCGTTTACAGTGCTGTCTTTGATGAATATGGGAGTGATGTCATTGTCCAGTTCTATGTTGGCAATGTCATCACCTATAATTTCATACCCTTGTGGTAAAAGCCCATAGGTAAAGAACCTGTCCTTACCAAGTATGTTTACACCACCCTGAATTTTAGTTATATTCACTATCATCGCTTTATCACTTCAAAAAAGGTTAATATAAACACGTCAGGTGTAGTAATGCCAAACAATGAGAATAAGAAGTATTGATCAACAGTCCAGTCAATAGCTACATTCCTACCATCAAAGGTATTTCCAGCATCATCACTTGCAACGTTTGTATTTGTTGCAAATAATTCAGTATTTGTTGTTGTGTTTTTAATGACACCATGTCCATAGTATTGAGTCCATCTTGTTGTTGTTCCTATTATGGAAGATTTCCATACAGTAGCTCCAGTTAAGTTATTTGCTGTATTTACATGAATGTGAGATTGGGCAGATGTACCATTAGCATTTCTTCTAAACCTTACCCTTACCTGAATAGTATCTCCTGCTGCGAATGTATTTGCAGGTATGAGTACAGACGCTAAAGCCTGAGTACCAGTACCTACGGATGTATAATCGCTAACGCTTTTTGCTACGATTGTTGTACCAATAGTTGTATTTGGGATAGTCTGCGTACTCAGAAGTCCGGCAGCATCAGCAACTACCATTCTAGATCCAGAACCTGCAAGTGAAGATACTGTTACGCTACCAGTTCCTCCTGCAATACGTACGCGATCAACAAGTGTTTGCACTGTTGATCCTGTTACGCCAGTGTTAGATGTTCTGAGAATAATATCTCCAGGTGTACCGGTACCTGTTCCTCGTCCTCCTGCAATTGTAAAATGTGCACCTCCTATGTCTGTTCCAAAACCTGAGGGTGCGTGCATGATGATATCCACAAGTCTGCCTCCAGCATCTGCTGTAAAAGGCATTTGACCAAAGTAAAAATCTTTAATTGTAGAGCTTGTGTTATATCCGCCACCTATAAAAGCGTGAACAGTGCTTGGAATTGTGCTAGCGTCGTTTAGTCTATAGCCGCTACCTGCAACAATGTGTATGCTGTTAGATAAAGATGTTGGAAGGTTATTGGCATCGGTACTTGAAACCATGACGTTTCTTGTCCCAGTAGAAATTCCAACGCCTGCTCCAGAACCTATAAAAACATTTGAAGCTCCTGTCGTCAAATTACCTCCAGCGTTTCTTCCAAAAAGGCTGTTATTGATTCCGCTTAAAGTACTGTAACTTGCAACAGGCGACACAATTGTATTTCTTGTTGCAGAAATTGACAAGGACATGCTGGATCCGCCAATAAATATGGAACCGTCATTTGACATTCCTTTTATCACAGCACCTGTAGATCCTGTCTGACCTAAATAAAGTGTGCTGACACGACCTGCACCGTTTACATCAAGAGCATAACCGGCATCAACACTTGTGTTGACAAACACCTGTTTTGCAATAATCTTGTAAACACCTAAATCAACATCTGAAGTAGCACCGTTGTATGGAACGTAACCTGCATCCGCATGGTTACCCCATCCATATGCAAGAAACCATTTGTCAATATCTGCTTGAAGTATGCTAAACGCAGGACTGCTGCTAAATATAGGATCTTGTTCTGTGAAACTTGTGAGATAACCAACTTGCGAATGATCTCCCCATCCGTATGCAGTATTCCAGTTTGTCAAGTCTGTTGAAAGAATGCCTGCTGCAACACTTGCAGAATAGACTGGATCTGTTTCTGTGTAGCTTGTGAGAAACCCTGCGTTCTCTAAATTAAAAACGCGGGTATCCAAACCTGTTGTTACACCGTATAGATTTGCGATATCCAACTGTGCAGCCGCAACGGCACTTTCAAGAACTGTTATACTTCCTTGAATATTAATGACGTCTGCTAAAACCAAATCAACAGTTGTCTGAAGCGCATTAACACTTCCTTGCAAGCTTGTAATGTCTCCTTGGATGTCAATGATTACTTGACAGTTTAACAGTTCTGTACAGTCAATGCCTCCGCTACCTGTTGTCTGAATGACAAGTTCACCTCCTACATATTGGGCGGTACCCGTCACGTCTCCTACTAACTTCAATGTGCTTAAGCTGCGCTGGATTTTTTCCATTGCGCTAAGTACAGTATCAGAAGCGGTTACAGGATTTGCATAACGATTTACTTCAGTAAATCCGTCAAGCGGTCGCTGTAGCACAAGGTCTGTTTCTATAACTCCGTCGCTCTTTACCCACCAACCTAACTTGATGTAGGTCAATACAAATCCTGGATCCGCACTGCTTGTAGGAATCCCCTGATAATCAGGTAGTTCAAAGGGTACAAGAAACTTTGATGGCATAGTTCATAGAGAGGAGCATTTTGCTCCTCTCTATATAATATACTCAATTCTTACTGATTTTTCTTCATCTGTTGCACTCTGTTTTGAGGATCAAATAAGTCGCGGAAGTTGCGAATACCAGTCAAATCTTCAATGTCTTTAACAATCTTAGCATCACCCTCTTCAAAGCGCCCTGCCTTACGAGTGTAGAACGCTTCTTTCCAGATGCTGTAGGCCAAATCTCCATCGTATTCAGGATCTGGTTCTTCCCCGCCGTTGTACATCATGGCCATGATATAGTTCAATCCGTGTGATCCAAAACGCTTGATGGCATTAAGTTCTCGTGTGTAGACTGTCAGCGTTGTAAAGTTGCGGATGTATTCCTCAGAACCTCCACCCACCGGGAACATGGAGGTGGTCTCTCCTTTCACACCCCAAATAATGCGGAGTATGTTACCTTCTAGCATGCTCAACTCTTCATCCTCATCATCTTTTCCGCGCAGGTAAGACATTGCCATCATTGACAGCATGGTAGTTATGGCCATCATAAATACATCACGACGTGCTTGGTTAATCTTTTTGGAGTACAAATCTCCTTGACGTTGCACCATCTGACCTGTAGACTTATCCATAACATCAATAAGGTCCATAGTTCCACCAAACTTCCTTGCAGTCTTGCTTCCTAGCACCAATGCTTTGAGAGTGTTGGCAGGACCATAATATTGCCATGCCATGGACACTGCTCTCCAGTATCCCAGTGCCACCTCTCCTGCTTCCCAGTTAGGTCTAAGATAACCAAAGCGGTTAAGTACTTGAGGTGCAAGGTACTTACGGTAGAAAAACATCAGTTTTCCCAACACTGTTTGTTCAAACTTAGTAGAATCAGAAGCCGCGTAGTTACCCTGTGCACGACGAATCTCTGAGTAGATAATGTTTCTCAGACGGTTCTCGTCATCTTCAGAGTACTCAATCATTGGATTACGCACCAGCATACCCGTACTGTCGCGGTAATATGCTTCATGCGCAGGTACCAATACATCATTGCCGTCAGTGTCTTTCTTGTATACCGGCTGACCATTGGCGTCATACTTTTCAATCTGCTTGAACTTGTACTTGTTCATTACTGCATACATGACTGTAATACCAATTTCTGTGTCACCCTTATCCTGGATAAGGTTACCCATTTCAGAAATATTGGTAACCTTGCCAAGTACGCGACGGCTAGCACCACCGGTAACATCATCTATGTACTTAGTATAGTCTTTCTGTAAAGGATTGATAAGCCTGTACAGTTGGGTGCTGTCGCTCAGGTCGCTGACCTTACCCCAGTCTTTGAAGTAGTTGGCTAGGAATCCATCGTATCCATACACTTTACCTTTTGCCCACATAAAGTCACCTTGACTAAAGTGGTCACTTTCAAAGTTGCCCGCAGCAATCCATGACTGTACGTTACCAGAGATGTAGTTTTTCATCTGGCTGGCTGCGTCAAATCCCATACGGATGAACGCCGTGTAAGCCATCAGCTGTTTCAGACGCTTTCTCAGTACACGAGTCTTAGCATCTTCTGCATCATCTTGTCCATATGCAAACTTCTTACGCTCAAACTTTAGCTGGTCAATAATTTTATCAAGCTCGCGCTGACGAGACGCCATATCCACCGCCACTGATTTACCTGTTACAGGATCTGTAATATAAGTCGCTCCTGCTTCAATTTCTTTTTTCAGACGTCCTGACATCATCTCCAGGTAAGTGATTGCGTTGTCTGCCATAGGCACAGCATCTTGCATAGCGATGTTGAAGTTAGCTTCCAAGACATACTTAATCACTGCACCAATCGCATCCTGGGTCTGCATGTTTTCAGGAAGCTGTTCTGTATAACGCATGCGAATGCGTCCGCCCAAATCTCCAAATACGTTATCTATACGCTCTTGTTCTCCCCTTGCTCTGACAGATTTGTCTACAAACTTGCTCCATTCTTTTTGCAATCCGCCTACAAGACCTTGTTCTGCAAGATTCTCTACAAGTGACGCGGCATAACCTGGAACCATATATCCAACCTTAGTACCCTCAACTTTTTTCTGGAGGTTGAAGAACATGTCCATCAGCTTGTTATAAAAGTCAAATACCTTAGGATCAGCCATTAACTTCTTATAGTTTTCATTGATGTTGGGACTGTTCTCAAATCCACGCTCAATCTGATAGTGACCGTTGGCATCTACTATAATTCCCTTAGGCATAGGTATACCATCAGGGCTCTTTAGATACGCTGGATTCTTAGCACTCTCTCTGATACGCTTGATACTAAACTTAGGATGTGGCAGTTCCGTATCCATGTACTGACTGTGCACAGATGGATTTACAACAACCTCTTCGTTGAATGCTTTGGGTGTTACGTTACCGCGCACATCGTAGCCTTTGGCAATAGACTCATAAGGCTGGTAGTGATTCAAATTATACCATTGCTCAAAATCAGACTCCACCACATCAAACTGTACAGTATAAAAGCGCAAGTCTTTCTGAGCTTTCTTTACTAGTTCAGGATCTCCCTTTCCTCTGGCCACCGCCAAATCGTTCTCTGCGTTGATCATGTTACGGTAAGCAGTATCCAACATGCGGTACTTGTCATCAAACAACTCCGTGTAGTATTTGCTTAACTGTCTGACACTCAGCATTTCTAATTGAGCATTGATTGTACTCAACTCCTGCTTTTCATCTTGAGTAAGTTTAGGTGCGGTCTTATCTTCTTGACGCTCTGCAATGATGTCTTGTATCTCGCCCTCAATTCTATCCAACTCTTCAATCTCTTCAGGCTGCATGTACTTGGGATTGAACCTGCCCGCAGCGTCTTTGTGTGGACGCATTATGGCACGCTTCTCCTCCATGAGTTTCTGAATGCGGTCGTCTGTACCAAATATGGCAGCACGCGCCTCATACAGCTCAGCCATCTTCTCATACCACTCTGTCTTGGGACGGCTAACGGTGTTCTCCTTCAGCCACTTGGCCCACATATCAGGGTCATCTGCATAACGGTTGAACGCGTTGTCATACATACGCTTGAACAAACCTTCATTGGGTACAAACTCAAAAATGGCGTCAAACTCCTGCATGTAACGGGCATAGTCCGGGTTACGCTTCTTGGCTTCTGCCTTCAGTTTTTTAATCTCCACCTGAATCTCTCTTACGCGGTCCAGGTCAGACTCTTCCAACAAAACTTCGTTACGCGCACCCACCTGGTGCATGATTACCTGAATCTCTAGGTATTTCTTCTGCATCTCATCGCGGATGTCGTGCGGCAACAACTGTTGCAATCTGTAGTACGCATCCACATATGGTAAGCTGGCGTTCTTCTGAAGCCAGGTCATGTAGTTGTCCACCTCTCTTTCACGCTCGCGCTTCTTATCCAGGTACGCTTTTTCCAGCGTCTTCATGGCAGCTTCTTTTTGCTTCATATCCTTTTCCACTGTCGTGTTGGTAGGATCTGTAGAAAAAAGTTTAGCAGCTTTGCTATATAGACTGAACGCGGCAATATAATCGCGATTGGCGTCATACACTGCTCTATTCATTGTGCGCATGTTGGATGAGTACTCGCGGTACGTTTGCTCATATGCCTCACTCATGGGCTTGGTCAAGTTTAGCACACGCTTTTCCTGTACCTTGCCATCTTTATCCACATACTTAGTGGTTCTCCATTCGCTTACAAGCTTGTTAAGATCTCCAATGCTCATAGATTTTAGCAGCTCATCACGTGATTTGTCAAAGTCAAGACCAATCAGATTACGCATTGCTTCACGTTGCCCATTTGCCTGGGCGCGTTTAAACATCTGTACGTACGCGCTGACAATCATGTTGCTGCTGCTGGCTCCTGCAATTAACTCTCCGCCGGATACAATGTTGCCTAGCCCGGCAAGTGCACTGTTGTTGAAGATGTCTGAAGACGCCATATGCAAATCGCTATTGGGGTCTGTAATACCCTCGATGAACTTTTTCAGGTCATCATCTTCAAACGATACTCCTGTTTCCAGGAACTGCTCCAAATTCTTGATTTGAATTTCCAGCGCAGTAACCTGATTCATCAACGCTTTACCATTAGGACCTAACCGCTCCTCAATCTTGTCGCGGTATTCTTTACTCAAGAATGACATTGTGGTATTCTTAATCCATGGCATTACTCCTGCAAATTCTCCCTTCTGGAGCTTTTCCAGTTTCTTCTTGAGCGCATTAATCTTTGGAATCAAACCTTCCTCTGACTGTCTTTTCACGCCTTCAAAAACTTCTTTGCCCATCATCTTGGCAATCTCCACCATGTTTTCTAAACCAATCTCCGCAAAGTTTCCTTCAATACGGGCGTTGGCCATCTCCATAGATTGAAGCTTCTTACTGATCTCTGAGTCTAGACCTAGCTTTTCTTTGTTGGCTGGATTACGACGGCCCTCATCCACAATCTCTTTCAGCGCCATGATCACACTCCACATCCCACGGGATTTGTTGTAGACCATGCCAATCTGTGTCTTATACTTGTTGCGCTCAGAAAGTGAGGTTACGCTCTTAATACCCGCAATGGCCACGTCGCTGGATTCTTCTAGCTGTATAAGGTCATTCTGCAGGTAGTCCAGTACCAATGAAAAGTTTACACTGGCTGACCCTTCTTTCATCTTCAGGATGTCATCAAAACTTCTTAGGGTTTCTCTGCGGTCTGCTAGCACCTTTCTGCGGTCTGGATCTTTATTGTCGCTTTTCTCCAACTCTGCAATCTGAGTCAGTACGTCGTTCAGTTCTTTCTCAACAGCTTGCTTCAGCGCGACCATCAGCTTTTCCATACCTTTCTCAGAAGGTTCAAAGTCAAAGATGTTGGCTTTCTTCTTGGCCTGCTCAGTCTTGGCAGAACCAGGAAACGGTACCTCTTCGTCAATGATGCGACGCATGTCTGCAATGCGCTGGTCTGATGTACTTAATTTAGTCTCCAGCTCAAAGTTGGTACCAGGCACAAGTACTCCACGGGCGTAGTCGTAGTAATTGTCTTTGCTGAATATGCTCAGGTTAGCAGCACGGTAGCTACCAGAGTCCTGGTCAGTTTCATATAGCAACGCCACAATCTGACTGTTGTTAGTATTTATTCCATGTTGTGCCAGAATGTTTTCATAAGTCTTGAGCTGTAGTGTCCACGTGTCATACGCGGTGCGGTACTGTTTCTTTAATAGTCTCAGTGTACCGGCTTTGCCGTCTACCTTAGTATTCTTATGTGCCAGGTGCAGCATTACAGAATCCATATTCATGTATGTGTCACCCGTGATAGGATCTGTTATTGTTGTTCCGCTAACCTTTTTGGTCTTGAAATCAAAGATTTCCACATTACCATCAGAGTCAATCAACAGCATATCCAGACGCCCGATTACCATGCTGCCGCTTTTGGTCATACCTGTTACAGTAATCTCAGGCAAAATCATATAGTTGTTGTCTGCCTTAGCTGTAACCTGTATGGCAATACGCGTGGCCAGGTTGTACATCATGTCCTTAGGAAAATCCTTGACTTCTTTTTTCTTACCCTCTGTATAGAACTTCTCAAAACGTTTGTCAAAGAATTCCCTGGTAAGCACTTGAGAAATATTACGACCTGTACTAAGCGCGTCCTGCTGTGCAAGCTCAATCACTTCGTGCATAAATATCCCAAACTCCTTGAACTCCTCGTACTTGCTAGGGTCACCTTTAAAATCTGCAGAACCTAACAGGTTAGATACGCTGACTGTTTTAACAGGTTGCTCCCCGCGTGCAGCTTTATCTATGTTGTCTTCCAGAAACTTCTGGTAAGAACGGTTCATGTTAATGAGCACCTGGATTTGCTCCTTCTGTGCATTGGTACCACGCAATAACATTTTTTCCAAATGCTTCTCTTGCTGCTTAGCACGAATCAGTTTAAATTCATCACTGGACAGTGAGATTTGTTCGTCTTTCTCCTGAGTGGGAAGGTTCTGCAAAAGCTTGTGTGCGGTAGCCACATCAGGCACCTCAAAGTTGTTCATTTTGTAGACCGTCAACGCGTCACCCTCGCTGCCAAGTGCGGCAACAAGGGCTTTCCATGAAGGGTCATTAGGGTTAGGGCAGGCGCTCATAGGTTATAGGCAGGTAATATCGTCAATTATGTCTTCAGTGCTTTTCACTCCACGCATCTTGTCTGCAAAGCGTTTTGCTTCCTGAGCAAACTTTTCAAACGTCATGCGTTGGCTACTATTTGCATACAAATATCGTAAAGCTTTGTCTGATAGATTCAGGTCAACCAAATCTTTTTCAAGTGATGCTTCCAGATTTCCATCTTCATCCTCAAAGATTTCAGGTCCTGCAGGTTGTTGTTGAACTTGAGCAGGTTTGTTATTGTCCAGCAACTCAAACTCAATAGCTGCTGCTCCTGTTTTGAATCGGTCTATTACAAACGCATCTTCTTTGCGCCATCCTTCTTTCTCCCAGGTTCCTTTCCATCCAGGTGTACCTTTAGGGTGAACAGCTGTTACGCGCGCAAGCACCTGCTTGGTTGTACCATCGGCAGATGTTCCAAAGTGCTTAATGACGTCCCCTACCTGTATGTTATACTTGGCCATCTCTTTCTCAGAACGAGTGGTCCTAGTTCTGAAACCTCCAAGAATCATATCAATAGAACGTGCATCTGGTCCTAGTGCCGCTTCTACTTGAGCATTGGCTTTTACCAGGCTTCCGAAACTTTCTACTCCACTTACTTTGTTCTGAGGAATGCTTGCTTTGATGTTACTGTTTTCAGTTATGTTTTTAGCAGGTGTTTTAGCCAGCTCCATGATTGCCAGGCGGTTGCCATCATTCTCCGCCCACTTCATTTGTTTGAAGGTTGCCATAGAAATGATGTTTCCTTTTGGTGTTACCATGTACTGCTGATCTTTGTAGCTTACAATCTGCGCGCTTTCAGCCATTGGTGTCAGGTTGCGCTCAGCAACAGATACCTTGGAACCAGCACCTTCTTTGGTTGGGTTATAGATCTGTATGGTTTTGTTGGCGTTAATCTTTGTGACAATGTATACAGCGTCATTAAACTTCACATAACGACCTGGCTCCAGTGCAATCTTTTCCTTAGGTTCCTTTGGTGTGATGTCTTTGGTCTCAGTTTTTTCAGCTGTAGGTGTTACAACAGGTTCACTGACTTTGATACCTTTTTTTCTGGCCAAGATTCTGGCAGCCATGCTAGTGTCTTCTGTCATACCAGAACCTTCCGTCTCATCTACTTCTTCAGGGCCGTCCTCTTCTTCTATTTCTGGTTCAGGTGTGCTGCGCAGGGTTTGCGTAGCTCTGAAGTCTGTAGGTACATAGTTGTCTTCTGATTCAACAACTGTCTCTACTTTCTCAACCATGATCTCTGCAAACTTGTTGATCTCGTCTGCATCGAATCCCATAGGAGAGATGGCTTCTGCCATCAGGTTGCTTGGCATCAGGGTGTAGCGTGCAGCTTTACCAGACGTGGCAAATGATGTAGACTTGCCAGACAGCGTGTTAAATACATTCTCTCCAATTGTACCGCTTACTTCGTCTCCAGCTCCCTGTAACATGTACACAGAACCGTCCTGGAATTTAATCACCATAGGAAAAGCAAACTGTCCTTCGTTGCCAGTCTCAATACCAAACATGCCGGCAAGGCGTGCAATGGCAAAGTCATTCAGACCATAGATACCCAGTGCTTCGTCAGTCATGTTGATGACAAACTCTGCACCCAGTTCTTTTTGTCCCATAGGCAATACCAGGTTTCCGCGTGAAGGTGTAGGTATAATCTCACCAGACTTACCAAACATAGCATTAATTACATTGGTGATTGCTGCACGCTTGTCGTCCGCGCTCATACCTTCAGGTACAGGCAATGTTTGCATCAAACGCTTCTTCTCACTGATATTCAAATTGAATCTGGTCTTGATGCGGGTATTGTTGGGTTCCTTGATAGCGTTATACACCATGTTGGTGAACAGCATATCAAATGCGTCATATACTTTATCATTGTCCGTCGCGCCAAAGAAGTCTTGAATCATCTTCTCAAATGCGTCAGGATCATTGTAAGTTGTCTTCAGGGTATTGACAAACAAGTCAATGTTATTGCTCAGTTCTTTTCTGAATACACGTGGCAGGAAGTTGTAGAACATGTTCTTCTTGTTTCCCATACCTCCGCGTGCCAGTTCATGGTAGAACAGTTTCTTTAAAAACAGTTTACCCTCCTGGTCATTCATCAAGCTCATTACGTCGTTGTACACACCACTAGCCTCATCGCTCTTCAACTTGACCGTGTTGATCATCTTGATAAAGCGCATAGGCAGTTGTTCCTCCCCAATCTGTGCAATCTGGGATTCTACCACTTCTTCTTTCAGGTAGTTCAGAAACTTGTTGTTAGGGTACTTGGCCTGGAAGCTGCGAAGCTCCTCACCCAGGGTGTTGGTGAACCAGAACTCGGCAGTGAACGTGTCACGCAACGCCTGGTCCTCACGATCGATCAAACTCTGGATGTATGAATCTGCAGACTTGCGGCTGCCAGGTAATGTGTCTCTCAGACGCTTGATACCTACATAGCCCACAATTGTCTTGGCAATATGACTCTTATCCATGAACAGTTCCTTGAACACGTTGTTAATCTGTTTAAAGAACGGACCGCGCTCCAAGAACAGGTTAGATGACTGTTGTGCAAGGTCAGTACCCATTTTGAACAGTTCGTTCCACACCTGGTCTTCCAGTAATGGCTTCATTGATTCTTCTGTAAAGATGCTTTCTCCACTCATCATGGAAGCCATGTTGCTGTATATCTTATCAAAGCTAGTGAACTCAGGATTCAGCGCCTTTAGCATGTTAATCATAGAACCGGCAGTAGCAATGTCAAATGACTGTGCAGCCTGCTGTTCGTACATGTTTAACAATACCCACTTTTGAGCATCTTCTGAAAGAACTGCATCAGACTTTAATCCTTTAACAGTGTATCCAATCTCACCAATCGTCAGCTCATTGTTGGACATGCGAGTGTCATCTAGTTTCATGCCACGCTCCAGTGGGGTGCTAAACTCAATAACCAGCTTGCTCTTGTTGATCCTTGGATCAAAGAACGGCATGTCCTCATCAAACAATCCAGCTTCTGTCAGCTCTTGGAATACCTCTGGTGTCAGTAGTTCTGCAGCCGCCTTTCTGACTTCAGAAGACAGTGACGCAAATTGTTTATCTGTAGTAGAACGTAATGCGCGTTGTGCGGCAATGACTGTTGCACTGGCTTGGGCAATTTCAGGAATGAAGTTGAACCCGAGCGCAAACTCAGGACGCAGACCCACACCGATCATGGCCAGGGTAACACCTGTGTTCACATCGTTCATCTTCAGTGCAGATGGAATAGGCTCTTTGGCACCATCGGCAAACATACCCAGTACGTTACCAATCAGTGCAATTACGCGCTGCTTTTCTGCGTTGATAGCGCCAAACTTATGAAGGCGGTTCCAGTTCTTGCCAGTCTTGTCAGAATGGAATTGCCATACGGGTTTTTCCAACTCCAGCTCATACCAGCTGGCCATTGCCAAAAACTTGTTCATGTTGGCGGTGATACCAATACCATCTTTAAAGATACCATTGTCAGCTTTAGAGCGGATCATGGAGGTGATGGTATACTGGTTAGTTTTCAGACCTGCTTTCTTCAGGTCAATGCCAAATTCTTTAGCAAGCTGTTTAAAACGATCCACACTGGAACGTTCTTTCTTATACAAGTAGTTGAATATCTGTTCGTTACCCAGGATAGCCTGGCGAGCATTCAGGTTCTGGTTTTGGTACTTGTCCGCCACCAGGTCTTGCATGAACTCATGCTTCTCAAACTCCTCAATGTTGATTGGAATGTCAAACTTGCTCAGTACGTCAAACATTGCCTTTACCTTGGCAGCAGCATACATGAACTTCTCCGCTGTAGAAGCAGCTTCCCAAGATTCTTCTTGAAGTGGGCGGATGTCTTTGATAGTATCAGCTAGTTGTTGCTTTACACCACGGATCTCATCAATGGCTTTGCTGCGCTTTTGCTTGATGTCCTTCAAGCTGTTCACACGCTTCTTGCCACCCTTCTTGGTTTCACCCAGTGCAATCTGGTCTTTCAACTCATCCAGGTAATCACCCAACTCATCTCTTTGTTCAGACAGCGCCTCAATGTCTGCCTGCATTTCTTCAATGCGGGCATTAATCTGAGAAAGGTTGATGGTCTTGACAAAGTCATCGGTGGTAAATCCAAGCATCTTCATGTACTTGAACACATCAGAATCAGAGTCCAGATCAAACGTACCTTCTTCTCTGATTTCACGCAAACGACTGGCAATCAAGTCTTTGAATTCATCCTTCTTAGTGATGAAGTGCATGAACTCCACAAACTTACCTTCGCGCTCGTTGCGGTAATTCTTATAGTCACCATACTTCACAAACTGGCCGTTCATATTCTTGTAGTAGGAGTACGCCTGTGCATACAGGGTATCTACGTCAAAGTCAGAACCGGCAAGCATGTGTACAAAGTATGGTACAATGATACCGTTGAGGTTGGAGCTGTCCATGTAGTCCACTGCTTTCAGGATTACCATGGAACGTTTGTCCTCCGTAGGAATACGAGTGGCAAACAACCTGGTCAATTCCTGTTCAAAGAACTCGCGGAATTCTGGGTTGTCCCTGAATGGCTCAGGCAGGATACATTCTACCATGTAGATGGTGCGTCCTGTAGGTTTGCCGTCTTTGTCCAACTCTGGTTCTGACGTCACACCCAGCTTTCTCACACCCACGTTAGGATATGCCGCTTTGTTTTTAGCATACTCCTGGGTCTTGATCACTTCGCCTGTGTCCTTGTTGTAAAGAACGTCATAACCAAACTGGCTAATGTGGATAAACTTACCTCCTGAACCTTTTTCATCGGTCACATGCTTAGAGTACTGAGAAAAGAAGTAGTACTCCAGCATACTGCGGATCTCTGGCAGGTTGGGGCTGTACACCGGTTTACCCGCTGCGTCCAGTTCAAACATCTCCAGCATTTGCTGGGGTGCTCCTTGAACCGCCAGGTTCTCACGGATCATGTTATAGATTTTGCTCACCTTGAAGTTACCGGCCTCCACAATGTCATTGACAATGTCTTCCGCTGCTTCATAGGTTTCTTTGGATACACTCTTGTCGTTAGCCAGAGCATCCAGCACCAAACGGGCGTTTTGCTTGTGACGCTCTGTCACAGCTTTGGTACCCTTGAAATCATTGATGATGTCTCCTAACTTGCTAATTTGTGCAGCAGCTTCTGAAGACACTTTATCCTGGTTAGCAATCTTGGATAGCTCTTTTTGACGAGCTAGTGCATCAGAAGGTACCATGCCTCTCATAATGTTGGTCAGGTACAACAAACGCGCGCGGGTAGCGTCACGCAAACTGTCCTGGTAATCTGCTAACAATCTATCAGCCAGATTATCCAAGAACTCACGCTCTGACTTGTTAAGCTTGCGGTTATCCGCAATCTCAATCAGGTCAGCCAGTTTCTGAATGTCTGCCGGTAACAGCATCTTAGCCTGTACAGAAAGCTTAGCCTTATCTTTTACACCTGAAGTTTCCACCTGCAGGAACTTATATCTGTTGTCTACGTCTACAGCAATAAAGTCAAAATTTAAGTACCCTGCTTTCTTGGGAGCTCTCAATACATTGATAGGCAAACGTGTTGCGTTCTTAGAAGCTTCCGCGTCCATGAACTGGTCAATTTGGAAGTACTCCATAGCGTTCAGGATTTCATGCGCCCTTACCCTGTGAGGTAGTGGCTCATAAAACTCATGAATCATTCTTACCGTATCCTGTATCTGAGAAAACGTAGCCTTAGAATCTTCTCCTGTTTTTAACTGACGCTGATACTGTTTACGAAGCTCATACACTTTTGACCACATGGTATGCAGCATGTCATATACGTCCTGCTCTGTTTCTTCAGTACCGTCAAAGTACTCGTCTTTGATGCGGCTAACATCCAGGCGGTCGAACATGTTTTCAGACTGCTTGTGGTAGCTGTGACGTGAAGCCGTGATGGTCTTCTTGGAGTTGTTTACCACCTTCATCGCCTGAAGGGTCATAATCTCTGACTCTGTCAGTTTGCGATAGTGCTTGGCAATCAACAAGTCATGCACCTTGCTGGTCATACGACCTAAAGTTTCGTGCATGTCCATTTGGTGCATTAACAGAGATACAGACTGACCGTCAAAGATCTTCTGCAGCATACCTGCATACTTACCTCCAAAATCTTCAGCACCATTTTCTTCTGCAATTGCCCTTTTAAAGTCCTCTGCCAGAATAACTTTCAGTTCTGGAGTAGTCATAGGGTCCTCAGCAATCTCTTCTTCTGAGAAGTAAGGCCCATACTCAGGATGATCCTCATGGATGAATCCTTTGATGGTGTCTACTACAGCAGCGCGGTGCGTTCCTTCCTGCATGCTGTCACCAGCAGCAATATACTTTTTGTTACGCTTAACTGCATCTTGCGCACTCTTTACGTTCATGGCCTGGTTGCCATCAAATATATCGTTGAAGTGTAACGCGTTAGTCCAGTTGTTATAGAAATAATCAGCCAGTACTGCCTCCCAATTTAAGCGGGAAACTGCTGTACCTTTTACGTTACCATAAATCTCCATCAGGTTAACCGGTTTCTGGTAACCCACTTTAAGTTTAGAAGGCAACAGGGTGCTAAAGAAATAGTTAACCGGAGCAGCGCCCTCAGCTGTATTATCTTGCGCGCTCTGGATAATGTTGTTATTTTCCAGTACTTTCAAAAACGTATTAAACTCCTGCTGTGCATATTCATCTAAATACGAAGGTACGCCACCTAGATCAAGTTCATCAAACTCAATTCCATCCTGAGCAGCTTCTACAAGCGCCTCTTCAATAGCAGGATTGGCTGCAAAGAAATCCGCAAGCTTGTGAAATTTATAAGCTCTCAACGGCTTACCGTCTTTGTCAGTAAACTGAACTTTATCATTTGCGTCCAGTCTGCCGTTAAACTCTTTGATAAACTCATCAGATGTTTGGCTTTCAAAAAGCTTTTTAAACTCCTCACGACGACCAAACTCTTTACGCATGCTTTCGTACTCTTGGCGAATAACACCAATCAGGTCTTGCACAATCGCTTTGTATGTTCCAGGTACACCTTCAATCTTTACTTTTTTCACACCATTCTTATCAGCAAACTGACGGTACAAAGATGTAACCAGGAAGTTGGTGTTAGATGACTCCAATTGGTGGAAAGAACGACGGTATGTTTGTATAGTAACCTTGCCATCCTTTTCATTGGAGGTTTCCTCCATGCGGCTTAAAAACGATGTAAAGTTCAGGATGTGCAGAGTGTGTTCATCCAAATCACCAAACGTTCTACCGTCTAGTATAGTATCTCCCACTTTACCTTGCACTCCACCAAACATCTCCACGCGCATATTGTTTAACAGAAGCTTGACCATCTTGGTCATCTCGTCTGTCTTACCTTCCATGACACCGCCCAACAAATGGTTGTTTGTAATAAAGTCTTTCAGGTATGACTCATAGAATTGGTCTTCTGCCAGTGAAGCCTCCAGCCCTTTTTGACGCACGTCTTCTGCAGTAATAATCATAGGTGAATACTTGATGTATTCATAGATTGGCTTACCTTCTGCGTTGTATACAACAGAGCTGAACGCGGTCGGGTCATACTTGACCATGAACTTGGCAGCCTTACGCAATATGCTGTTAAAGCTTTTTACTTCTGGAGACGCTGTACTTTCATCATCCAGCATATTTTCAAACATCTTTGGAGTGGCACCTTCTGTTCCAGCAGCTGCTTCCAGGATGTTCTTCAGATTGGTGAAGAATGTTTTCTCCAGGTATTCTTTCTCATTGGCAAACTGGCGATCCAGCTCGTATTGCTCCAACGTCTTTTCATCCAGCTTAGAGATGGTTTTCTCATTCTCCATTTCCTGGATAGCAATCATAGAGAACCGCAACATGGACTTAGGGATCTGCAGACCAATAGTCCACAGACTCTTGTGCAACTCGTCCACCATATTGTCCAGGCTTCTCTGGCTCTTGTCACCAGTGAACAGCGTCTCTGCTGTAGAAATCTTGGTAGCAATCTGGATAGCATTCAACAGAGCTTTGCGGTAAGCATCGCTTCCACGCTCAGACTTCTGAGTCAGGATCATGCGCTCTACAAGCCTGTTCTTTTTATTATTGATGTCCTTATACTGAATCTTGTCAGAAATGCTGAACTTGGGCGTAGTGTCCTTGTCCACCATCTCCTCAATGTTGTCCATGTCTGGCGCCTCAAAGTACTGCATGTTGAACATCACGTAACCAATACGTGTTCCGTGCAGCACGTTCAGAACCATTCGGTACATCTGTGCGTTGGTCATGGGTATAGACCCATTGTCCAACAGTGTCAATTTCTTAATCTCGTTGTACACTGCCTCCAGGTCCATGGCTTCATTGATCAGACCATCGTCGTACCAACGCTCATACACCATTTTCAGGGTAGGCAGGATTTGCATGGGCTCTTTGTTGGCAGCGATCTTTAACAGCGTGGGGGTCAGCTTACGACCATCCACAATCGCAGGAACCAGGATACCATACACCGGGTGGACATAATCCCTTCTGATGGTGCTCAAGAATTTCTTAAACTCACCGGGCAAGCTGTCCATACGGTTAATCTCATTGATGGCTTTCTCAAAATCTGCAGACTCTGGGTTCTCCTCGCGGTTTTCCGCGTTCTCGTCCAGCGGTTTAGCCACAGCATTCATTGCTCCTTCCATGTTCTCTACACTGATAGGATTGGTAGAGCTGACACTAAACTCATTCAGGCGCTTACGCACCAAACCCATAAGGGTTGCCATAGACTCAGAACCATCTGTGTTGCTTCCGTTATCCAGGAACAGTGCGTCGTTTTCTTCCTTACCTGTTGTGTTAATATCATACACCTGTGTTTCCACACCGGCTTTCAGGTCACGCATACGCTGACCCAGGATGAAACGCATCTGGTTGTATTTAGGCAGGAATTCCTTTTTGATGTCCTCATGGAACTTAGGATCTGCCTGGCGCAGCAACATGTCTATGTTGTATACTTCATTCAGTAACACAGTGGCTGCGTCCTGAAACTTCTCTTCAAACTTTCTCTTAGAGTTGTCTGCCAACATCTGTCGTACGACCATGTTCACAGCCTCTTTCTCATATTCGTCCAGCAACGTAGTCGCCTGGCTCATCACACGCCCTGTTGGCGTCATCACCACTTTTCTCAGACCCTTAATCTCAAAGGCTGCTTTGCCATCATACGCGGTACCAGAGATGATGCTTTCTTTGTACTTACCGGTAGCAATGTCACGGTAAGTGGTTTCAATCACATCGCGGTTAGCCTTAAACATTGTGATCAGCTTCTTCAGCAGCTCAAACAACTTGGCCATAATACCTTTAGGTGCAGTAGCACGGCGGCTACGCATGTAACGCTGGAACCCGTCTGCCAGGATCTCCTCAGCAACCAGGTCCATCATTTCCGCCTTGTTGTACACAAAGTTGCGTACACGGGCAAACTCAATCAGGTTTGCATCCGTAAACTGGTCAGCGTATTTAGGATTGTCAATGATGTTATTCAGCAGCTCTCTACGCTGTGTGTCTGTCATCAAGTAACGGAACACGCCGTGGAACGCTTCGTGGTAGACAATGCCTTTGCTCAGCATTGATTTATTCAGGTGCAGTACTTTGTCTTTGAACAGACCCAGTACAGTGCCATCAATTCTCATCAAGTCAACCACGCCTTCCATGTCAGAGATCTCAATACCAAACTGACCCAGTGCCTCACGGAACCAGGCTACTTCAGACTTAATATCCTGCATGGTTGCAGCTTCATACTCATCTGCAATCTTAAACGCCTCATCTTCCATTTTAGGAATAGCGCTTGACGGTCCTGACGGATTGGCTTTTGCTTCCTCACGTTGGTATTCTTCAACAATGCGCTTAGCTTCATCAAGCGTAGGTATATACTCTGCAACAATACCATCCTCATTATGCTCAATATCGTATGTACCGTTGATCTTAGCAATTCTGTATGCACCAATGGTTACGCTTGGCTCTGGTGCATTCATCGCGTCAATAGCATTAGTAAGCTCTTCACGCATCTGGTCCAGCATGCTATTTAGTATAGCTTCTGTTTCTTCATCCGGCATAGCCTCCATCTGCTCTGCTACCACGTTCATGTTATCCATGAATCCGTTGTAGATCATTGCATAGGTTGGGTTATTTACAATTTCCTGCTGCTGAGCATTCAGCTCGTTTACAGGAATACCGTCTGCCAGTGCTTCAAACGCTTCTATGATAACATCTGCGTTTACTACAGCTGCATCAGCGGTGATAGTAGTCACAGGCTCCACGATGTTTACGGGAGGTGCTGTGATGGAAGTACCTTGTCCAGATGGAGAGGTACGGTCTACCACTTCTTTGGTAGCGGGGGACATTGCTGTTCCTGCCTTGGCTGTGATCAGGGTTTCTGCGCGGTTGGAGTGCTTAACCGTAAAACGCTTGGAATTTCTGTAAAACGTAGGCGTAGATGCTCCCTTCTTGCGATTGATGCCAACGTGTGGCCATTTGTTGCCATCGTTATCTTTATCTACCACAAGGTACTCCAGGTTGAACCCTTCATTAGGAAACGTATACGTGCTTCTAAGCGCAGCCTCCACTTCAGGATGCTCGCCCATTCGTTCTTGTAACGGTTTGACAATCAAGTCAATCATGAACTGCGAGAACTTCTCTCGCGTCTCGTTTAGATAGTCCACCAAGTCTTGAGCAGACTCTGTCAGGCTGTTGGTCTCTTCCATTACAGACAGTGCTGTATAGAATCCCATACGGCCCTCGACGGTGCTTAAGTCATAAGCCTTCAGGGAAGGATTGTCTGCAAGCACCTGCTGTATCTTTTTACCTTTAGGTCCCAACTCTTCTGCCAGACCAATCAAGCGAGCTTTGAAGGCATCGCTAAACGCAAACTGAAATTTGCTACGCTGCTCTAACATTACTTTTAGAGGGCTGGTGTTGCTCTTGTCTTTAGGAACCAGTTCAAATTTCAGCGTACCTTTAAAGAATTCAAGATTGAGGTAGAATGGTCCGCGTGCACCGCTAAAGCGATACATGCTGTTAAACGCTTGAGCAGCCTGAGTCATTTGACCTTTGGCAGTGCGTTCTTTAGTGCTGACCATGTCTGCGACCATGTTGATGAAATCCACAAACCCTTCATTGGTCTGCATGGGTTTCTGATCTTCCAGGGTCAAGTAGCTAGTAGGCTGTCCGTCCTTGAAGCGCACCACAATCATGGTATTCTTCTGACTGTACTTATTATCGCTAAACAGATTCTCTTTAATGAACTGGTCAATGTTAGTGATGCCTAGCTCATACTCAAAGTAATCTTCTTCGCTATATAAACTATCACCAACCTTGATACGTTCATTAGCAGCCAGTACAGAGTTAGGCATAAAGAACGCAGTATCACGACTACCTACGCGGTAGAATACAAAAGGTACTTTTCGTTTGGTGGTGCTTAGTACATTCTCATCATCATCTATGGTAGCTACTTCCAGTTCTAGGCTAAGAGAGCTGTCTGTTTCCATAAACTCTTCCAGGCTTGGATTTTCCCTGGTGCGGCCCTGTGACATGTCAAAGCTCTCAAAGAACTCTTCTGTGAAATCCACAGAGTTGATGCCTTTTGTGAACATGTCTTCCATTGCTGCACCATGCTTAGCTTTGAATTGCTGCAATTGGTTATACGACTGCATGAGTGCAGCCATATCTGATTCAGTCAGTTCAACTGGTCCAGCCACACCATTGAGCAATGCCAGCTTCTGGAATCGTTCGCGGTGTGCAGGATTATTGAAGTCTACCTTCTCAGTAGTGTTATTATCATATACAAACACGTAGTTATCCAAGGTCCACAGGTTGAACAGGATGTTCTGACCGTCTTCCATCAGCAACTCCCCTACCAACTGGAACTTGTTTTCTTCTTGGTTAGGACGGGCCACAGAAAGGACCACACCGCCGGGTGTGTTCTTCAGATAGCTGATCTGCCCAGTGCTCTCAAATGTTTCATGCTTGCGGTTGGCCAGTCCTGCCATTTCAGGATTGGTGCTGGCTAACTCCTGGATACGCTCCATACGCGCCTGGGCAATGCCTGGTCTTACAGCATGAATTCTGATACGGCTCATGGGGTTTTCCATGGTTGCCATCTCTGCTCTTAATTTATCTGCGTCTTCTCCAAATGCTGCCTGAATCTTCATCGCAGAATATAGCATTGTTGGTGACACACGCTCTTCTGCGGAGTTGCTGTCAAACGGAAGTGGTCGTCCTGCTTTATAATTGCGGATGTCTTCTTTGCTTAACGCAATCATTTCACCCTTGTCGTCAATCATGTACAGCACACCATCTTCAATGAATCCCTCTACAAGCTCGCGATTGTTTAAAGAAATCAAAACATTGTTTAACTGAGCTTCAATAGGTAAGTCGTTGATATCTACATAGTTAGTAGTTTGCAACAATTCATCTAGTGCCTCAGACATGTACTTACGCATAGTGGCGTTGTACGCAGGATCTTCTGTAAAAGAATCAATGATTTCTGTAACGCTCTTGCGGACCATGTCCACATAGCTTCTGCGGTCTTCACCAGTTACCCCATTGGCAGTAAAGAACTGTCTGAGTAAGGTGATGATACCTTTATCACCAAATAGATCACGACCACGTTCAAATTCAGTCTGCGTAGACATACTATCCAGGCGGTCCTCAATAATCTTAGCCGTAATAGTTGGAGCAGCCTTTGTCTTATACAAGCTGTTCATGAATTTCATGTAGGCCTTGGTGTCGCCCAGCAGGTGCACCGCACCCTTAACATCCGCAGCCTTTCCAGGCTCGTAGAATTTGCTGTCAACACCTGCAAGACCATCATAGATGTAGGCCAGCTGGTGGATAGATAATTTTTTCTGCTCAGGAGTTAGATCGCTGTCAAGCACAAAGCGAACAGCGTTGTCATAACTGCGGTAAGCAGTAGGATCAAATTTGATCAGTTTTTGTACAAAAGAAATGTACTTGCCAGTTAGAATATCACAGGCCATATCAGGTTAGCTATTATCAGAGGTACTGGATTAGAAGCATGCATGTATATCACGAAGGATATCTACAAGGTCTGCTTTCGTCACCGGTGCCTCAGTTTTTGTAGACGTGTCCTCCTCTACAAATTTACTAATTTCCTGACTATCTTGGTTAGCTTTAGCTTTAAATTCTGCAAGTTTCTCATCCAGGTCTACAAAATCTTGGAAAGTTAAACTTGCGGCAGTAGCTGTAGTTGTGGTCTCAAACAGCGGTACTTCCTCGCCTGCAGGAGATTCAATCACTACAGGAGCATCTGCTGCTTCTTGTGTAGATCCTTTCTTCAGGATGCGAGTAGCAATCGCTTTCAGCGTGCTCTTTCCTTTGGCAGTCTTACTAAACTCGTCCAGGCTTTCAAACGGGGTTTCACGCTTGGCATTGGCTTTTTCCATAGCAGCCCGCGCTTTCTGGTGAAACTCTGATTTCTGTGGCAGGCTTGCCCCTTCCATGAAACGATACACTACGTCTAGCTCGCTGCGAGTACGATCCAACGATTGTTGCAAGGCGTCTGCCTCTTCCTGAGTAAGTGGTTCAGGTGTCACAGGTGTGCCTGCCGTGTCTACGACATTGGTACCACCGGCCACCTCTTCTGTATGAAAAGATTCACCACTGGCTTCGCGGGCGGCTTGCTGACGCTGTTGACGTTTATTCTTCAGCAATGCTGCAGCACTATTGGCTCCAGTATCCCCAGCGCCTTCTGTTTCGTCCTCTTCCTCTGGTTCAGTCTGGTCTTCAGCTGCAGGTTCTGCTACAGGTACGGGTGCCGGAGCAGGCGGAACTTCTTCAGGTTGTTCTTCCGTGCTTTCTGGCGTAGTAGATGCTTGTGCAATGATGCGATGAGGCTCTTGCGTGACCTGGATCTGTAACTCAGGGTACTTCTCAGAAACGGCTTGGATGGCATCCAGAATTTGTTGGCGGTCCTCAGGAGATGCGTTTTGTAATCCTGTAGCAATATGCACACCTCCGTTTAAAATGTCTTCTTCAATTTGCTGAAGCATTTGATCTTCACCTTCATTGACCTGTTCAGGTGTGCCAACAGGCGCAGCCCCGTTTAGTTCTGCAAGCTTTGCTTCTACAATGCTGCGGTTTTTAGACCACAGAGCCTGACCGTTGTTGTCATAGAAGTAATCATTTTCTTCAGAATTTAATATACCAAATCCCAAAAATCGATCCTCAACCAGTACATACTTTGGTTTAGTAGTTTCTGTTGCAGGTGTTTCTTCCTCCTCATCTTGATCGTCTTCTTCTTGGTCATCAGGCTCAGCGGGTGTAGATTCTGTAGAAGCAGGTGTAGCTTCTGAACTAACAGGCGTTTCTGTCTGCGGAGTAGCTTCTACTTCTGCAGACTTATAATCATTCACAATTTCATCAATATCTGACTTGTACTTGTCATACACCTCCTGCTCTCTGATAGTCAAGGTAATGTTGTCAAACACCTTGTTGGCAATGCGAATCAGTGCTTTGAATCCAGGCTTCTTGTCTTGCTTGAACTCCATGTACTCTTCATCACTCAAGTCGGTATATCCATCCATGCTTACATTTCTGCGATACACCTTAGCCATTACCTGCTTGAGATCATTGCTAATTTTCTCTATTTGCTCTTGCGCATAGCGGTTCATCTGAACACCAGCGTTAGGGTCAAGCACAATAGTTTCTAAGTTTTTATAGGCATCGCTGTTAAATGTAGCATCAGCAATTTCTTGACGTATGCGCTCGCGCTCCTGTTTCTCCTGGTCGCTATCACCAAATATATTCATCTGGAATACAGCAATCATCCACTGCTTCTGCGCCAGTTCTTCTACGCTGTCCAGGTACTGCATCACCAGGTACTTGAAGTTACCGTCTGTCATACGATACAGCATCATCTCAAAGTTCTCCTTGTTGAACAGTACGTCCACCGCTTTCATATACTCCTTAGCGTCCTTATCCAGGCGCATGTAGTCAATGATTTTCTGGAAGGAATCCTGGTAAGCAGAGGTCAGGTTCATATCTACCTGCAGACCAGCTTGCTTATTCTTTGTCTGCATCAGGCGAACAAAGTTCATAAACACCTCAGGGTCTTGCATGTCAAACTCGTCGTCTTCCTCAACCTGGAAGCTTTCCGGTCTGGTCGATCCGTCAGCTTGTGTGCGTTCGCCACTCATTGTACGGTAGGTTTTACGACCAGGCTTACGCTTGCCAATAAACTCATCCAGTGCGTCTTCTTCCACTTCCTCCTCCATGTCTTGACCATTGGCGTCTTTCACGGTTTGAGTAGTAGTTCTTTTTTTCCACCAGGATGTCCACAAATCAAGTTCTTTGAGCTCATTCTTTTTATCAGCAATCTGATCTTCCAGCTTCTTTTTTTGATCAGGGGTAAGTCCCTCTGCATTCAAGTTCTGAGTAAGAATGTTGATATCCGCTGCTATGTTTCCAATCTCAGCTTGCAGGGCCATTGGATTGGTCATTATGCGCAGGGCGTAATCTGCTGAATCTGCAATGTGAGAAATAGAGCGAATGTCATTAGCCAACTCCTGTACACGCTTAACGGTCATCTCACCTTTGATTGCATTGTACGCAATTACAGAAACAGCTTCATCTTGCACTTGACGCATTACCGCTGCTACATATCTGTCGCGAGAACCTTCCTGGTATCTAAATGGATCTGCCAGTGTTCCTACTTTTCTTTTTACTCCCTCAATAATCTCAGAATACTTTTTGACGTCGCGAGCTACAGAATCACTAAACTCAACAGCATTGGCATACTTAGTATCTTCTAATTTTACACCCATCATCTTGCCAAACTCTTCATTAGTCATTTCCATACCCATATTGCGTATGGCACTTTCAAGAGCTTTAACAGAGTTGGTACGTTGTGCTGCTAGTACGGCGTGCAGTAGTGCGTTATCCTTACCGTTCTGGAACTCATACTGCTTACCTTGCGTGGCAGCAGTTGCCATTTCTTGAGCGGCATCAACCTGCGCAGCAAAGTTAAACATCTTATGCTGCATGTTGTCTGCAGAACTCAGTTGTCTGAATGTTGCATTGAGCATCTTCAAATCGTTGTCCAATGCTTTTTCAGCTTGTTTGACAGGATCTGCAGCAGGGTCATTTTTATACTGCATACTTGTTGCAGCATTACTCATCTTTTCTAAAAGTCGTGATGAAGCAGATGTAGGTATGCGAATAACAGAGCCTGTCATTGCTCCCATCAAGAACGTCTTAAATCCTTGCTTGGTAAACTGCTCACTAAATCCTTCACCAAAAGCTTCTGTCAGAGTCTTGTCCGCGTTCTGTGCTTTGGCCATATAGTAACTCTGCCAGGATGCAGAACTCATCTCTTGCAAGTTTTCCTGCAAACCTTCTGTCAACTCCATGCGAAGCATATCTTTTGTAAAGGCTTTTCCAGCCTGATATGCTGCTTCCTTCTTACCAAAATCTTTAGCAATCTGACCCAACACACCGTAGGTTCCAAAGAATCCCTTCTTATACCCCTGTGTCAGTAGTTTTTTTGAAGCAATGTCACGACCTTCTACAAATACCATACGCTCTGCACCTTCTTCTAACATTTCTTTAAGGACTTTGTTAGATGGGGTAAAGCGATTGAAAAGATTACCAAACTGTAACTTATTGGTTACCATCAAGATAGCCATGTTGGTATTGTAGTTAGAACCCGCAGTAGCAGCCGCAGCTTCTTTATACTTTTCAAACTCGTCAGAGCTGGGCAGCATTCCATTGTTCCTGTCCTTATGTTCTTTGACAAGTTTATCAAGAGTATCTCCATAAGAAGTCACAGCTTCAAATGAAGCCTCTGTAGCACTCATGTTTACCTCTTGCGCCAATCGTCTGACACCCTGGAGTGCCATACCCGTAAGCTCAAATGCATTCATTCCAGCTTTAGCACCAGCTGCTATCTTCTCTCCATAGCGAACACCTGTTCCCAATACGGGTACACCGCGCAGAAACTGCCCAGCAAACTCTGTAAAGTTCTTACTGCGCCACATTCCTGAAATGTTGTTTGAATAAACAGTCCAAGTTTCATTCACAACATCTTGCATCCGGCTAGAGAAAGCACGTCCTGTGGCATTAGCAACATCCGCAGCTTCATCTGCTTTACTTGCTACTTTTGCAGAAGCGCGAATGGCATCTACACTCTGATTACCTGCTGTAAATCCACGACCTATGTCACCTATTGCATCTGCAAAACCAAATCCTTTTTTTACACCAGCTTCCAGACCTTCTTTGGCAGCTTTCTTCATTCCAAACTTTGCACCCAATCGCGCAAAGGTGGCACCAAAAGATCCAGCGCCTCCACCAACGGTAAGAGCTGTAATTGCAGCATCTGCTGCTAGCTCTATGCCTAATGCTGCAAACGTACCCAGGGCAAATCCTGAGTTAGAAATCATGTCTGCTGCAAACTTCTTGTTAAATATTCCTTCCTCATCTTCTTTGGACGCAAACACAAAATTTCTGTTCATGTCCAACTGATCCTTGTAGTACTGATCAATCATGGTTTGTTCATCGGGACGCATCTTATCCCAATCCAGAGATAACAGTGCATCCGCCATACGGCCATAATCTTTCCACCAGTCTACAAACGTATTACCAAAACGATAGCCTGCTGAGTCAAATGCTTTACCCATGGCTGTACCCCATGTCTCATTATCAATAGCACGCTGAAAGTTATACGCATCTCCTGGGGAGAACGCATCACCTTTAAAATTCTCTTGCTGAATAAACTTATCTACCTGCTCAGGATTCCAATATTCTGTACCAGGAGACTGAGCAGTTGTCAAACTCTCAAACAATGACATTTTAGGAGCGCCAAAAGCTTGTTCTGCATCTTGTGCAGTAGATTGCTCCATGCTGATTTTAAAAGCTGATGGCTTACCAGGGCTGTCAGAAAACTGACCACTCTGAATGTTATCAGCCATCTGCCCAATAGAAGGTGGATCACCCGCACCTTCCTGCATATTCAAATCAAATTCTTCTGCCATATCAGCTTATTTCTTTGTGCCAGATTCAGCCATGTCTCTTTGTGTAACGTAATCCTCAAATCTCTGGGTCACATAATTACTTGCGCTAATATAGGCAGTAGGATCTTCAGGATTTGCAATTTTTTCAAACCTATACATTTTCTCCTCACGCTTGGTGGTTGGATCAAAGTAAGTAAATGTTATGCCTAAACCAAATGCTCCGGTGTCATCGCGTACACCACTTACGCTATAGTCAAAACCATATGCGTTCATATATCCAGGGGCAGTTACAATGGTGTTAGGATTAGAGGCAAACTCTGAAAATGCACCTAAGTCTGTAGAGTTAACAGAGTTTCTGCCTAGGTATTTGTTGAAACGCTCCAACGGTAATTGGTTCTCACGAATAGTAGAGTAAGGCAAGACAACAGTCATTGTTTCTCCTTTTTTAAAGCCTAGTGTTTTAGCTGCTTGAGAGTTGATGTCTACCTTAAATTTAACCTTGACCTTTTCTCCTTGAGCATCATATGATACAGTTGCAGCATTGCCCATCAATTCCTTGATAGAAGCAGGAGACATTTTAGATAAATTAGCTGGCGATATCTTTTCACCAGTTTCTGTTACCTCGATACTTGCAGCAGTATTTCCTGAAGATGCACCATCTATCAACTGAAACAACTCAGCAGAAGTAATTCCTGTAAACTCAAATGTATCACCTGTAACACGGGCGCGATCATTATACTGAGAATCCAAACGATTGCTTAAGTATGACTGTTGTGCATCAGATAATCCACTAAGGTCGTACACAGCAGTACCATCTTCTAATCGATAAAGCAGTTTAGCTGCTTCATAACCAGGCTTCAGATTACCATACCCATCAGTAATTTCCTTGCTAATCTCTCTAGCGTTTTTCAAAATGTTTTCACGCTGAGTCATCAACACGTTCATAGAACCTAGTGCCTGGCTAAATGCCTTAGACATTTTCTTAACGTCGCCTGTTTTCTTAATTGCAGTGTAGTCTTTTACAAGCTCGCGACTGCGATCATATGTGGCAGAAATAAACTCATCAAGCAATGCCTGAGCAGCCTGAGGATTATTGTTAGGATCAACAACTTTGGCACTTACCTTTTTACCGTATAATTTCAGAATGTTCTTGTCCTCCTCGCTTAACTGAACGTTAGTGTTTCCCTGGGCGATTTGCTGAACCTTGTTGATTACGTTATAATACTTGCCGTGTTCAGCAGCACCTACCACAAGATTCATCATACCGTTGTTAGCACCAAACGTTGCGTTAAATAAGTTGTCTCTGTTTTTAGCCATACCGTCCATGTATACATCTACACCGGTATATGTTTGCTGGCCTGCTGCGTTGCGTCCCAGGTAGGATTCAGAAGGAAGTTCTCCCTTACCCTGTGCAATCTTGATTTTCAGAGCATACTCGCGGTCAGCGTTTGTCTGATCCTGCTGCATCTCCATCATCTTTAGTTCACGCTCCTGAGCCATCTTAGCTGCGGTTAACTGACGCTCCTGAGCCATTCTCCATTTGGTTAATACCACGTCATCTGACTTGATATCTACTGTAGCAGTAGCGTCACTATATCCTTTTGCCCACATTTGAGCAGTCTGTGCTTTAGCTTGTTGAGCAAATATGCCATGGATGTTTTGAGCTACAAAGTTTTCACCATCTTGATCTAATTTAGAAAGCAAAGAATTACCGCCATCGCGTTGATTTACATAAGCATCTTTTTCTTCAAGCGCTTTTATGTACTGCTCTTTAATGTCGGGGTCTGTAATTCCATCTGGATACTTCTCTTCAATAAGTTTGATTTTACTTTCAATCTTTTCAAGCTCTTTGTCTGCAGATACAGTTTCTTCTGTACTTTGGCCTTGTAATTGTTTTGCTAACTGACTAGATACCATTTGTAAAGCCTGGTCACGAGACACTCCCTGAGACTGTTGCACGCTTCTGATAGCACTTTCTGCCTGCACCCAACCTTGTTGCTGGAGCTGACGATCAAAACGATTACCCATTTGAGTTCTAGCCCAGTTTGTAAATGCTGCATACGACATCTTACCATTACCATATGTAACAATGTAAGGGTTCTTGCCATCAGCCGTTGCAATCTTGACGCCTATGCCTTGTTCTTTAGCAGCTTTGTTAAGATACTCCGCAATGTCCTCCATGGGTACAAACTCCTGAGGACGTACGTTCTGAATGGCCCCTTCACCACGTTTGGCGCTGCGAAGATCTTCTTCTGCAAAACCAATAGCCTGGCGACTGAAGTCGTTATACTGTGCACGCATTTTAGGATCAGTACTATTCTTGTACTGCTCCATGCGCTGCTTTTGTTTTTGATGAAATGACGTTACCTGCATGTCATAAGCCAACTCTTCATCCTTTGATATAGGATTGAAAATTTCTTGTGCACGGGAAACGTTTGTAGGATTGGATAAATCTACACCTGAGATACTCTTGATAGAGTTCTGCAGTTTCTTCATCACCTCTTGGCGATATAGTTCATTAGACTCGCTTGTCAGTGGATTGTTAAGTGCTGAGTTATAGATGCTCTTCACCATGTTAAATCCACGATCATACTCTGCCTGACGCTGGCCATACACTTGTGTTAAAAATGTATAGTCAGGTTTGTACAGCTCTGCGGGTGTAATGTTGTCTGTTAGACCTTGTATGAATGTTGACATTATCTTCCTGTCTTACGCTTGATTAATATTCTGAACATCTCTTCTGGAGTAACGATTGCACCGCCTGTCCCATACTCTATAAAACCGCCGTTTCTAAACGCGTAGTCATCATCAGCTGATGTATACATTGCAGCTTGGGGATTAGTTGTGAGAAGTCTGTTTACACGATTCATCTCACCCATCGCGGCCTGTCTTGCTGCATCTTCTCCAAGCTCTACTTTCAATCTCTCATACGTGTCTTTATAGGCTCTGACACCAGCGTCGCTATTCATGGCAGATGCTGCTGCATATGCGTTTGATCCCGACCTTCCAGCTACACCTCTTGATGTAGATCCACCATAAGACGGCATATACGTATCAGGACCCATTACGTCACGACCTTCTCCAGAAAATTCAACGTCAAAATTTATAGGATTAATGTATACCTGACGATTGCGAGCTTCTATCCACTTTTTATCACCCCAGTTAGTCATGCCCTGTATAAGTGCCGCTTTCTTGTTTTTATCCAAAGCGTAATTTGTATTCCAGTTTTGCTGACCTTCTGTTGCTAACCGGCTCATATACATATCTCTGTACTTAGCGTTTTGGTCACGCTCTGTGTTTTCAATCTGAGAATTGAACTGACCAGATTGTGTAGATGTTTGTGCATTGACAGTGTTTGTCTGTGCATCGCTAAGTGCGTTGTTTTGCATTGCTTCTCCAGCAGTACCTAGACTTGCAGCAATAGCAACGTTTCCGTCTGCTGAATTCTGAGCCACGTTTGCCATCATTGCAGCATTACCTTGAGTATTAGCCACAGAAGCAGCATTGGTTATTGTAGTCCACTCAGGTGTTACGTAATCAACTTGTTGCAATGCAGGTTTAAAACGCTCAGGATTGCGGGTAGATTCAAAAGCAAAGTTTACAATATCTTGTGCCCACCAAGGTCCTTCTTTTCTCTTGCCCGGAGGTGGGAAACCTTTGTCATACGCCTGACACTCCGCCTGCGCTTTTTCCAAAGAGTCGTAAGGGGTAACCTTCTTTCCTGTGGGAGGTGTAGGCTGGCTTCCATCTGCGTACTCAACGGTTTGTACAGCACGTGATCCGTCTTCACTTTCTACACAGTAGTAAGCTTGTTTTTTACCAGGATCAGGAGTCTCTTTAGGGGTCTCTGGCTCAAAATTATCTCTAACTTTCCATGTTTGTTTTGATGTATTATCACCAATTACGTCATCAATAAAAGACACGTTCATTTCGTCAGAATCAGCATCTGCACCTCCTTTAGGGTCAATGTCAAATCCTTTTTCCTTAAACTTTTCTATATACGTGGGTTGAGTTGCTACCTTCTTGGATGCTCTATACGCTGCCTGAAATGCTATTCGACCTAACTGGTCTAATGGTTCAAAACCTAGACGTTTTGCAGCAGCCTCATACATCTGGTTTCTTACATCTCTTGGATTACCTTTTTCGTCATAAATTTTTCCAACATTAGTACCAAAGCGATCCCATGCCTGCGAAGTCATGTACTCCTCATTATCACCATAGGCTGAACGAATAAGAAAATTATCCTTGTTACCCTTTAAAAGATAGTCAATCACTTGTGGTTCTGAAAGATCTTTAAGCTGACTCAGCACATCTGCCGGAATCTTTTTGTTGCTTTTAGGGTCACTAATAGTCTGCATGAACTCATTATAGATTGCACTTCTTAGCTCTTTATTGTTAGGGTCATTGATAATTGACTCATATGACTGAATATCAGATTCATACTTGTTCTTGTATGTCTTTGCATCGTAGCCTTGTAACTCAGGAGCTTCAAAGTCTATTAGCTGATTCTTGTCGTTGTAAACCCTGATCCCGTCAGCTTTGTACTCACGCTTAACCTGTGTCTTCATATCCTTTGTCCAAACAATGGCACCGGTCTCAGCATCACGCACAATGTTCAAGTCACCTTTTTTGTATTGCTTAACTTTTCTACCATTGTTGTCTATGACTTCACCCTGATACACCTCGTCATTCTCACCTGCTTTTTGAAACTTGGTTAAACCATAGACACCCACCATATCATAAGATGGAATGTATGCACCCCCTTCTTCAAAATCTGTTACATCAATTGTATTTGTCCGCCTGTTAGTTCTTGAAGGCGCACTAGATTGATTTGTTCTTTGCTGTTGCTGTTGAGCCGGTTGTTGTTGTTGAGCAGGCTGTTGCTGTTGTGTTCTAGCGCTATCTGGATCAAACAATACAGGAGCACCGTTGGAGCCAGCTCTGTTAATGTCACCCGCTCCAGTCTGTTGAGATTGAAAAGGTTGCTGATTGCTTTCAGTTAAATCAATTTTTGCAAACTGACGATCTCCTGCTGCGCTAATCAATTCTTGCTGAAACATGTTTTCAGTAGACTGCCCATAAATTGGATTATAGCCTACCACCTTAGTACCTGTAGAATCATAGACAGGAGTCACCCTTGTTACTTTTAAAGATGGATCTCTGTGCGGATGGTTTGTATACTTTCTTGCAGCATACGGCCAGTCTACGCGATACAAGTCGTTACCCTTGAAAAACAGGTCACCCTTGTTCAACTTAGTACCAGCTATGTCAACACCATATTTGTACTTGTACCAGTCATCACCTATAAATGGCTCATTGCTATCTCCAATATAGTAGTGAAGGTATTGGTCACCATACATTCGATCATGAGGTACAGATGTATTGTAAGATCTGTTGAAGTCATGCTCATTAATGTAGAACTTATATCCAGTTTCAGCATCTTGGAACACGTATTCGTTAGGTGAAAACGTGTTGATCTGACTTTCTCCAGCAAGGTAGCGGTGAGGTTTACCGTTGATGTAAACAATAGTTGCAGGTGTCAGTGCAATTTGATCTCCTCTTGGTTTTACCTTTTTTGCCTCTCCTGCATTTTGATATTTTTTAAGTCCACCCCACTTGCCCATTTGCATCTGCTCAGGAGCCATTTGCTCTTGTTGCATTTGTTCAGGAGCTTGAGGTTGTTGCACCATCTCCGGAGTTACACCCAAAACAGAAGCTGCCATTTCTGCAATAGCAGGAATACCATCTGGAAACCCTTTCATAGACTCTTGTATTAAAGCAAGCGTGCTTAACTTCTGAATGTTGTTTCTCAACATTTCATTGGCACTACGCTTGGTGATATTGTCTGCGTCAGGATCTTTTAAATTTGCAACATACTGATTGATCTGATAGTTCTTAGCAATCTCTGCTGGTGTATAACCACCCTTTTTGGGATTAAGACCAAACACTTTTTTCAGAACTTCTTCATCCTTGATTCGCAGCTTGCGAGTGTTAGAATAAATGAATGAACCAGCAGGCACATCTACAGGAGTACCTCCTTTGCTATGAGGTTTGCCAGTAAATGTAAACAACTCTAGGAAACCATCTTTGTTGGTGTCTCCTACAACCACCTCTCCTCGTTCAACTTCAATAGAAGCCTCCTCGCGGGGAACAGGTCCCATTGTTGTTTTGACTTCATCTTCTGCGTTGCCGCCCATACCCGCGTTGCGGTAACGGCTGTCGTAGAAGCTGTAGTCTACTTGATCACCCAACTTGGGTGCGGTCTTTATACGTATTCTTTGCATAAACTTTAGAAGTTTAAAAGGGTGGGTAGGCTAAACATCTCACATTTAGAATTTACAAATTTAATCGCAAAAGTCCTACTGTTGTAGATGTTTTTTGTAGAGGTTATAAATATTCAATCTCACCACCTGCAGCCAGGATGGCCATGATCTCTTCTGGTGATACTTCATAAGTGCCACCCTGACGATACTTTTTCATACCACCATACTTGGCTCCTACTTGTGAGAAGTCCTGCAGAGGTGTACCCATCACCAGTTGTGAGTTGGGTCCTACAGCCATGTTGGTGCGCTCGTTACCAAAAGGATTCTTAGGGTTGTACGCGTTGTACATGGAGTCGGTGTTACCCATCGCACGAAGCTGCTGGTCATAATTGTTCTTCCGCTGGTCACGTCTTTCCGCCCAGTCTGCAAAATAACCCAGACCAACGATGGCATTGTTACCAGCTACAAACCCGGCATTGTCACCGCGATAGGTTGTCTCCCATGACTTTTGCATTTGAACCTTTGGATCGGCAGTGCTTTCAGAACCTGCTGTTCCTTCACCCATGCCGCTTCCAACGGCAACGTCTCCCAGTGCTCCTTCCAGCTCTTGCTGACCCAGCATGGCGTTGTACATTCCTGAACCAGGTCCTGTTCCTTCTACAGGCTGACCAGCAGGTCTTGATACAGGGTCAGATGCAACCGGGCCGGGTTGTTGTCCAAATTTCAGCGGACCTGAGTTGGGATTGGTGTTGCCAGTATTGTTCTGACCAGTTTCTTTTTTCCACATCTCCATTAACGCTTGTTGATTGGACACATTAGCCATTACATCAGCACGTGTAGCGTTCTGTGCAAACCATTGCTGGAAAGTAACCTCTCCGCCTGGATCAAACTGTGCCAAACCGCCAAAGCGTTTGGTCTGTACGTTGCCACGATTCATGTAATCGTTTAAACCTGCAGGAATAGCTGGCATTTGTGGCGCTGAAGTGCTAGTTGTGGTAGTGGGCGGAGTATCTGTGCCGCCAGTATAATCATAGCTTGCTCCTGAAAAATCATCATACATGTTACCGTTTTCCAATACCGCACCCATGCCTGAACCACCAGTTCTGGTCATCTTGGTTCTAGGATCTGGATTCATGTCTTTGGGATCAGGTGTAGGAGGCGTAGGATTGGCTTTGTCATAACGCGCCTTCAGGATATCCTGGGTGTTTCCGTACTCTTCAGTACCTGTGTTCATCAGCTTGCTGTCATGTTTGTCTTTGGCAAACATCTTCTCATAACCCAGCGTTGCACCTGATAGTCCTGACGCAAGACCAATCATACCTTTCAGGAATGACCCTTTAGGAAGGTATTGCGTCATGTTACGTGGGTCTGTCAGAGTCGTAGCTGTAGCCAAACCTCTGTTCCACTTGTTGTCCTCCAGGTTTTCCAACCTGCGTTTAGACACTGTATCTACTTGGAAATCTCCTTCCTGGTACATGTCACTATATGGACCGCTGTAGAAATCACCGCCCTCATCATACATGTCCAGTTCACCACCTTCTGCCCAGGTACCAAATCGCTTGTGCCAGTACAAGGGTGAAAATGGATCTTTTGCTTTTGCTGAGTCTTTACCGCCCATGCGGTCCCAAAAACGGTCACGACGGTCGTCATTGTGATGCTGGGTATAATCTTTCATACCATCATATCCTCCATGGACCACTTTGTACTGATCACCTTTTTTCGCCAGTACCATCCACTTCTTACCAGGGCGTGTAGATTCTTTCTTTACACCCACTTTGGTAAAGCCCATATTCTTATAGCGCTCAGGGATTCCTCCACCTTGCGCCATCTCCATCATTTCTTCTTCTTGCGGTTCACCATACTGCATGTAATCATTGATTGCTGTAGCAGAATGGTTCATCACAGAAAGCTTGTCGCTGATCCAGGGATCTAAGTCAGAGTCTTGTTTGATATACTTTCTCAAGTTGTTCAAACGCTCCATCATGGCGTTAATTTGTGTTAAGGCCATACCGCCATCTGCTTCTCCACCGTCAGCGTACATACCACCGCATTCATAACAAGGAGTGCCACCGGCTGCAAACATGGGAGGAGCATACGCACCATAAGGCATGCCACCAAATTCCATGTTGCTCATGATCTTCCGCTGCACATCAGGAGGCAATGCTTTAAATCCTTCATTGTCTGGCATGCCGCCATCTTCCATGACCTCCATGCCGTACTCCGCAGCTTTGCTCCAGGTACCACCTTTGGATTTGTACCACTTGGCAGCCCAGCCATTTGCGTAAGCTGAAGGATACACGTCGAACTTTTGTTTTGCCAAAGACTTTGCTTTTGACCAAAGGCTTGGGTTATTGGGTTTGTTTGCCATAGGTATGGTTAGTTTCTTTTGTGATTATAGGGTATGCGTTTGCTACTTGTCTTGGTCCTTTTAAACTTGGCTTTCTCAGAAGGACTCATCTCTGAAGAAGTCTTTGGCGTATCCTCTGATACGCGTTTTGAAGGTCTGCATGCTGGATAATTTCTATCTTCTCCTTCTTGTCTGCCGCATGGCTTGCCTGTTTTCACATCAACCCACTTCTCAGCAAACCATCTATCTAGTCCGCCATGCTGTCCTCCCCCTACAAATTTACTCAAAGCTCCGCCAAAAGCAAAGCCTTCAGTATCAGTTTCTTCATCATCCATCATCATGCCTGCGCCTACAGCTGGTATGGCAGCAGGTAACATGCGAATCAGTTTGCGTTTTGAATCAGCATCTGTTGATCCCTTAAAGAACCTGTTCAGGTTTTGGTCAGCAATCATGTAATCAATGACATCGTCGCCTGGGTTTTGCATATACTGAATCGCTGCTTCCATGTTAGGAAACTGACCGCTATCTACATAGCGCTTTGCAGTGTTCATGCGCGCAACCATCAGTTCTGAGTGAAGCTCTTTTGGTGACGCGGCCCAGGTGTAAACCTTGTTGCGGTTGACATTCTTGTACTCAGGAATCTCTATATCCTCTATCTTTTTAATTTTGTCATCATACTCGTTTACAATCTGCTGTGCAAAATCATAGTGGTCGTTAGATGATACTTTACCTGAAGCAACATCATCGTTTAATTGCTTAAGCTTGGCAAGCTTCTCATCTCCCAAATCAATTATCTGGCTTCTTAGTTTTTTATAGCCTGGATCATTAACCCATAAGTTAGGTTCAACCATTGCGTCACCAAACATCTTACCTGTAGGTGTAGCATCATTAGCAAAGTAGTATGGAGTTATGTCATAATCATGTTTTGTAATTGCGCTAGACCATGGTTGGAAAGGGCTATTACCAAATCGTTGAAACGTGTGAGCTGTTTCGTGTGCAGAAGTGTTAGCGATACCTTTAGGATCAACATGATAAAATCCTTGGTTTCTAAGCGTAATGTTGTAGTTAGGATTGTTTGCACCCAGAATCTTACCTCTGTTCTGGCGAATATAATCTTTAGTGTCAGTACCAATGCGAGCGTCTGCAATCAAATCTTTTGAACGGCTACTAATCATTGTAGAAGGAACCTGATTCAGAATGTTGTTAGCGTCCATTACAGAACTGTTATTGTCAAACGTCAGCCTGAACCTGTCTACTGTGGCAGGGTCTAACGCGACTGCCCTGTCTACAACCTGTGGTCTAATCTCACCATCAGGTCCGTATATCCACTGCTTTACAAAGTCTTCACCTTCTTTAAGTGCAGCATCCTGCTTTGCCCATACACGTTGTTTTTGTGCTTTTGTCATAGGGAAGATTTCAAAGAAGGGTCTTTCTCCTTCTGCAACTTCCGCCAACCCTTGTCCAAGACCATAAAGATGCTCATCGACTGCAGGTGTTTTTACTTTACGCATAAAGTTTGCAAGTGTAGACTCACCTTTTGGTTGCCACTTGGCAACATTGTAACCATATCTGCGAAGCTTCCCTGCAATGTTTGCAGAAGTCTCAGACGCATCTGCTACATCATCTGCATACTTTACAGCTTGTCTAACTCCGCTAGCATCATCCAATAAACCTATACCAACAACATTTAAAGGATCCATTCCTGCAAGGGAAAGCTCCTCTAAAAACTGTGTGCTGCCAGGTTGTACATATGACTCCATGCTTCCGTAGGTCATAGGTCTGGCGCTTCTACCTTGTGCTGCTGCAGCAAGGTCTCCGCTGATTGCACCTCTGACAAGATTGCTGGTATAACCAAGCGGAGCAATTGCACCCAGGCGAGATGCTTCTTTGGCTTCTGCTGCTGTCAAATCTTCATCGTTATAATCCATGCCAAACAAGTTGGCTATACCCTGGCGGAACTGTGTGCCTATATCAGGATTCAGACTATATGCCGCCTGCGAGTTTTGAATAATATCCAGCTGCTCAGGTGAAAACGACTTCATCCACTCCACACGGTTTCTGTCACCCTGCGGATTATTTGCCAGGATTTGCTCTGCAACTTTGGTACGGGCATAATCATACGCGCGGTTTTTAGATCGCTTGTCATTATAAGCGTCAAAACCAAGCGCTCTTGCAAAACCTGTGTCTTCTTTACCCGTCCACTCTTTTGCAAATCTGTCTAACTCAGGGGCATACTCACCGCGATCTGCAGTGATGTTGAGCGGTCTTCTGAGATTATATACAGGCGCATTCTCTTTTGTGTTCCATGTTGTATATCCATCATCAAACAAAAAGTCAAAACGCCTGTCAGTAGCTGGGTCATAGTCAAACCTACGCTGGCCTTCTGAGGGCTTTACAAACTTTTCAATAAACTTCTCTTTTTCTTCAGGTGTCAACTCCCGACCTCTTCTCTCTTCTTCCTTGTTAAGCATCTCCACCCATTGCTGTGCGCCTTGTGAATACGCTCGCCAACCTGCTTCATATTCTGCACGCTGGTCAGCGTTATTCATGGTTTGGTAATTAGCCTCAGGAGCATCTACGCTTTTGCGTTTAGGACCACCTTTAACAAACTTTGTAATACCTCCTTCTTTCTTTATTCTTCCCTGAGAAGCATACCATGCAGCTTCATCATCTTTAAAAAGTTCTCTTTTCCACCCCGTTTCAGTGCGTATATCCTCTCCTATTTGATACTGCCCTTTGCGGTGAGCCTGACTTGATTGGTAAACAGGCCTGGTTTCAGGTTTGGGTGGCAATTGTACAGGCGCTATAGGCTGTAATTCAGGCGTGCTGATTGGCAATCTAGTGATAGGTCTGGGTTCAATTCTTGTCAATCCTTCTTCCGCAGGGCGTTCTTCTAGGACTACTGGTCTAGGTTTGTACATGACAGGTATCGGTCTGTCATACATAAAAACAGGAACGATTGTGTTATAACCTTTTCTTGCGTCGTAATAATTTAGTGACTTGTATTCGTTATCAGCAATCAGCGAGGCATTCTCAAGATTTGCTGTAATCTTTTTGTTTTCAGGAACACCAATCTGATGATTAATGTGTACCAGTTTGTAAACCTGGTCCCTGTAGTCCTTTTTTTCTGCAACGCTTTTGGCAATTAGATTTTCAAGCTCAAGCTGTTTGTTGTACAGATACAAACGTTTGTTGTAATCTTCTTGCGCTTTTTTAAATTCAGCCTCGTTGGTAAAAACACGCACCTTTTTCTTGGGAGGATCTGTAGCAGCGCCTCCCTTTAAAAATCTTTGTATATGGTCGTATGTGATTAAATCTTCTGCCACAGGTTAGTAGTTTAAAAATTTATGCAGTGGTGAAAATGGCCCACCGTGTTTCTTAATCTCAAGTGTTTCCTGAAGAGGATTGTGATTAAACAAGCTTGCAAATGTTCGCACGTTTTTCAGATAACTGTTATTTGCCTCTGGAGAATTAGGATCTTTTACAAGAGCTTGATCAGGAGAAACACCTTCGTCAATAGCGCGCATAATTGTTTTCTTGTCTCCCCTTCTCAAACGATTTGGCATCTGATACATGTAGGGTAAAAAGTCAAGATAGTTGCTTTCATCAAGCGCTGCTGTTTCTCCTTTTTGCGCCAAACGTCTCAGTTCAGGTAAGTTCTGTGTGCTGACCAACATTGCTGCAATAAACGCTTTCTTAGGATCTGACTCAATGTTCTGAGCAGTCAGTCCATATTTCTCTCTATCTTCTTTACTGATGTTGCGGAATTTCACCTGCGTCAAACCACGACTGTAATCTTCTGTATTAAGTACTTCGTTTGAGCCCTGGCCTGTTAATCTATTCCATACGTTTTGAACCATTGCTGCACCGCGTCTGGTAGTATCGCTTTCTTTTATGCCTCCTTTCTTTGTACCAAAACCGGTCTCCTGACCATAGATACCAAGGGTGTTTAATACAACACCGTTAAACTCCCTGTTAGAAATGTTGTATTTCTTCATGAAGTCTTGCTTCCACTGAGGATCGTTGACCATACCTAGGATCTCTTTGAAGCCAGCGCTTTTTGAAAGTTCGTCAAGATTGTAATCAAACTTGTCAGTGTTTCTTGTCAAAAGACGATTAGCTTCTTCGCTAAGGGAACCTAAATATTGGTTCCCTTTGCCCAAGTCTTCACCGTACATGTATGCGTGATCGTCACCAGTAAAGGTAATCAGACCAGGTGCGTATGTAGCCCATCTTCTCTCTTGTCCTTTCTTGAAGAACTGAGGATCCTCATCTTCAATCTTTTGTTTTTTAAGGTTTCGCTTTTTAACTTTGTCCGCGTCTTCTTTGGAGAAATCACGTGTCAAAAATTGAACTCGATCAGTAGCCTCAGCATCGTAAATTGGGTTATCAATCTGCCACGGAAATTCAGCACCATCATGTAGAGGATCAACGTTAACTGCAATTGTTTGCAGGCCATTTGGACCTCGCTCATAACGATACCTTTCAGCAGGCGAACCATCATAACTTGTTAAATAATTTCCCTGATTATCCATTGCTACAACACCGTCTGTTTTTGGATTAATCCTATAAGACTGCTGATACATTTTACCATCTCCAGCGTTCATGTAAAGAAGAATATCATATGTGCCATCGGGATTATCTGTCCTGCTGCCAGGAACTACAAGCCCTGCATGATGAGGCAAGCCTGATTTTATTTTTCCATCTGGATCAACACCTGATGATAAAAACTGCAAAATATCACCACCTTGAGGATTGCTTGTATCACGGTTAAGTTTCCAGTTTGGCACTTCACCATTTTTAACCGCATCTTGTGCAAGGGAGTTAGAAAAAAACTTTATAGGTTCACCAGTTTGAGATATTGTATAACAAACACCAGATATGCAATAGTAACTGTCAGGATTATCCAATATGTACTGTGGAATAAAGCCTGTCTTTGTTATATCAAAGAGGCCATCTGGAGATTCATCATACTGCCTTCCGATTTCATTCATAATTCTTTGCTCATACGCTCCTCTAGCACCGCCGGTATTGATATCACTTTGCACATTGTTGTAAGCGTCAACATCTGCTTGATTGACAAACTGCTGGTTTGCATCATATGATGCATTTACACCGTAGCGTTCTGCATCAGCAGGTATAGTAGTTTGCTTACCGGTTTGTGCTTTAGGTAAAAACTTTTTCAAACCACCCATGCGCATCTCATACTCATCTACGTATTCTGCGCCAGGAAAATGCACCTGGGTTTCATCAAAGGGTTGAAGCTCTGCTTGCATGCCGTTATTACTTACAGCCTTAATGCGATGAGGTGTAGGATTGTACAGCGTGTCAGAAGGTATGCGGTAGTTAGTACCGGGAGGAGGTGCTCCATTTTTAAAACCTTCATTACTTACTACCGGCTGCAATTTTTGTTGCTGCTCTTGAATAAATCTGAGCAAGATGTCTTTTTTCATCGGGGGCTGTTAAGATGTTTTGTCATGCCTACTTTGAGAATCATCTTCTTGTCTGTTGATGCTGTTTTACGCAAGACGACCCTGTTGCCATAGTGGCGGAACTTCTTACGCTCAAGAGCAGGCTTATCATAATTAATATACTGAGGATTTACCGTACGTTGGTAACCATTACAATTGGTAATCCACATTGGTGTCTGATTGAAGGTGAACTCACCCCTGTCATTGGTGTTATCCCAGAACTGATTAAAACGATATTTGTTTTCTTCTTTGGCAACCAGGATCTCCATGTTATACTGGGTAATAACAGGTTGAGCAACAAGTGCATATGGATCGTTTTTAGGTTTGACATTCAGTTTCAAGATACCAGAATTTTGCTCTGAGTTATAAATGATTGCTGTGTCAAAGTTTTCATCAAGCACATGATTGTAATCTACACCATTGTTATAGTACTTGTATGCTTCCATCCAGTACTCAACGCTTCTAAGTGTAGTAACCCCACTCGCATTCACTACAGGAAATTCTACTTCCCAACCTTTCTGCTGACCGTAGTATTCTGTAAAGAGATCCCACTTGGCATTATGTTTCCAGATGCCGTCACCCTTTATTGTAAAGAAGTGCTCATATGCAGGCATGTTCAAATCTGGTGTCCAGCTATGGAAACTAATCCACTGCTTAGTCTTTGGATCGTATGAGACTGTCCAGTTACAAGGTTCAAAACAATCAGGATTATCAAATGCACAAGGGCACTTTTTAAATATAGGGTCTCTAGGACGAGGTGTAAGAATCAGTGTACAATTGCTGAGATTGCCCTTGCCATCATCTAAAATCAACGAGTAGATTGTTTCATCAGCAAGTGGTACAACCACAGCGGAGCCGTCAGTTGGTGCAGGAAACGTTTGAGTATTGCCCGTTGATGTATAAGTCACTTCCAGTTGTGCAGTAGCCGCGCTAACCGTTGTCCACGTGAGCAGCACCTGTTCGCCTTCTGTAAATACTTCTGTATTTGCTTGAAAGTTACAGGCTAACGATGGCGTGCACGTGCTTGACGCAATTGCGGTAGCTACCTGATTAATAGATTCAGGAGATGATGCATTAATACCATAATTGTAACCACCTGGTTGATTAATAGCTCCGTCAGTGGCGCTGATTCTTTGCAGGTAAATTGGATTATTAGGTATATCAGTGGTAGCAGCGCAAAACGCAGCATAGATAAACTGATTTGCAGGTCCTGATGGATTTCCAATAGAGTTTGCAGGAATTGTTATAGACTGGTAAGGATTACCTACTCCGGATACCGCACCTGATTCATTTTGCGTGTCTGTAACAAATATCAGTATCTGCTTAAAATTAGGATTACTTGTGCGGTCACCAAGCTCTGAGTTAGCTTTATCATTTAAAATAGGCTGAGCATGTGTCAAACCTAGTTGAACATTTGTTCCACCTCCTAGCCAAGTTGTATCATACCATGTTTCAACCTCGGTAGGTGTAATGGTATTACTCATGCTAAATCCGTTTGGATTCATAGAAGAGACGTTGCTACCTGCAGACCATTGTGTAAATCCAACCTGAATATCTCCAGATGCCATTGCCGCAGCAATTGCAGGATTTTCCAAGAAACCTTTTACAAATGCAATTTCTCCTTGCTTTATTCCTCCATTTGAAGTACTACCTGAGACGTCTACTGCAAACACAATATCCAATAAACATGAGGATGATGGTTGAGGTAGACCCGTAATAGCCGTTATTACAGGATCAACAGGTGGTATAGGTGGGGGAACTGTCTGACCACAGATGTAGTAAGGTACCCCGGTAGGATCGTCAAAGTACAAATCCCTACGTTTAGGTACAAAGTCTTTCTTGGAGAAATAGAGCAGCTCATACTGCTGGTCATACATTGTCTGACAGCCAATACCTGCTACAGGATTATCATACAGTGGAAAATCTGGATATGCTTCCAACAATCTAGAAGGCAGGTGTTCGTTAAACCAGAACTTAAGACCGTCGCGACTAATTTCAGATACCCCGCTTCCGCCATACTGCATGATCTTACCTGTCTTCTGAGAGATAAAGAACATACCGTAAGGAGTGTTTACTGCGGAACGTGATGATATACAAGACGCATAATCAAGCGCATCATCAGCGTTAACAACACTTTGCGCGTTTTGCTGGAACAGTCCTCCGTCACCAATAGTGAACTTGGTACCGCCTTTTGTTTGAAGCTGGTCTGTCCCTGAAAATTGTACAGGTTCTGCGTCTTCAAAAAGTATGATTGCACCTTGAGCATTCAAACTTTTTATAGTGGAAATCCTACCTTTGAAATCCTTGTAGTTTAAGGGTAAGTAGTTTCTCCAATTGTCACGCCTCATTCCAGATTGCTGCTGTAAACTATAGACAGCCCTGTTAGGGAAGTACTCAAAACATGAGGTGTACAAGGCGGGGTCATAGTCCCGTGGAAGTACAGATCCCCAGCTTGCAGTGTTGTTGAAGAGCTTGCTGGCTGATAATGAAGTGTCATATTTTGCATAGATAGGCGATTTGATCAAATCTGAGCGGAACATCGTGCTCAGATCATTGAATGAGTTTCCGTATACATCATAGAACTTTTCGCGGTCGTCTTCACCATAATCACGGTATGCCATGTTTAGTTCACTCTCACAGAAGAAGTCACGCACACCGTTGTAGAACAAATATGCCCATACATTTCTCAAGAGGAATGCTCCCGTATTACCTCCACGGTCAAAACGATGGAAGTCAGAAGGAGTCACCAGGTTCAGCCCAGTAGGTTTGTTGATGCTAATACCCAGGAATGATATCTCTTCTGTTTGAACCTCAATGGCAAAATCCGTCAGGTCATACTTTGCCAGATTGACCCAATAACGCGGACATGGACCATTCACACTCATGCGATAGTCCATGTCTGTACCATCAGGTTCACCCATCAACCAGTTGTTGAAAAAGTAAAACGGGTTCTTCTCTGTATAGCGGTTGATATACACGTCTCCTCCAAAAATAACATTGGTAGATGAGGTAGTTGTTACATCTGCGGTAGAAGGATATACACAAGAGTTTACCGGAATCTGTACTATACTTTCCAGCAGTCCGTATTGATTTTGGTAGTCAAGTTTAATAGCGCCATAGTACGCCACAGTAGTGCTGTTAAAAGCACCAAAAGGTGTCTTGTGATTAACAGAACCGCCTACGTCAGCAACACGCTTGCGAGAGCTATCAGTGATGCTTTGAGGATTACTAACGTCTGCAGTAACCTTTATTCCCACAAACTTGTTACGATTGTTATTGTTAATGCGATACGTAGCATCAAAATCCTGTAATGCTGCTCCTACATATTTGGCTCCGTTGTCAGCAACCAGTCGAGTAAACGAAGGTGCGCTTGTTCCACTAGCGCTGTTAGTTACATTGCTGTAGCTGTGGTAGAATCCGTGAGAATTATACTGCAACATGTAGTCACGGTAACGACCCATTGCAAAGATGGCTCTAAGCACCTGGTCAATTGCCATGCCTCCATAGTATGCCATTTGTCCAATCATCAGCGCCACACCGGCAGCGGTAGCTCCAAGAGAACCCTGCGCACCGGTAGTAACAGCTTGAAGACCTGCAGTGGCTGCCAAGTCTCCAATTGCTGACGCCTCTCCAGATTGTTTTGCACCATATGCATGCACAAATCCACCCAAAGCAGCACCGACCTGGTTACCACCCGTTACGGTAGTTGAACCAAGGCCAATAACAGCCGCAACACCCAAACCTACTATCACCGCAGTACCAAATGCACCATCAGTAAGCATCTTGTGCTTAGGATGTTTATACGGAGTCTGAAAACTACCCGTCACCGTCCCACGTTCTTCAGTGTAAATCCTGACGTAGTTTGCTCCCAGGTAAGGGCGAATGAACGCCGTCTCTGGCGAGTGAAAAGAAAAATAGTCTTTTCTATACGTGCTAAGCTTGGGTGAACTTTCCGCTTCATCAGAACCGCCTATTTCCAATGCTGAAAAGTCAGGTGTCAGAAATGGGTCAGGACGTAAATCGTTGTAGGGATAATTCTGGTACAAGCCTTTCTTGTTAGTGGCAGAACCAGACTGCGGGGTGTATTCCCACATGTTGTTAAACATTCCTTTGGCCACAATAGAGCGATTGCCCTCACGTGATCCTCTCAGAATTTCATAACCAACAACATCAGTAAGAGGATTGCCATCTTGATCAACAGGATGGGCAATGTTTGAAAACTCAACACCCAGGACATAGATCTTATCGCCTCCCTGGCTGTGAATATGCATAGTCTCATTAGACGGCATTTTATGGTGACGTATAGGTTTACCGCAAAGGTCTCCCCATATTTCAGGTTTATCATCAGGATATGTATTTACACTCTCCCAGTAGCCCATCTTTCCTCTGAAGATGATGGGATCGCCATCACTTGTCTCTCCGGTAGCAGCTACTTTGGTAGAGGTGTCATACACCTGCCAGCGTTTGTTTTGGCCAGAATATATAACATCAGCACCATTCTGCACTTCTAAGTCAGAACTTGTAGCTGCCCTGCCAGGAATATGAAATGATGCACTTCTTGCGCCAGTTTTGTAAACCCAGCGAATAAAAAACGAATATACTTCATCACGCATGTAACCAAGCGAAGTACCCGCACCCCAGTAATAATCTGATGCGTACTCTACCGCGACCCATTTGGTACTAATTTGGTTAGCCAAGGCTTGATAGTTAAAGTAAGGCTGTGTGGTTACACCTGTACGAATAAGGTATTCGCCAACTTTGTGCATTTTGTCACTTCTCTCATAGACAACATTTCTTAAAGGAATAGTCGTAATGGGAACAGTCTCTAATGCAGAGCTGTAATTGTCCAGTGTGACTGTAGACTGGCGTATGGGAAAGTTGCCAATTTTCTTAGCAACAGCGTTTTGTTTTGTAACAGATACTACAACCAGTTCGTACTCCTCAAAATCCTGGTCAAGGTTGTCAACTTTAATTTCCAAAGATCCACCTATACCTTCATGATCCCACATACCAACAGGTGTGCTAGGCATTGAATAATCTGTAAGGCGAATACCGTTCTCAGAATAGGCAATGCATGCCATGTAGCTTCCGTTATTTAATTGGCCACCACCTTGCGCACGACGTACATTGACACATGCTTGAGTAACCAACGGATGTAAACGAAGAGCATCACAGTCAAGTTCTGGGGTATACTCAGGAATAAAACAATCAGGATCTTCGCTTAGATTGTTACCAGTAGTTTTGTAAGGAATTCTGTCAAGATTCAAAACCCTGTCAGGATTCAGACCATCCTGAAAATATACACTGCGGGTACAGTCATAGTTTTCTTTTGAAACACCTGTGATAAGATTTGTCTTTTTGAACCCTAAGCAGTTGTTGTTTACAAGCTGCTGGTACGTTTCAGCAACTTCATCAAATATACCAATCTCAGACTGGTAGTTGTTAGTTGAAAAAATAATCCACTCAGTACCAGATTTGTGAATTGCCCCAATGATTGTATAAGGTGCAATTGCAGCATTGTAGTTAGCAGGCTCATTTGACAAAGTTCCCTGCTCACCAAGATGCGAATTGTTTATTGCATTTACAGCATGCGTCCATGCCTGATTGGACATGTAGATGTCAGCAACATCTTTGTTCATGCCTTTTGCAAACATGTTTGCTTTTACGTCTGATGTATTGGGTGTTGTATTCTGTGCCATTTTACTTGATCGCAAAGTTTTTCTTCTTGAGTGTTTTATACACGTTCTCTGTCAGATGTCCGTTTAGCCATGCTTGTGATTCCTCGTCCACAATATCTATGTCTGATGTAATTGCCATAGTCAGGTGAAAAATCTCATGCGCCAAAAGGTTATGACTCAAGGAATCCTCTTTTAATGCCAATACGTATTCTGAGTTTCCCCAGTTAAACACCACACCGTATGTGTCTAAAACATCCACATTTGCCTTTTTCTTTTTTCTCACATGTTCTTGCAACTCTTCCATAGTGGAGGTTACAATCAAGACCACCTTGCATTCATACAAGGGTACCTTGATGGTAATCTTAGACATCATAACTTTTAAACATGTTATAGTATTTGTGGTACATTGCCTTGCGGTTCATCTCCCATGTACGCTGCATTTCGCGGAAGTTAGGAGTGTTTACAAAGGATATGGCGTTGTTACGCGCTGCACGCAGACGCTGTTCAACAAGTTGAATAAACGCGCTTACATTCTCTCCGCCCATAAACAGATTCTCATAGATTCGCTGTTTGATTGCGTACTCATAAAACTCGTTAACCAAAGGATGATCCATTACCAATAGGTTTCCCTGGTCATCTTCCATCAAGCTTTGATAATTGATAAACACAACACCTTCATCAAAGTTAGTCACCAAGAATCCGTTTTTGATGTAACCGGCAAAAGATGCACGACTTTGCAGATTTATACAATCGGCACTTACGCTTTTGCTTTTGTCAATACGCATCTGAATCAGTTTTTTGGATTCATATCTGCGTCCCTGTGTGTTGTAAATAACTTTAGGTATGTGGTAAAAAGGATCGTTTACCACTTCTGCAGGGCATCCTCCAGGTTGAATCTGGGTAACTGTTGTTGTAGGCGTATCTGGAACTCCTACTATTACAAATTTCACGCCTTCCTGTAATGGAGCAGATGATATGATGCGCACCTCATTTGCACTGATTATATCTACTTCAAAACTTAGCAATGTTCCATCAGGAGCATATGCTTCAATTACAAGGTTCTGAGTATTAAGGTTATGCGTAAGGGTAGTGTTTCCTGTAGGGACATCTGTAGTAGTCGTGTAATGACCTACACTGTTTTGCAAATAGTATTGTTGAGCCAGATAAATTCCCTCAAGTACGCCTTCCGTCTTTCCTTCTACGTATGTCTTGTCATCTTCAGGCTCTTGCGGATAGTGATCTTCGCATATCATTGCAAAATTGAGAACATAAAAATCTGGTGGAAGTTTAGCTTTTCCGTTGTGAACTTCCAGCGCTTTGCTTCGTGAAGGATTTACCTTTAAGCCAAGCTCATAGCTGACGCGCTGAGCAACCTTGATAAGCTGCTGAGGATCAATCATTCCTTCCAGATCATAGCTTTTCAAATCAAGCTTGACACTGTCTAAGAGTTCATCAAAAGTTCTATATTGGGTTTCAGTCAGCATGCGTTAAAGATTAGGGGCGTTCAATGTGTTTGTTGTCAGCGGCAAGATCCTGAGGAATTTGCAAGAGGGTTAACATGTCTTTGGCTACCAGTTGTTCAATTTCAGCAAACAGAAACTCAGGCACATGCATTTCTTTGTCTTGCACGTATCCACAGTTGTCTGCAGGATCACAGTTGTAATGAGAAACATCACCTTCAAATACGCCTTCTACGCGCACTGCCTCCCAGTCCATGTTAGGAAAATATAGGTAACCGTTTAAAAACCAGTAGTACTTTTTCTTGTTGTACTTGAAGTTTTTTTGACGGCTCATCTGTTCAAAGCTTACAGGGTATGTTGGCTGCAAATCTTCTGAGAGATCGAGTGAGGTAATGCTGCGAATAAGCGGTCCCCAGTATCCTTCCATGGTTGCGGGAAGTTTGTCTTTGCTGCGCTTAAAGTAACAGCCTGTGTCAATACCACGGCATCCTGCCTGGGCACGGTCTACGTCAATTAGCTCCACAAAGTCAAGAGTCTGAAAAATGCTGTTGAATTTCATCAGCTTGTTCAGGTTGTCCTGGCGTCGCATAAGCAGTTTGGCATGCTTCATTACCATGGAGTAGATGAAGCGGTCCGTCATAAAAGCATCCTGGCGCGTAGCCTTGTATTGGTTACGCACGCGGGATATTACTTCTCCAATGGTTATCATAGGTCAAATTCGTTGTAGTTCTCTAGAGTTATCGCATCTTGTTTCAACTGCTCCATTGCATTGAGATTGTTGCGATATACGTAGCTGATCTTTTTGTGTGGATCAACCATGACATATCGTTTCCAGTACTCAGGGTATGTGCGTCCAACCTCACGTTTAAATGCGCGAGTAGGGTTGAATGCCCAAAGCTCATGATGTTTAAAGCGATACTTACTGCCAAACGTTGTATAGAAGATCTTTGCCAGGTAGTTGTCGCTCTCCCAGTTGCGGTGCTGAATAACTTTCTGAAAGTCAGCACTCAACTTGAAGTCTACATTTTTAGACTTCTTGGGTGGGCACGTTCCTATAAAGATGTGGCCCAACTGGTTAGGAAGCTCCACCCCATCGCGTACATCTATAGCAGTTTGCCATACAATGCCGTTGAAGGTTTTGATTACCTCTTTAATCTCCTTATCGTTCAGCACATTGCAGCCTGGTACCTTTTCCCGTAGCTGCTCAATAAATGCCGCGTTTAACATTCCAGACGCACACTTCCTGTAACGAGGCGCATGCAGATCTGGCTTCTTTGCTGCTTTCATATTCCCTACACTAAGAATTTACAAAAAAATGAGTAGATATTGTAGAACTGAGCTGTATAAAATCACAAGGTGTATACAAACTCACTGATTAGTCCTTTGCTCTCATCATGCAGGTGCAGGATGGCAGAGCGCTTGTTTCCCACGTACTTGTTATGGTAGTGGTAATAGTCTGAGCTGGTCAGTGCAGGAATGATCCTGGTAACAAATCCGTGCTCTTCGTTCTCTGTGACAAACTCCTTGGTCTTGCGCCCGTGGTAGTGACCGGTGTACAGCATCCGGTGCTGGCACATCCCCCACTGCTCTGGGAACTCCACGGCAAACACCAGCGGGTTGTTCTTGGCAGACACATCCCCGTGCTCAAAGCAGAGCATGTTTTCTCCGTACTTCAACACTTTGCGTTCTGCGTACTCAATGTTAAACGTAACGGTTGGCCACTCTCTGTACACTTGTTTTACCGCGTGCAGCAGATGAAACGAACTCAGGCGATCATGGTTACCTGGTACAAATACGACTTCCACGTTTTGTGAAAAGTGTGACAGAGTTGTCACGGCTTGACAGATTGCGTCAAACGCTTTCAGGTATGTGTCGGTAGCGCTCTCGGAATTTTCTACAGGCGTACCCTTGGTTGTTGTTCCCCCAAAGGTATCCATATTCAGTGTATCTGGACCAATCACCAGCACTACTTTTTCCAGGAAGTAGTTTTTGTGTGCTTTGTCAATCAAATACTTCACCGCATCATTCATGATCTCACCCATGTCTTCATTACCTGTCTTACCAAAGTGCAGGTCCTGTAATGAAAAAACCCCGCAAACCTTTTCCTGTGCTGTGGCATTGAGGAAGTAGGATTCCGGGGCAGGCATAGCAGGGAGGTCATAGTTCTCCAGCAGTTCCAAAAAAGAATGCTGCAGCTGTTCTGCTTCTGGTTTTTTACTCACCAGGGCGGATACTTCCCAGCGGTCACTCTTCTCTTTGTTCCAGTACTGCGAGAGCTTCCATTTACTGGTGTCAATACCCAGTATGGCAATGATCTCTTCTGCAGTTCTGGGTTCCACCGATGCAATGCCGGTGATCTTGCTGGTACCAGCTTCCAGGTCTTCGTGTATGCTTACACGCTTACCCAGATCTTCTGGTGTCTCCGTTGTGTCCAACGCATATAGGATGTCTTCATCAGTTTTGTGGGAACCTTTTTTGCTCAGTTCTTTTTCCACCAGTGCAATGACGATGTCATCAATCTTGTCACCCACGCGGGCGACCACTTCCATGACTTTGTCTTTGATCTTGAGGTAATGAGCGGTAGGGATACCGAGTCTGGCAGCTTCAGCTTCCGCTGACTTCTTGCGCTTCAGACTGTGATAAACAGCTGAAATAATGGTCATAGGGCCTTTAAGGATATTGGACTATAGTTACAAATGTATATACAAAACTCTTTGGTTTACAACTATTTGTGCAAAAAGAAGCCCCCAGTCACCCAGGGGCTCTCTCCATTAGTCAGGAAAACCAACAAACCTGATTCATGTTTATGTCTTAGCGGGGCTTGTTAAACTGTGAGTTAAACACCGAAGCTCCTAGTAAGGCCAGGTTAGAAGGAACCTGGTATTCTGATTGGTCTCTGGAAGTAAAGTTAAAGTTGGTGATGTTCGGGCCGTAACCCTTTACGCTGACAATCTCTACGATGTTTTGGTTACCTGCTTCAGGATCCATAAACGTAATGTGCTTACCTGTATGTGGCCAAAGCGCGTTTACGCCACCTCCCGTTCCTGTAAAACCTGGTGAAATACTGTCAATAGTATACATGTTTTGATTGATCAATATACCATTGCCAGTGACGCCAATTGTTCTTGTGCCTGTTGACACAGAAGATGGAACGTCCCAACCTGTAAGAACCATACCTCCGTGGCGCGTATTGCCAGGGTTTATTAAACGGTTGTAGGCAAGTGTCATACCATTGGGCAGCGATATACGTTTTGACATTTTGTGGTTACCACTGGCACCTGTAGAACTAGAGTATCCCATATCAATAGCAGACATGGTGTTTGTCACAGGGTTGATTACCAGCAAATCCATCGATTGATTTCCTAAAGCCAGCGCTCTGGGTGCGATGTAAATCTTTAGTGTTGATTTATCATGACTTTCATCCCTTTGCTTTTCAAGGAACGCGTAATAACCACGCACCGTCTTTTGTCCATATCCTGATATAGCAGCAGTAGATAAACCAGGTGCGGACACCAGCTCAAGTGATGTACCCCATGCAGCCTGGTTGATATAAAAAATTCTACCTCTGCCGTAACCTGGTATCAGGTAAATACGACCGCTTGGATGAGTAACAGCATCTGTTATGATGGAAAAAAGAGTTTCATAGTCCTGACCAGAAGGCTCTGCATATGCCTTGGTTACGCTGTCTAAACTTGCTACGTCGGTGTAGAGATTGTTAGATGCATCTCTCCATTGCATAGAATCAACGGTAAGCGGGCTTACGATTGTTGCTGTAATTTGAGAAATGTAGTTACTATAATAACTGTCTTCCACAGTATCTGCACCAGCATTGACAGATGTGGTAATTCTAAAGGCCTTGCCGCCTTTTCCTGGCAACACATAAATCTTGTTGTCTGTACCTAATACTGCAGATGCAATGTATGTGTTGGAAATACTTGATACTCCAGATGGTCTTAGTAAATTGGTAACCTTCCAACGATCCGTTGCCGGATCAAGAATCACCCATTGATTGTTAGCAGAACCACACTGCACTGGTGGAAAATAGATCAACCCATTAGACGCTAGAATACCAGTGTTAAACCTAAACTTAGAATTGTCATTTGTATTAGTACTTACAAAGCTGGGTGCGCCCCATTCAGGTCTTGCAAAACCATTAGGTAAGGGCGCCAGTTCTGTGTTTGCTGTAATAAAGGTAATGGTTGAAGGCTGCCAGTTTGTTGTAGCGGTGTTTGACGTATTAGGCGTAATCTTCATGATGACAAACGCCTGATGTGTTCCGCTAAGATTAATGGCTGTTACACCTAAGATTGAATACATGTTACCATTAGGCGCAAGCGTAGGCTTAGTGAAAGAACCTATGAAGTTTTCACTGCCATGAAAATCGGTAGTAACGGAGGCATGGGGATATGTACTATACCCCCATGTCGCAGCCTGGTGTGTTCCTAATGAGATCATATGTTATTATACTACTACGTTTGTAAGGTCACCAAACATGTACCAGAGTGAATCGCTTCTCTTTACCAGGGTAGCCGCGCTATAACGTGTTCTGAGGTATTGCATATTGTTTGCGCTTTCTATGGTAACACCAGTCGCTCCAACAATGCGAACCTGACCCGTTCCTTTTTGCATGATGGTCACTTGATGACCTGGAGGAAAATTGGTCAAAGACAAGGGAACAGTGACAATTACCGCACTGGCAGATTCTGTTAAGATGACAATACCCGCATCCGTTGTGTTGGATGTTGTTGCAGTACCTCCAGCTGTTGCAGA